TTGTGGAAAACTTGTGGAAAAGTGGAAAACTCAAAATAAAATTGTGGAAAACTTGTGGAAAACTTGTGGAAAATGGTTCGTGAAGATTTTCCTTGACAACATTGTGGCGTTAATGTATAATCGCGCAGTTCCACTGTACCATCTGCACATTTTCCACAATTTTACTAGTCTACACTAGTCTTAGACCTTTTTAGTGCTGACATATAAATTCTAGTACAATGGCGTATAAACTTAGGAACAGTCATATCCATACTCTCTGCTACGTCTTTATATAAGTTAAATTCCTTCTCCGTTAAATACACCATAACTTTCTTGGTCTTGGTATCCGCCACGATTTCCTTCCTGACTATTTCTAATAGCTTCTCTCCACATACTATTTAATTGGACATTCTCTGTTTGAAGATTCTTAATAGTATAATTAGCTTCTCTAAGTTTTGCTTTTAGATTCTTTACATCAATAGTTAAATAATCTCTATCATCCTTAACAGTAAGAATATCATAAGTAGTATAAACCATCAACACTATTAAACCAATGGTACAAACTATAAACAGTGGAAGATTGATACCAAATCCCCACAACCAAGCAAACAATTCCAACACAAACAACATGCTAAGGAAACAACACCCTAGCAGTCTTAACACATTAGCCACTTGCCAAAATCACCTCCGTATTGTTATAATATAACTAAAGCTCACTTTTTAGCATGACCTTTGCATATCTTTATATAAAGTATTATATAACAATAAATTTTTCTTGTCAAGAACTTTTTAAAAAATTTTTATCAATCTCTTTAATATAATCTAACACGTTATAAGTTACATAACTACCATCTTCCCTGTGCTCTCTAACTTCTTTAAAACTTATCCATTTTAATTGTCTTTGAAAATATTGAAGTATGCGGGAAATGTTATCTGTTTTTGTCCGTTTGTCATATCCTAACCATAACAACATTTGCTTCATTGTAAATCTACATTGAGTATTTTTTATCTTAGCACCCTTGCTTATCCTAAATAAATACATCAATAATAATAGAGGAACTGCATCATATTTATGTTCCAAACCATAATCTACCATTTGCCGCAAAACATCAATATGAACATAGAGATAATTATTTCCCTCAATAAAATTCTCTGTAGGAAAAATATACCTCTTGTGTTCTTTATCTATAACAATCAAACCATTCTTAACCAATATATTCATCATAACAGGAATATTATTTACGCCATACCCAAACGTTTTAGATAGTTCTCTGTTCGTATAAGATTTACCATTAGGAAATGGTAAATATTCGACTTTTTTATAACAAGTAGATTTACTTCTAAACCAAAAATAAAGCATAGCAACTTTCATCTTGGTTCTAATGTTGGTTACTTTGACTTCTCCAGTCTTTTCTTCTGTTGTCGTTGAAAACAGTTCCAAATCTAAAGGTAAAAGTCGAGTAACAATTTTAGTATCGGTCAAATATTCACCTCCTAACAAGTAATTGTCATACAATATAATATATAATAAACATTAGATAGTTCCGCTTCGCGGGACTATCGCTAACAGTGTTCGGGAAGGCGTAGCGTTGCGAAGCCGAACTAACTCTGTTACAATATATAAAACAATATAATATGAAAGGGTTAAAAAGTGAGTTTTATTGCGCTGAAAAGTGAGTTTTTGTTATTGTAATATACATTAGCGCGCTGAAAAGTGAGTTTAAATTTCATCAACGATATACAGACCGCCTTCTTTATTTTGATGGTAATAGAATAAATGTTCCTCTTCGAGAATCTTTAAAAGATATAAACAAGAATCTCTATTCTTTTTAGTTAAAGGAACACAGGCTTTTCCTAGCAGACGAGTAACAGAAAATTCATAATTAGTATTCTTTTTCTGTGTAAAATAGTTATGATATTTAATAATAGTAACATAGCATCTAAACATATACTCTACTTGTTTGTAGTTAAAAGTATCTAAATCTTCAAAAAAGAATTTATAAAAATTCAAAAACTGTTCTTGACTAATAACAGAAAATTGATTTCCTAGCTCTGTGTCAAAATCAAAACAATACTTGCCAGGATCATCTTCTACAGGAATCAGAAAACCATAATCTAAAGCACATTGCAGAATATCGTCAAACTTTCCCTCAGATACAAAATTAGTAAAACCAGGACTAATTTCTAAAATGTTTGAAATAGAAAACCCATAAGATTCTTCTGTTTCAAACTTGTCAGTCATATACTGAAACAAAGCTGTAAAAAACACAGAATAATTTGGATTTTGTTTAATAAAATCTTTACTTATAATACAAGAATAACTACCTACAAAATCACTTGCCATTACCATTGTTAAATCTCCTAATCTTCTCTTCGATAGCATCCCGCACAAACTGGCTAAAGTTCATATACCGCATATCAATAGCGGCATTCTTCCAATCATCAAGTTGTTCTCTTGTAACTCTAATTCTAAGCCAAGCCTTTTTCTCTTCCATACTCACCATCCTAATGTATCCACATATACTTAAAAACTACTACATTGTAATTATAACAAATTGTCCAGAAAATGTCAAAAATTTTTTTTAAAGTGTTTGGAGATAGTTCGCAAGCTCACTATCTCCTAGCGTGACTTTGCTCCGCAAAGCCCCGCATCCAAAAGAAGACAAAAAAAAATAGGTGCGGCAAATCGGAGATGTGGATTCGCAGGCTCATCCTACGAAGTTTGAATCCGCATCTTCCAATTCCCGCACCTACAAACAACACAATATATTATACCCAACCACTAGCCAAATAAACACAATGGCCGCATACACAAACTTATCAACGAACTCTAACCAACTTTTTTCTGTCTCTTGGATAGCATTTTCCCGCAAATATCTAACCACAAATACCAACAAAATAGTTGCAATAACCGCACAACCAAAACAATATACCGTTAATATAATACTAACTGCGGCCACTGGTTGTAAACCACCAAATCATTACCATGATAAAGAAACAACCTGCGGCAAATTCAATAGACCAATTAAATCCAAAAAACATACACGCAAGATAAGTACACCCCGCGCAAACACCAAAACCAATCGCAAGATTAACTACAATAACAAGGATACATAAAAGAACAACTATAACCGCGTCTAGAGCATCTTCCGCTTCTTTATTGATTTTAAAACTAATCACTTGCGGTCATCCTCCCCAGCCTTAGCAAGATTATCAAAGATATTTACAAATCTACCAAGAATCTTTGTCATCTTATCAATAGCAGTCTGCTGGTCTTTTACAATGGTAGCCAGTTGAATTAGTTCATATTCCAACTCTTGGATTTTAGCCTCACCATACTCGTTCCACGGAGATTTTGTTTCCATTTTTTCCTTCCTCTACCTTCTTAATCAATTCGTCCAACTCTTTTTCGATACTATCAAGATAATCTTCCATCAAATCTACGATTTCATAGTCGTGAACATACTTATAGACCAACCTCCGCAAATCATCAATAGCAATTTTACTATTAATCATCATCATCATCCTTCCCAAAGCAGCAAATAAAATTAAAAATACCACCAATCACACTAATTGCGCACATGCCCATTAGTCCAGCCAAACCAACACCTGTGTCACCTCCGCCGACAATATAAATCATCCAGCCCCACATGACCACAAATGCAGTCCATAGTAGTGCTGAGAAAAACCAATCAATATCAATCTTCACTACTCGTCTACACCTTCCACATATCCATCATCGCCAAGTCTATACCCCATCATTTCATTATATTCATCCGCCATATATCGCGGCAAATCAATATCACCTTCCACATACAGACGAAGAAGCTCTTCATATGCAAAACCCTTGAGCCAACCAATAGCATCAGCCCAAGCAACATTAAAAGCAAGATTGAACTCTTCCTCACCCTTAATCATTGGATTGCGGCCTTTGCCCAGTTCACCAGACATGTAAATCCAATCCTGTTGAGTATCAAACATTGTCCAAGCAAGTCTGTGCATAACTTTTTCAAACCAATCATTGGCAAGAGTATCATCTTCAAAAAATTTCTTCAGCTGAGTCATATCCTCTCCTTTCTCTGTACTTATATTATACTATATGCGGCCAGATTTGTCAAGTCTACGCTTAGAACATAGAACAATAAAGCATATACCAAATCACCAAGACTAAGCATGTCCCGCAACCACTGGTAATGCTTCAATCCGTCTCTTGGATGGAGATTTGCGGGTTGCGGCCATTGATGGTGTAACATATGATAATGTTTTTCTAGTAACATCAACAGCTATTCTAGATGTTTGCGGTAAAAAGTGTCTTTGTATCGGTGGTGCAGAGTCTACTGATGCATATAATCTATACTATCCACGCGAAAAAACAAAGATCAAGGTCGCAAGATCTAAAAGAGAGTGGCATAGAGTTATAGGAAAATCCTGGTGGCCTAACGAAGGCATTAATGTTGCATATGCGAATGCGGTATTGGCTAGAAACTATCCTACTCCTTGGCTTTCTCAAAAGTTTGACTACATCTTCACCCATCAATCACCTTCTGGGTATTTAACTAGTGGATACAATTACCGCAAAGACAGGTGGAAAGAAACAGACGAAATCAAATTCTTGGAAAACATTAGATTGTCAAAGAATTTTAAGCATTGGTATCATGGGCATCAGCATCAATTTTGCACTTGGACTAAGGAAGACGAACCACCAGTAACCTGTCTATATTATGATTTTATTGATGCGGAAACAGGGGAATGGCTAGAATGAGGATTGTCATTGACAGTCCTCTTTTTCTATGATATACTATATGTATCGTAGAAAGGAAAAGGATATGATTACTTGCGGATGTTGCGGACATAAGGGAGAGATTGACAAGGATTTCTTCTTTGAAATTGTAGATGACGGTCCTTGGGCCACACTTAAATGCACTAAATGCGGAGCGGAACTGGTATTTGATCCATTCTGTTACATTGATGTTGACAGTCTGATTGCTAATGAAACCTATTGGGATGAGGGATAATATGTTGCACACCCTAATTGTCATGTGCGGGCCGAGCGGTGTCGGAAAAAGTTTTTTGGCTAAGCATATCGCAGACACCCACGATGACTGTGTAATTGTATCCCGCGATGCCATCCGCTTTGCTATGCTTGGTAAGGGCGAGGACTATTTCGCACACGAAGATGAAGTGATTAAGCACTTCTATCAGAACATTTCTGACGCTCTGCGAGTCCATAAGTATGTTATTGCGGATGCAACGCACCTGTCTGTTAAGGCCCGTCGCCGTCTGTTCTCTAACATTTCCATCCCTTCTGGAACTCGCATTGTTGGAGTGTGGATTGAGACTTCGGTTGATACTGCTTTGCGCCAAAACGCTGCACGCACTGGCCTAGCACGTGTCCCTGAAGATGTGATTCGCCGCATGTTCAAGACCAAGGTGTCTCCCCGCAAGGAGGAACCCTTTGACGAAGTTATCTTCATCTCCCGTGATTCCAATGTTGCTATTGGGTCTGCATCGCCTACCATTGAAGAAGTATACGAAAAGTTGGCGGCGATTTAAATGGGGAATTTTCTAACTGCGGCAGAAGCAAAGGAAAAAGCAGATAATAGCGAACATGCCTATAAAATTCTAAGGGCTGCAATCTATAGCAATATAGAGCGCACGGCGAATCAGGGATATTATCAAGTTAAAGCTGATAAATCTGCGACACATTTTCTAACTAGTAGACTATGTGAAGAGTTAAAAGATAAGGGGTATTCTGTTAGCTATTCCCGCACGACTGGTCTAGCTGATACATACACATTTTCTATCTCTTGGGAATATGTGTAGGACAATTTAAGATACCATTTTATAAGGACTAGTACACCTAGTCCTTTTCTATATAAACCATATCTTAGATTGTACGAGAAGTATTGTAGAATTGATATTTAGTAAACTTTTCCTAGACAAAATTACTATACTCTGTTATAATATAGGTATAGAGAAAGGAAAAGATATGTTTGATGTTTACAAATACTATGATAACAAGGCTTTCGACTTGCCGCAGAAAGACCAGGACACTATCCTCGCCTACTTTGAGCGTCTCCAGGCCGCAGCCAAGATGTGTTGGAAAGACCATTATGCAGCCAAGCAGGAAGGTGACGGTCTAAAAGCTAAATCTAAACTTAATCGTTTTAAGCAGAAGATTAACGCTCTGCAAGGTGCGAAGTATCTGCTTGAAGAGTTTGGTATTTACATTGAGTTTGATTGGCCTGGTCATCGCGGAGAATGGTTCTTCCCCACAAACGAAGACAATGAATATTACTTCGATTATCTGCAAGATATGCGGGAGGATGGGTAATGTTTGTTAAGAATAGAGCTTTTGAATTGACTGAAAAGCAGAGGAATGCTATCATCTATTCTTTAGAAACCTATGACCGCCTTCAAACGCATTGGTTAGAGCGAGGTTATAAAGAAACAGAGGATTTTTATCGCCAAAAATGTGTGGACGAAGCATATGCTAATTCTCAACAGCGATTTGGCGCTCAATTAACCTTGCTCGATATGGGTGTGATAGTTGAGAAAGATAAAGATGGAAAATGGTTCTTCCCGCGAGAACTAGGAATAGAACATAGTGCTTTGCACGAAGAAATTTTCCAAGAGACAAAATAATCTTGATCTTTTTTAACTTTCTATGTATAGAGAGAAAGGAGAACAATGGATAATACTTTTGTTGATTGCTTTACAATGACACCTGAATATTTGCGGCAACAGATAGAGCAGGCTCACCGCGAAGCTGTAAATGAGGCTATGCGAATAATCCAAGAAGAGTGTCTAAAGGCCGCACAAGAACAAAAATGGGGCATTTATATCAACATGTATAGATTTGATATTGACCCAGAAGATATTATACATATCTTAGAACTCTTGGAAGTTCTTGGTTTTACTATTGACAAACCAGATGAAATGTCATTATCTGTCACTAATCCTAGTTATAACGTATATATTACTTGGGACGATGAATATGTTAAAGATCAATTATACGGCTGATGATGCCCGACATGACGCAATTGAATATAACAATTCCCTAGATAAAGCATTATGCACAGCAGAAAGAATTATTAGAAATGCGGCAAGTAAAGGTTGTAGCGGATGCTCTTTAGCAGAAATCCCGCAGAAGCATTGGTCTAGCGTAGCAGCCAGTCTCCAAAAGGCTGGATATAAAACAGAACGTCCTGGCGGAGCAAGTTTTAGAGTGTTTTGGTAAACTTCTTCTTGACCAATCAACCTAATCTATGCTATAATATAAGCATAGAAAGAGAGAAAGGAAAACCATGAACTACGATGATTACAGGCGTGAAGTTTACGAAGATACCATCCAGTATATCAAGGACTGTGAGTATTTGAACAACTTTGCAGACCCCGATCCTGACTATCGTTGGGGAGAGCGTGAGTTCTATGATATGATGGATGAAGCGGAACTGTCTGTCACTGGCAATGATAATGGTTCTTACTATTGCAATTCTTACAAGGCTCAGGAAGCTCTGAAAGATGCGGTTTTTGATACAGACATTCTTTCTGAGCTGTTTGCTCACTGCTTTGAGGATTCCTTCTGGCGTTATATGCGGGAAGGTGATTATGAGGCCGCGGATGTGATTGTTCGTTGTGTTATCTTCTTGGAAGTCCAGAGTGACGTGCAGGCTTGGATTGAAGAGCAGATTGGTAAGGAGCTGGACTAATGAATTGGAATGATTATATCGACAAGTCCTACGAATGGATGCTGGCTTACGCCAATGATGAAGGTTGTGTGCAAGCATATGGAATGCCACTAGATGAACTGCGCGCAAGAATTGAAGATATTGCGGAGACTGCTGTTATCCAGAAGGATGTATACAAAGCTGACAAGGATGTGCGGGAAATCATCTTTGACGATTTGGCGCGAGAGGATATGTACGATTCCTATTGGCTAGGTCGTTTCTTGGATGCTGTGCGAGACTGTCTTCCAGTATCCGCAGACAGAATTGCCCAAAGATGCGCAAACGAAATCAATATTGATTGTGTTTATCAATATTGTCTAGAGTCTCTAGAAGAGTAGATAACAGGTGGTTGAGGATATTCCTTGACCACCTTTCCTTTTTCTGATATAATAATATATACAGAAAGGGAAAGGAAAACACTTTATGGCAATGACTGTTAAGAACTTCCGTCCGCAGACCTTTGATGACTATATCGGTCAAGAGAAGGCAAAGAAAATGCTGAAGATTTATATTAAAAGTGCGGAGATGCGGGGTGAGACGCTCGATCATGTCCTCCTGTCTGCGGAGTCTGGTTTTGGCAAGAGCACTTTTGCGCAGATCATTGCTAATGAGGCAGGTAAGAACCTGAAGGTGTATTCTTGTCCTGCTATTAAAACTGTTGATGATGTTAAGGATATTCTTCTTAGCATTGAAGATGGAGATATGATTCTGTTTGACGAGGTGCAGAGTCTCAAGAAAAAGATTCAGGAGATTACCTTCCTTGCGATGGAGCAATTTGTTGTGGATTCTGAGATTGATGGTGTCCCGCAACGAATCAATATCCCGCATTTTACTTTAATTGCTTGTACTACAGAGCTTGGCGGTCTAGAAATTCCTATGCGGAATCGTTTCCAGATTCAGATTCAACTTCATAGTTACAATGATGATGACATGACTATTATTGTAAAGAATTGTTATAAGGCAATGAATGTCGATATTGATGATAATTGTGCATCCATCATTGCCCGCACGTGCCGAGGCGTTCCGCGACTTGCTAATAGTTATGTGCGGCGAATTTATGATGTGGCGCTCGTCACCAATGACGGAAAAATTACTGAAGATGTTATTACTGATGCTTTTGAGTTGATGGATATCAATAAGTATGGACTTAGCAAGATGGATATGGATTATCTGACTTATCTTGCGCGAGTTCATAAAGCAGTTGGTATTGATACTATTGCGACTGCACTTGGTACTGATAGGCTTTCTCTTGAGTCTACAGTCGAGAGCTACCTTATCAAGATGGGTATGATTGTTAAGGGCGCACGCGGTCGTTCTATTACCGATTATGGAATGAAGATTGTTAAGGAGTTTTAATAATGGTTTATAGCAATGAAATTTCTCTAGCTGGTTTTCTTTCTTCTCTTGGATGGACACGTCCAGAAGAACATGTAGAGCTAATCCTTGTTCGTCGTGATGAAGATGGCGAGAATGGCTATATTGATCTTCCCTGTAACGTATACAACGTGGCTAAGTATGCGTATCATAAGATTGATAATATTATGATTGAAGACCACGACACTTTCTCTGTGATGATTTATGAAGATTGTTAATCCAGAAGAAGTGCGGAAAATGGACATTGTAGCCCGCAGGTTCATTGCTGAATCTGTGGGCATGTTTAATTATAATAACTTAAATGAATACGACATGTCCATTGTTCCCAAAACTAAGAAGTCATTTACTATGCACATCCTTGACTCTTCTGGAACAATTGTGTCTGTGGAAGAATTTAGTGCGGCCAGTCTTAAAAGTGCTACAGGTACATTTAAGGTAGCGCGTCTAATCAATTGGATTCATTTAATAAACATGTAGTTGACTATTTTCTTTTCTTCTGGTATAATATCGGTATAAAGAGAAAGGAAAAGATTATGTATAAGTCTTATCAACATGTTTGCCGCATAAACTCTGAGGATTGTGCGGGGCTTCAGGCACAGGACAATTGTCACATCTTCCCGAAAGTGGATGGTTCTAACTTTGTCGCATGGAAAGATGATGACGGATACCATTGCGGTTCCCGCAAGCGCGAGATTTCTGTGATTGAGGATAATGCGTTTGCTGCGGGGTGGTTCTTCAATTCTGATGACCCAGAGGTTATTGGTATGAAGCAGTTCCTTGATGACTATCCTACTTATCGTATCTTTGCAGAGTGGTTGGGGTATGCTAAGTTCATTGGTCAAATCAAGGATTATAATCAGGATGCTAAAGCGCACGTTTATATCTTTGATGTATTCGATGATGCTACTCAGAACTATTTGGCCTATGATGTATATGCTCCACTTCTGGAGAAATATGGTCTTGGCGAGTGGATGCTGAAGCCTATTGCGATTGTTGATAAACCTAGCGATGAAACTCTGCTTAGCTTCGCAGAGAATAATAAGTTCCTGCTTGATAATGCTAACCATGCGGGCGAAGGTGTAGTTGTTAAGTGCTATGAGTGGCGTAATAAATATGGCCGCCAGCAGTTTGGTAAACTTGTACTTGATGAATTTGTACAGAACAAAGCCCGCAAAGAGTCTGTAGTTGTTCCTGGTCAGGCTGAGCAGGAGATTGTAGATACTTTTATGACAGATGCTGAGCTTTCTAAGACTGTGGCAAAAGTTTGCGTCGCTTGCGGCGTAGACGTTTTTGATAACAAATCCGCAAAGATGAATGGTATGGTTATTTCTCTCTCTTGGAAAGACCTGCTAGAGGAGAATATTACCACTATCTGCAAGCGTTGGAAGAATCCGGTGATTGACTTTGCAAAGTTAAAAGGGATTGCTCAGGCGAAAGTGAGGAAGTATATTGGACTCTGAAAAAATTTGTCCGCTAAGGATGAATGCAAGGTCACATGACTATCCAACAACGGAAGAAGTTTTGATTAGTCTATGTAAGTGCTTAAAAGACAAATGTGCTTGGTATGATAAAGAGACATATGACAAGCCAATGTGTGCAATATTGGCTATGAACTAACAAATGGGCTGTCAGGATATTCCTTGACAGCCTTTCTTTTTTCTTGTATAATAATAGTATCGAGAGAAAGGAAAACATATGGAACTGTATACTTGCGTTCATCAGCCGCTCGCCGACGTTATCATGGAGAATGCTCCTGAGTACAAGCAGTTTGACGTTTATGGATATTCTAAGCTTCTGCCTGGATACGTTTGGATGGGTAAGGTGTTCCAAATTTTTGATAATTATCCGCTAGCAATTGTTGATATGGTTGACGAAGAGGGTGGGGCTATCTACCTTCTTGACTTTATTGACGAGCCTGAAGAGGCGGGAATGTGATATGTTTGCGGCCAATGATAAGTTTGCTGTTGGCGATGGTCGTAGTATGCGATACATTAGCATCGTGGAACAGACAGCTCCAGAGATTAAGAATAGTAACGATATTTGGTACAAGTGTATTGATTGCGATACTAACCAAGAGTTAGTTTTGCCGCAATGTTATATCCAACAGTATGGAGTTAAGTATGATGAATGTAATTGATTTGCTTAATAAAAATGCTTTGCTTGAAAAGAGCACTCAGGATTTTATTGAGTGTTATAAAACCCAGCTTAGGATGGCAGGCATTCCCGCAGACAGTGATGCAGAGAAACTAATCATTGCTTGTTTGGGGAGTGCGGCCAAAGCTTGGATACAGAAAGTAAAGTATAATAAAGCATTGTATGGAAAGAAGGACTAATGCCATTCGCTATTTATGCAAAAAGAACTTTGCCCACTTTTAATTATAAAACCAACCAGACAATTGAGCCAGATAAATCATTTGCTCCGCTAAATGAATTTGGTGTGCGGACTACTAAAGCAAAGCTAACTAATGTGTTTGCGGAAAAGAGCGATGCCCAAGAGTGGATTGATAAACATAACTTTAAAAATGGCGTGAAGCTGGAGATTAGGAAAGTCTAATGGCTAAGTATATTGGCGAGGATATGTTCTATGGCGACCCCATTACAGGACAATCTATTACACTACAGAATGGTACAGATTATAATGTGCAGTTCCAGTATGACGGTTTGCAAACAATTGTCAATGGGCAAGCAATTTACCATCCAGAAGCAACAATGTGGGCAGTCATTGATGAAGGTAGAGTAAACATTCCTTTTGCACCAGACCTTATCAAAAATTTCTTTGAAATGGAGTAGAATATGCCAATCCAAGGTAGATATATTGGCCGCACAGAGCCTAACTATATGGGTATGAAGATTCTGCATAATGCAGTATATCCTATTGATATTCTTCCACGCAGACGCGGATATAATTGGGTTGTTATTGTTTATGATGTTTCTCTGTTTGGCTTTATTTTAAAGTTACTGACGGGCAAATATAAAGAAAAAGCTTGGATACCCTATGACGAATATCCAAGCAAATACTGGGTTATTAACGCAAATATCAACTATGATTTAATTGGTGCGGCAAATCCTCAGCCTAGAATGGCACGTCCACTTTTACCTAGCTTCTGTCCAAGAGGTTGAGAGTAAATATAATAAAGGAATTCCAATACCTCGTTATATGTGCGGGCAATGGATTCTTTGTTTTTATCTAAGTGAAGAAACGGGAGGACTTCATTTATATAATGGTCGTATCTTGCATAATCATCTTCTGACACTTTGCGGGTACAGCCACGTAGATTATCTTCTGCAACGTATGTCCCGCACGGGCATATACTACATTGTGCATTATCGCAATCATAACAGTGCAGAGTTATAAAATAATAATCATCCATTTAATCCTCCTCTCTTGGATAATTATAACACTATATCAATTTAGCAGTCAAGATTTTTCTTGACTATTTTCTTTTTATGTAATATAATAGTTATATAAAAGGAAAGGGAGTATATGGAACGTACCTATCTAAATGATTTATTTGACTTTCTAAAAGACCGACTAGACATGTTGACTTCTGATGAAGTTGACCGGCTTCATTGGCGTTATGAAGATGATTATGACGAGTGTGAAATTGAAGGTTGGCACGAAGATATAGTTGATAAACTTGGATGTACTAAGTATGCTCTCGGTTGTTCTAAGATTGTATTATTCTTCGATGAATATCCTGATGTTGTAATCAAAATTCCTTTCGATGGAGTTAGAAATGTAGACTATGAAAAGGATTTTGAAGTAACCAATGAAAGAACCTTCATTCACAATTATTGCGCGGATGAACTTGACATTTGGTATGAAGCTGTAGAAGCAAACATAGAAAAGGTGTTTGCAGAAGAAGCTTTCGTTGGTATGTATCATGACGTATATCTATATGCGGCAGAACGTTGCAACATGGATTATAGATATACTGAGGTGAGCGCGCCTTCTGAAGATTCTAAGGAAAAAGCTAAGAAGATAACAGAAGGTGTTTATTCAGAAGTCAATCAGTTTCTTCCTACCATCATTGAGCAGTACGGCGAAGAGTTTGCGGAAAAGGTTTTTAAGTTTATCGAAGAGTTTGATATTAACGATTTACATGATGGTAATGTAGGGTTTAAGTGTGGACTGTTTAAGTTCGTTGATTATTCATCCTATGATGATTAGGAGAAAGGAAACAACAATGGGTGCTGCGTTCAAAGAATTTACTTTTGATATGATTCCCTGGGTTGCGGACGAGTATGCTATCATCGAGGAGGAGAAGAAGGTTATGCTTGACCGAGACTACTTCATTGTCGCCCGCACGATTAATGGGGCACGATTTTATAGCGAGACTCTTGGATGGGATAAAGCTATTGAAGAGTTCCGCAAGTATAAAGATATGGTACGTTATTTTTCTGGAGGATATGTGCAACTGTATGAGCGTACTTTTGATGATTATGAAATTGTCAAGGATGAAGTAGTTTTTTAAGATTTTTTCTTGACAATTAAAAAATTTTAGTATATAATAATATTGTTCATGGGAATCACCTCCCTTCTCAAAGACACTTGCGTGACAGCTAAACAGTTACTTCGGTCTGAAAAACCCGTGATTTGTTGGTTCGAATCCAACCCATTGCCAAGGGGCAACGGTAGCTCAACGGTAGAGCACGTAATTTTATTACACTGTTTATACTATTTCCGCAAGTGTCTAATATTAATGTATTCCGTGTGATGGAAATACCCTTCCTTCATAATCCACTTTATTATATTATAGCATTGGAGATGCTATCAGGGTATTTATTATTTCCACGTTAGGAGATTAAATGGCAAAGTTTAATAAAACAGTTAAAACTGAAAAGGTTGCTTCTTACGAAGGTGGCGAAGTCTTTGAAAAGAATCCAGTAGAGGACTGGGCTAACTTTCTATTTAGTTCTTACCTAGAGAATCAGTTCTACGAATCTGCGGACGAACAGATGAATCGTTATACCGAGCTTACCCAGAAGGTAGGAGAGAAGCTTGGGTGGGAATTTGTGGCTAAGGCTTCATTCTTCTCCCGCAATGTTCTTGGTATGCGTTCTGTCTCTGAGTTGACTGCGGCGATTCTAAATCATTATCAGTTTGATAACAAGCGAGCCTATTTCCGCAACTTTATGAAGCGTCCTGATGACGTAAGCGAAGTGTTTGCGGCTATTGATATGCTTGGCGATAAGCGTTCACATGCTCTAGTTCGTGGTGCTGGGGATTATTTGTCCTCGCTAAAGGATTATCAGCTTGGTAAATATAAGCTAAAGGGTAAGGAATACAATATGTATGACCTTATCAATATCACCCATGCTCATTCCGCAACCATTGATAAGTATAAGGCTGGAACGCTTGAAACTCCTGATACTTGGGAGACTGCTATCTCTGGTTCCAAGAGTGATGAAGAAAAGTCCCAAAACTGGCAGCGTCTAGTTGAAGAGAATAAGCTTGGTTATCTTGCTCTAATTCGCAATTTCCGCAATATTGTAAACAGCTCTCCAGACGCAGACTGGATTGAGAAATACCTTGTTCCGCAGATTGAAAATGAAACGGCTATCAAGAAGTCTCTAGTCTTCCCTTACCAGATTTACTGCTCTTGGAAGAACTATGGTATTCGCAACATTTCTATTGATGCGGCTCTTGACCGTGCATTTAGAATTGCGTGCGGGAATATGCCAAAGATGGATGGCCGCACCGTAATCGTTCTTGACGTATCTGGCTCTATGGAAGATAAGCTTTCTTCTAATGGTTCTCTAACTTTAAAGGAAGTTGGAGCTGTATACGCAGCTGCGATGTTTGTAAACTGCAATGCTGACTTTATTAAGTTTGGCAATGATGCTAAGAAGCTTAAGCTTAATAAACTAGACAGCATTTTTAATCTAGTTGAAAAGATGTATGCTAATGATAATTGCGGCTATGGGACAGATATTGTTCCTGCATTCCGTCTAATGAATGAAAAGTATGATCGCATCTTCCTAGTTAGCGATATGCAGATTATGAGCAAGAATGGCTCTGGATGGTACTGGGGATACCAGAATAATGGAATTGAAACTTATAATGAATATTGTAAGACTTATAAGTGTCATCCACATATGTACTCCTTTGACCTAGCAAATTATTCTACACAGGTTGAAAATCCAAACAATCCTCGCATTCACCTGCTAACGGCTCTTAACGATACTCTGTTTAAGATGCTTCCTTATATTGAAAACGGCAATTCGCTAGTTGACTATATCAATAACAACTTCAGTTATTGTTAGTAATACCCCTTTCTCTAAGCCCTCGTTCAGAGGGCTTTTTCTTTACAAATATATTTTTATATGTTATAATATATCCAAGAGAGAAAGGAAAGTTATGAATCAGTATCTCGAAGAGTTGAAGAACAATGAATACGTGCGGGAAAAGGATTTGGGTAATGCAATCCACTCCTTTAATTACTCTAATAAAGCTTTCTTCGAGGGGCGTTGGAATGACGTAACTACTCGTGCGCGCGGACTTTTTGTAGATGTTAATGTTGATAAGGTTATTGCTCGTTCGTTTGATAAGTTCTTCGCAGTGGATGAACGTCCTGAAACCTCGATGGACGCTTTGAAGGATACTTTGAAGTTCCCCGTGGCGGCTTATCGCAAGGAGAATGGCTTCTTGGGTATCTGTTCTTATCGTTCGGGCGAGTGCAACAATCTGTTCCTGGCTTCTAAGTCTACTAATCAAGGCGAGTATGCGGACTATTTCCGTTCTATCTTTAATGGTGCTATGCCTTGGTATATGCAGACTCAGTTCGCAGATATGCTTCGTTCTATGAATTGTTCGGCTGTGTTTGAGGTTATTGACCCTATCCATGACCCGCACATTGTAGAGTATGATAAGTCTAAGATTGTTTTGCTTGCTCTAATCAAGAATGACTTTAACTATACTTCTCTATCCTATTGGATGGTGAAGGAGGTTGCCCGCATCTACAAGCTTGAATGCAAGGAGTTGGTAGCCACTATCAATAACTGGGATGCCTTTGTAGAGTTCTATGAAAAGGCTAAGGGCGAGTCTAAAGTAGAGGGGTACGTTTTTGAAGATAACAATGGCTTTATGTTGAAGTTAAAGACCGATTGGTATAAGTATTGGAAGCGGATTCGTTCTGTTATCCAGGCTATCAATAAGGGCAAGGCTCCTTTTGAGATTCGCCAGAAGTATCGTATCACCTCTGAGGATAATGCTTTGATGGATTTTCTTTATGATTATGTCCTTGAAGCCCAAGAGTGTGGATTTGAAGATGAACTAAAGGATATTCCCAATGTGCGGCGATTGTTTATTGAGACTATTCTTCCTAAAGTTGAACAGAAGATTCTTCTGGACTATTAAAATTTTCTATGATATAATATATATGTAACGAAAGGGAGAAAGGAAAAGATATGCGGGAAGTCGAAAAGGACGAAGCTAATTATGTTTTGATAGTTTCTAATCCCTACACGAAGAAGATTCTGTATAAGATTTATTTTGATCTTGAGGGAAACGAAGGTGTGGGAAATATGCTTCGCTATGTAACGGAGCAATATCCTGATATGATTGACATGAATTCCCGTGTAGATTTTGCACGAGTTATTGCTGGTGATTCTCTTTGGAGGGAGCTGTGATGTTTGATTTTTCTTTTGAGCCCTGGGTAGTGGGAGATACTTCCACGCTTGGATTCATGGAGGAACTTCAGCAAGAACAAGTGCGCGATGCGATGGATTACATCTATGACCACTATGGTAATACCCTTACCAAAGCACAGATGGATGCTGTTCTAACACAGTTCGATATTGATTATATGGAGCTTCCTGAATGGTTGCGGCATAAGCTAGACACTTTTGAGATTGTTGGGTAAAAATGGGTAATCTATCATTTCTAACTTTCATATATTAGTAATAGATAAGGCTAGGTGCGGTCGAACAATATCCCGCACTTAGCCTTTTACTGCTTTAAGGAGTAAGTGTGGAGCTTTTTGATTATCTAGATGATGAAGATAAAATTACAATCAAAGAGTTTATTCAAGCATACGCAAATATTGAAGAAGTAGATATATATAAAGCATTAAAGTATTGGAATAAGAATAAACGCAAGATGTTCAAAGCCTTGGGCTGCAATCTTCGTGTTAAAATTCCAATGGATATTCCTTGCGATGATAAAATATTCATCAATAGTCTACAAGATATTTATACTCCACCTTTTGGACACCAAATAGAAGGAAAAGTTAATCATCCTTTTATTCCAGACTTTGAAAATTTTGTTAATAATAAAGTGCTACAAAAAATTCCAAATATGTGGAAAGATAAGTTCACGCAGATGTTTAGATATGATAACTTTAAATCTGGTGTTCTACATAGAGATTATTCTTTTGTCCGCGAACAAAAACGTCTAAAAATTCCAGAAGGTACAAAGATTATGAAAGCCATCAGGAAGATGCTTGTGTTTGCGGGCTACCCTAATATGGATTTATTTGAATCTTTCCGCAATGAAATTAGTAATCTAACTACTTCTAAGCATATTAAAACAAATCTAGTATTTAGTATTCATCCAATTGATTTTCTTACTATGAGCGATAATTCTTTGGGATGGCATTCCTGTATGTCATGGATGCAAAATGGAGGATATTCGACTGGCCCAATAGAAATGATGAATAGTAACATGGTTATTGTCGCATATCTTGAAAGTTCTAAGTCTTTCCAGTTTAATATGCACGATATTCCAAATAAAAGTTGGCGTATACTTCTATATGTGCACAAGAATATTTTGCTCGCGGGGAAAGCATATCCATATATTAATGATAAAATTACTATAGAAGTTCTTGACAAAATGCGGGAATTGTTATATAATAATTTGAAATGGAAATATCAGTATATCAATCAAGAGTATAGAGACTTACTTGGCTATCATTCTAATGACCACTTGAGAAGTTCTTGTATACCGAGGAATACTAAAAAGAATCAGCATAAGATTATTATCTATACAAATGGGATGTATAATGATTTGGTTGAATCGCATATAACAACATATTGGTGCTGTCGCAACTGGGTTCCAAAACCGCTAATGTTAAACGCTTCAGGTATCGCTAATTGTATGTTATGCGGTGAGCCTATTGTTCCACAGGAGGAAATTAACTGCAACTATGATAATGACCTAGATATACATGGTAATGTTAAAGTGTGTCCTAAATGCTATGAGGATTGTTATTGCACTTGTTGTAAAAACTTTTCGTTTGGGAAAAAATATAAGATTAGAGAATGGATAAACATTTGTCATTCTTATTGTTCTTATAAATGGATATGTCCAAAATGCGCTAGAGAATATTTCTACTTCTATGATGATAGGATATTGACTTTTGTTCATATGGATAATTTTCCTAGGTGGAAAAAAGAGAATCCCGATGTTCGTTATGAAAGAGTTGGAGGAAATATTGAGCAAATCATCGACAAAGACTCCACTATCTATGCCATTCAAGCAGTATAGCTCTAGACTAGGTATGGTAGCTGAATTTGATGTAAACTTTAATAAAAAGAAAAATAGCTTTGATAAGTTCCTAGAGTTTATTGCATTCTATAAAGATAGACGAATCAATATAAACTTCAAGGGAGATTTTCCTATGAATATTGCAACGTCTATCCAAAAGATCTCAGATAATACTTACATTAAACTTTCTCCAGAGCAGATTCCACAGTTAAGAGAATTGCGGGAAAATGGTCTTAGATTCTTCTTTGGGCCAACCATGCCAGCACATAACTTAACTTCTCTAGAAAGTCTAATCAATCTTGGTGTTACTGATGTTTATATCGCAGATGACCTGCTATATAATATCCAAGAGACAAAAGATATTTGTGATAAGGCTGGGATTGGTATGCGGCTAGTGTGTAATCGTATTCCCGCAACCACATTGGATAGAGGACTAGACTACAAATCTCCATTGCTTGCCCCGCAGAATCGACCACTCTTGGATAAGTATTTTAATTGCTATGAATTTGATTGCGGGGAACCATATGATTGGGCGAAGTTTGACGTTCTATATCGTGCATGGTTTGAGCGTGAAGGTTGGAATGGGGACTTAATGGAGATTAATGATGATTTAAGGTTGTCATATCCATTATTAGCAATCCCGCAATCTCATATGGAGTACAAGTTATCTTGTAAGCGTCGCTGTGCTCGTCCAAATAATCCATGTGATAGATGTAGACAGTATGTAGACACTGGAATGACGCTAGTTGATATGGGGGCTTATATTAAAAGCAATAAGAAGCACCTTAAAATGGGCAAAGAATAGTAAATAAAATATTTTAGTTTTTATATATTATAAGTTACCGCTTTCTAAGTTATGCTAAAAGAGCATTTCTTATACTACCGACAAGGACTTGCTATTATCAAATGATAAAAGTAAGTTATACTAAGGAAAGGAAGAAATATCTTGAATACGGAAAAGAAAGCAAATAAATTTTTGATTGCGGGAGGCTCTATTTTTATTGCCATCGCAGTTGTGTTAGGTGTGTGGGGTGTTGCCTCTGCTCAGCCAACAGTCAAAGAGGCTGGAGTTTCAGATTATGTTTATTCTAAAACTGAAACAGGAACTTATGAATTCCCTACTTTCACTTGGCAAACAGAAGGATATGAAGATTTGGCAACTTGGTGGGATGACCTAAAAGCTAAGCGTGCAGAGTACGCGGGCAAAGCCGAAGAAGCAATTTCTGCATACGGAAGTTATCTATCTGAAGAACAACAGAATCAGCTTAGAGATTTAGAAAAAGAATTAGTAAGTGCAATTTCTTTTGCGGAAATTGGTGAACTGGACGCACAGTTTAATGAAATTGTGAGTGCGGGGGAAACAGCCAAAGCGGATGCAGAAGCTAAGGCCGCACAGCAGTCAGCTACTTATACAGCCCCTTCTGGAGGACAGTATTATTCTAATGGTAGTGGACTGACGAAGCAGAGTGGTGTAAACTACTACAATGGTAGACGGGAGACATACTACAGCAGTAATGTGTTATGGCACTACAACACACCAAATTGGGTGCTTGGTTCTGATGGAGTTTATCGTACACAGGATGGATATGTTGTAGTTGCAGCATCAGACCTCCCGCTAGGAAGCTATGTGGAAACTAGTTTTGGAATGGCGCAGGTACTAGATACAGGATGCAGTCCAGGAACTACAGATATATATACTGCGTGGTAGAGATAACAACTAAATATTGATTTAGTGGTAACTATAAATTATAATATATTTTGGTAGTATATAATATAAAGGGACGTACTTGTTACGTCCTTTTTTAATATATACTGCTTGACAAGGAAAGATAATATGGTATAATTATATATAAGAGAAGGGGTTTTCTTGTGAGCGTAAAGGATAAACTAGGAAAGATTAAGGAGAAGCTTACTTTGAGGCATCACAAGAAAGCTTATTCTTTTATCGTTGCAGGTATTATTGTTGTTGCTTTGTTCTTAACTTGGTTCTTAGGAACACCAACTGGACAATTGGCACAGCAAAGTTTTTCTAAATCTTTTAACGATATTCCAGAAGAGCATGTTATTGAAGTCTACAGTGGAAATACTAAAATTAAAGAATACGTAGGCTTTTATAGGGTTGAGAGGTATCAATCGTATCTCGTAATTTTGAATGATGTTACAGGAGAGCGAATTGATGTTTACGGTGCTTCTGTTATTGTTAATGAAAAGAAAGATTGTGAAGGAGAATAAAATGAGTGACAATTATTGTATTAGTGTTGGTCTAGATTATCGTTATGATGGAGAAGACCATGAAGTAGAGATTAACTATTGGGATTCTGATGATAACGAAGCTTGCGGCAAGGCTACATCTGATAGCTTCGACAAGAGTGCTACTAGTGCTTTTGAAAATCTAGTTGTTGACCTAGCTTCTCAAAAGAAGGAAGATGAAGTAGATTACAAGAGCGACCTACAGGAATATATTGCAGACCTAGAAGAGTATGTAGCAGACCTTGAAAATGAAAGTGACGCTCTACTAGAGGAGAATGACCGACTAGAGCATCGTATCCAAGACCTACAGAAGCAGATTGCTATTCTCCAGAAGAATCAGAATGACTTGCGGGGTCAGATGATTGTACCCAATGCACTGAAGTCCAAGTATGACAATAGTGTAACATATGGCACTTCTACTTCAACTAAGAAAGAAGCTAAGAACGAAGTAGATGATCTTGTTAATCTTCTTCGCAGTCTAAAGCTATTTTAAAGATTTTAGTTGACTATTTTCCTATTCTCTATTATAATATAAGTATAAGTTATCCAAGAGAAGGAAGGTAAGATATGGTTGTTGCTCTTAATGATGGAACTTATATCTATAATAGCACTTCGGCTAAAGAGTATCTGAATTCTCTTGGATTTGATTCTACCGACATTGATCGTCTTGGCGATATGCTTTTTGAGGATGTGCGGGAAGATGCTTATAGAGAAGGTTATGATGATTGCTGGCGTGAAGATGAACGAAAGATTGATGGATACTTTTGTGCTTGTCGTGATTTAGCTATGGGTATTGAAGATATATGTAATGATTTTCGTAAACAGTATAAGTCTGCGGCAATTATGAAAGTATTGGACGCTATTCAGAAGTTTGTTGACGAGAATAGGATTGACTAATGAGTCTGGAAACTTATTCATTTGCGGGATATGGCTACAAAATTAAAGGATATGAAGATACCAAGTATTATTGGGATTTTCTTACTGAAGAAGAGCAGGAGACTGTATTCGAAGACCAGCACGTATTCTTCCATTATCTGAACGAAGATACTTTTTTCCTTGGCTTTGAGTTTCCGCATTTGCCGCAAGGTAAGGACAGCTTTATTGAAAAGCTTGAAGAGTGCGATAAGAAGTTCTGGACTTCTTATATCCAGACTCTTGGAGAAGCCCGCAAGCCGATTGGAGAACCTAAAGTTATGTTCTTCACTTATGAAGCTTAAAGATTCTTTTTGACCATTTAAATTTTCTTTGATATAATAGATATATCGAAAGAGATAAGGAACTTGAAAATTAAAGAAGGAAGTAAACCTACTTCCTTTCAATGATTAAATTAATCAGAAAGATTCTTCTTGACTAACGAAAAGATACCTGATATAATATAATCACTGAAGGGAAATAGAGAGCTGGTAAGTTAATTGGTAAACCTGGGCGATACAAGCCCAGAACGGAGGTTCGAGTCCTCTCCAGCGCAGACATATTATCCCTCACCGCAAGTGCCAAGTCGCAGGACACCGAACGTCCGATAGGTATACCAACTTGCGGGAATAGCACGGTCGGCTCCGTACTGTTAGCTTATCAGAACTGACGGGCATGAAATTATTAGGAGAGGTACGCGACCTTCCCCGTGCTGGAAGCCAATATCACGTTAAAATAAGGCCGTGGAGAAGCATACGTAATCACTTCTTAAAATTATAGTCCAACATTAGTGGACGTTAATATCTAATGTGCGGTTTAGGGATAATCTCACAGGACAAAATCCCGAGCGATCTTGACGGTTTGATCCCGTAGCAACTAGGCTGCTTATTCGAGAGCGAGATTGCGAAGAGATAATATCTAGCACGAGTGTTGGTTCGAGTCCAACCTCCCCGCCGTAAAGGCGGGGTGCCGCAAAGGTAGACGGTAGTGTGATGATATTATCAAGTCTGTTAGTATCGACGGATACTTGATGGCGAGTGGGTCGCGCATACTTGACCACGCGACGTATATATCTTGAATGAAGAATATGTCTACGAATGAATGATCCTACACTTGCCATATTCTTCATCCAGGATATATATCTTGGATAGGTAAAGATTCGCCGCAGTTCCTACCTAGGTAAGCAAGTGGAACTGGGATTTATTTTGCCGACGTGACGCAATGGTAGCGTAGCTCTCTTGTAAAGAGCAAGTTGTAGGTTCAAGTCCTATCGTCGGCTGGAACGCTATATTCTCAACCTTCACGTGGTGCGTTCTGTTTTTACTAATAGAGAATAGATATTAATTCCAAGTCATCCAACTGGTTAGGATCCGAGTCTTTGAAACTCGTAATTGTGGTTCGACTCCACACTTGGAAGCCAATAAAAAGTTTGGTCGAGTTAGCATAATTCTATATTTCTAATTTTCTAAATATAGTAGAGTATAATAATTTATGAAAGGTTAGAAATATGGGTCATGCTCTTGTAGATTTATATACAAAAGAAGAATTAGAATTTATGTTAGAACAATCTAACTGTCTAAATGATTTAATGCACCGAATTGGATATAAATGTGTAAATGGTAATGCTGGAAAAATAGTTAAAAAACGATTAGATTTATTGGGTATAGATTATTCGAAATTCAAATTAGTTTCTCAGAATCGAGAAAAAAGAACTTTTGAAAATTCTTTTTGTAAAAACTCAACAGCTTCTCAGAATTATATTAAAAAGCGTTTTAGAGAATTATACACAGAAGAATATAAATGTGCTATATGCAATCTTCCAGCTGAATGGCATGGAAAGCCATTAACATTAACTTTAGACCATATTAATGGTGACCATAACGATAATAGATTAGAAAATCTCCGCTGGGTATGTCCAAACTGTGATAGACAATTAGATACTTTTGCAGGAAAAAATACTAAGAGTTATGTTGATGAATTCAAATCTTCATTAAAGAGAGATTTTAATCAAGCTTATTGTATTGATTGTGGGAAGCCAGTTTCTTATGGTGCTCTTAGATGCGTACAATGCCAATCTATTAACAATAGAAAAATTGATAAAAGACCGTCTAGAGAAACATTAAAGAATTTGATTCGTAGTCAAGCTTTTACTGTTATAGGAAATAATTATGGGGTTTCTGATAACACTATTAGAAAATGGTGCAAGTCATATAATCTTCCCTCTCTAAAGAAAGAAATTCAAAAATTCTCTCAAGAAGAGTGGGATAAAATTTAACGCTTCAGGGTTGATTAGTATAAAAGTATTACAACGTGCTGATAACGCGTAAAAGAATGGGCAGTACATTCATCAACCACCAGTCATCAAAGATTCTCCTTTGCAGCTCAACTTCGTTGAGCACATGAAAAACTAAAGTTTTTCTTGACCAACAGGAAAATCTTAGATATAATATAAATATAGAAAGTTAGAAATAACTTCTATATTAAATTGCGGGATAGAGTACTGGTAACTCAGCGTCCTCATAAGTCGCTTTATAGTGGTTCGATTCCACTTCCCGCGTGGGATACATAGCACAAGCCTTCACGCGGCGTATCCTGTTTTAACTGATTGTGCTAATTAAAAAATACACCCCTTGGTAGACGGTTCGCCAGTCCATTAAAGTTCTGAATCTTCGGAGGAAAGAATAAAAGGGAAGATTTTTATTGACAAAATAAATAATTTCTTATATAATATAAATATAAGATGACCAATGATACTGAGCGTCAATAAAAGCTGGAATCCCTTCTCCAAGGTTTTGCTATCCTGGATGGTTTACCGCGCACAGAGAAGGCATGGAAATGTGCGGAACAAAGGGAGGTCAGGGGAATAAATGGAAGCGAACCACTCTAGTCCTAATATAGAATAAAAACACTAGTTCTAGAGCGGGGTTGGGTAGTCCCTCTCGGCAGAGGAAACTGCCCCATTTTGAAAACTCTATATTGAAGCGTGGATTCCGTGCGGAGTGGTGCTCAGCTTTGATAAACCAGAAGGAGGAAGTAATTGCGCATAATGCTTCCGAGCTGATCTGGTCGCGGAACCTAGAACCGGGTGCACGTCGGGTTGATCGCCGACAAGTGGTTCCCTTGGTAAAGACAGTTAGGAATCCTCATAAAAGGCTAAGGTGCTGCCTGCTTCAATATAGAGTTTTTATCTATCGAAGGGACTGGAATGTATAAAATTCTTTCTGCAAATATTGAACCTTCTACTTTTGGAGGGACACATACTACTTGGAATGTGCAGGTTAATGGTGTGAAGTATTATATTAGCTACCAACCTTTCCTTCCCGACATTTATGATTCTGAAACAATGGCGTTTAGATATAACAAACAAGGGAACATTGATTGGACAGAAGTAGTATCAAACAATATTAGAAGTCCTGACGAAGCTTTTGTTGATATTATTCGACAACTGGAAGCTCTATAAATATAGCACTAAAATGCGACTGTAGTTCAACGGTAGAGCAATAGCCTTCCAAGCTATTTGTTGCGGATTCGAATTCCGTCAGTCGCTGAGGAACGAAATCTCTCAACCTTCACGCGGTGTTCCTTGTTTTTACTGATAGAGAGATATAATGTCGCATTCGTCTAGCGGCCTAGGATACCACTCTCTCACAGTGGAGACACAGATTCAAATTCTGTATGCGGCGCCATTAATAATTGAATATCCTATATGGCCCTGTGGTGAAATCGTCAAACACAGCGGATTCAAACTCCGCCGCTTAAATGTTTCTCAGTTAGAATCTGAGCAGGGCTACCACTAATAAACAAATAGCGTGATTGTAAGATGGCTTACTTCAATGGTGAAAAATAGTCTTGAAAACTACAAAGGTTGGTTCAATTCCAACATAATCGCTATCTTTTTATTTCCGCTATTTTAATAAATAAATATAGAGTGATGGTTAGTCAGTTACTTCAATTTCTAAATCTTTTTATCATTTAGACCCAATCAGTCTGACTATACTTTTTCCTCTAATATAATCCAAAAGAAGAAAGAAATTAAATATTTACCAAGAACACAACTTGTAAAAAATATGTGCGGAGATAGGTCATACAGTCGATAGTAAATACTCCACTCTTTTGGATATATGTTCAGTTGACCGAGATAGATAGGTGATAGTCTGCAAAACTATATACGCGGATGCAAGCGCCGCACTGAACTCCATACACCTCTATAGTATAATTGAAAGTATAGCTTGACTCCAAATCAAGAAGGCGGCTGTTTGATTCGGTCTAGAGGTGCCAAGCTAAATTAGGACTAGGAGTTAACCTAGTCCTTTTTTATTGCTCTTCTGGGATAGACCAGAAAGCGAGGTAATATATGGCAATATTAGAAGCGGTAGTGCTAACGTGCTGCCTAGCAACAGGAACACCAGATGTTCCTACAGGAGTCGCGGAAAACTTACAACTGAATAATATTTACATAGAATTCCCACAAGGACTGAAACCATATCTTACAGAAGAGCAAGAGGATTTTCTAGAAACTACTTATACAACGGTAGATGATGAAATTCAAATTCAAGTTACAGAAATATTAACTGAATGCGAAGAGAAGAAAATCCAAGAGGAAGAAAGAATTAAAGCTGAAGAAGAAGCTAAAAGAATCGCAGAAGAACAAGCAAAATATGAAGCTAGATGTGCGGAGGTTGGTAATCAAATCTTAGATGCCATTTCCCGCACAGGTAGTCCTGGTTCTGGTTGGTGTGCTAAGTGGATAAGTATGGTATACCAGAATGCGGGGTATAGATACATTAGCGGTAATGCTTGTGATATGTATTGGAATTATTGTACTTCTGCGGACAGGGGTCAATTAAAGAATGGCATGTTAATTGCTGTTCCCTCTTGGAATGGCAGTTACATGAGCCGCGCATATGGGCACGTAGGAATTTATATTGATGGTTACGTGTGGCATAATGTTGGTTCAATTAACAAAACTCCTGTTGATGAATGGATTTCCCAATATGGGGATTTATATCAAGTCCAATGGGGGTATCCAATAGAAGTCTAAAATTTGGGTCGTTAAGAATATACTTGACGACCCCTTTCTTTTTTGTTATAATATATTTAACGAAAGAAAGGAAAATAAATATGTATAAGTTTTCACATTTTCTTGGATATGGAGTTATTATTCCTGAAAAAGAACTGAAGAAGTCTCCATATTTTCAAGACACTCTTGAAGAAAAGTTTTATCATAATAACAACATTATTCAACTAGACTATAATTACTACAATTCTGATGAAGTGTTTATTGGTTTTAAACTTGATGTGTTAGATGCAGAGTTTGCGAAAAAATCTAAGTATGCGGAAAATCATCTGAATGAATTGTATCAAGATATTCTAAAGATGGATGTTCCCGCACGTTACATTCCTAAAATGTGGGCTAAGTATGGATATATCTGGGAGGAAGAATAATGAGCCATTTTGTTGTTGGAGTAATTGTTCCTAAAGATTCTGACTATAATGTAATTGAAGATGTGTTGGCTCCATATGATGAAAATGCAGAATATGATTTCAAGAATTGTTCTGAAGAAATTGAAAAAGAATATGCGAACAACACTCTTACAATGTATCGCACAAACGATTTGGATTTGATTTGTGAATATAGCCGCAATATTCCTACCAAGCCAAAAGAGGGAGGTCTTTCCTGGGAAAAGGAAAAGGACATTCCAGAAGATTGGGTAAAGGTTGAAGTTCCATATTCTGTTCTTTATCCTACTATTGAGGACTATGTGGATAGCATGGATTATAAATATCACGGCAATCTTCCTGGCTACTGGTATAATAAAAATGCCAAGTGGGACTGGTGGGTTATTGGCGGCCGCTGGGATGGATACTTTGATGGCAAGAACGTTATCAATGTGCGGAATTTCAATACTGGAATCAATCTTGAAGCTTACAACGAAGCATTGCAGGAGTGGAAAGATTGGGAAGATGGCAAGGATGTAGAAAACTTTAGACTTAGTTTTTACAAGCCTGAATTTATCCGTGAGTTTTATAAGAATGCTGAAACCTATGCCCGCATTCAATCTACTCCCTATATGCGGGCAATCATCACTCCTGATGGTGAGTGGCACGAAGTCGGTGAAATGGGCTGGTGGGGCTGTTCTGATGAAACTGGAGAGGATTTGCTTGATTGGGTAGATCACTTTGCAGAGCGGTTCATTCTTCCATACTCCAATGGCGATTATGAAATTGTTGCAGTTGATTGCCATATCTAAAGATTTTTCTTGACTAATAACAAAATCTATTATATAATATAATTATCGAAACAACGAAAGGAGAGATAGCGTGAAGATTTGGGTAACGAGCGACCAGCATTTTCAGAACCGCAACATATGGGCTAAGTATTCCCATGATACTCGCCCCTTCCACTCTCAGGGAGAGCATGATAGTGCTGTGATTAATGCTTGGAATTCTGTTGTCTCTCCTGACGATTTAGTTTTTGTTCTTGGCGATTTTATCATGGGTGCGGCCGATGGTGTTCAGCCTATCCTGAATCGTTTGAATGGAAAGATTTACCTAATTACTGGAAACCACGACACTGATAGCAAAATCAAGATATATCAGCATTATCCTGAAAAGGTCATTGCTATCGAGGATTACAATATTCTTTATTATAAAGAAAAGTTTATTGTGATGAATCACTATCCCGTAGAAGGTGATAGTGGCCCTAAGCAGAATCATCTAAAGAATGATGGTTGGAAGAATGCAACTGAGTTCTTTGGTCAGAACTATGATGACTGTATTTATCTATACGGACATGTTCATGGACATGCGCCGCACGATATGAAGAATCATTGCTATCATGTTGGAGTAGACACTAACAATCTTACTCCTGTTCTCTTGGATGATATTATTGATATGATGTAAGGGGCTGAAATGTTTATTAGTAGATGGATTAAACAAACAAACATTCCTCCCTGTAAGATTTGCGCGAATTGTATTATTCCATCTTGGAAGAACATCTTTGGCAGAACAGAGAAAGTAATTTGTTGTAAATTAAAATCTGACATGTCTGGAGATTATTGTCCTTCTTATCGCGCAAGAGGTAGCAAACAATGTAAGTATAAAGAAGGAACTCCATCTATCATCAATGACGTTAGATGTTAGATATTAGGATATATTTGAAAGAATATATCCAGTTCTAGGGTAATTCAACGGTTAGAATCGGCAACTTATAATTGTCATACGAAGGTCCGACTCCTTCCCCTAGAACTGGATATATTTTCTATGGAAGTTTGGCTGAATGGTAAAGCGTGGGATTGCTAATCCCTAGCCTGGGGCAAGAACTCTAGTACAGGTTCAAATCCTGTAACTTCCGCCATTGGAAAGTTGGCCGAGCGGTTGATGGCAGTAGTCTTGAAAACTACCAGGCGTTAATGCGTCTCTAGGGTTCAAATCCCTAACTTTCCTCCATAAAACACACACAAGCCGTTGATGAATTAAAATATTCATTGACGGCTTTTTCTGTATATAGTATAATGTTTATATAGAGAAAGGAAAAGAAATGATTGCAGATATTATTGGTGGAATTTGTTTTATTGCTTTTCTAGTTCTCATGGGAGCAATTTGTTATATTGGTATGAAGTATGGCGACAGTAACGTTAGATACTATGGCTATACTCGCGAACCAAAAGACCCGTTTTATTGGACGAGTACACTAACTTATCCAAGAGAGAATGATAAGAATGTCTAAGTCATATAGAAAAAGCCCAGTGCGGACAGAAGCATCATTTCGTTCACGCCAAGGAAAATGGTGGAAACAAAAATATAACAGAGCCATTCGTCGCAACCACAAAGATATTCCTGATGGAAATAGGTACAAACATCTTTACAACTCTTGGAATATTAGCGATTACGCTTTTAGAATGACGTGGAAAGATTATCAATATTGTTTTGGTTGGATGTACGCGGACAAGGCTGTTATGTGGGCTGACTGGAAGAAGATGTATTGGAGTAAATAATGTTTGAAGATGCTATTCTGATTGGATATGTAATTTTTGTTATTGGATTTGTGTACTATTGCTTTGTAGGAAAGTGGAGGAACCGTGGCTAATTATTTTACTTCTGATTGGCATCTTGGACATGAATCTATTATCAATTGGGAACGCACACAGTTTAATTCTATCCAAGAGCATGATGAAGCTATTTTGAAGTTTGTGGGGAAACTAGCTTCAAAGATTAAACGTGGCGATACTGTTTATATGCTTGGAGACTATGGAGACATTGATAAACTTTGGTATATTGATGAACTAACTCTTGTTGGAGCGCATACGATCTTTATTGCGGGAAATCATGACAAGTTTGCTGACAAAGACAAGTTTGAACAACACTTTGATGAAGTGTATTGGCATCCAATCTATCTTAGTGAACGACTAATTGTAAGTCATTTCCCGCAAGCTATCTGGGAGGGGCAGGTATCAGTCCACGGCCACAGTCATGGAGCTATTATTGATTCTCCTGGATACATTAGCTGTTCTATAAATGATACTAATTTTACCCCAATTACAGACAAGCATATCAACTCTGCTTTTGGAAAAGTTGGCAAGTTTGAAACTAAGTTCCTATATGAACCTTGGGCAGATATGTATAAGTTTACTAAGCGTGACACTTCTGATCTAATCGTTGACCAGAATGGTAAGATTGATTTGGCGGCAACTCGTGCATATAAGAAGTTCCAAAATGATTTGACAAGTTAATAAAATCTTGGTATAATAAGTCATAGAGACGTTTAACCCAGAGGGAAATAATATGATAGTACCTGTTAGATTATTTGATGGAACTATATTTGATTTTAATACTAAATATATTCTATGTAATACTGCTGAACCAGTAGTATATGGAAATGCAATTGTATATCCATCAATATTAAATTCTGATTTTTTAAGAGATTATAATGTTCCAAAATATTTTGAACGTTCTGAATCTGAACATGATTTAGTAGATCGAGTGACTTGCGTAGCAAGACACTCGTTAGGGATACAGCTTGGCTGTAGCCCAATCACTGTAGAGTTATTGCTTCCAGAGGAAGTATATGCACTGAGCTATGAAGATTTGGAAAATTGGTTTCAAAAACATTTTTATCTTGATTATATGACCTGGTTATTTAATAAAAAATTTATTAAATTAAAATCAGATAAACGACTTGCGGTAATGTGTGCAATGTCTGTATATGGAGTGTGCGGGAAAGAAGCTTTTACAATTGCGAAAACTGTAGATTCGTCAAAGCTTGGTCAAGGTATAGATGAAGAAATGAATAAAATTCATTTTAAACACTTTATCCAAGAGATAGAAAAAGTAATGACTGAGAAGAATATCCAATTCCCGCAAATAGTTACTACTACTATTGGAGGATTTTAGTTGACAAATATTCCTTCTCTATGATATAATATATATTATAGAGAAAGGAAGTAAATGTCTAAGATTTCAAATTTTGATATGAAAATGTTCGATGCGGCGCGTCGAGTTGCTTTGCAATCTGACTTTGATAACTTCCATATCGGTTGTGTGATTGTTTACAAGAAGCATATTATTGCTTCTGCTTGCAATACTAATAAAACTTCTCCTAAGCAGAAGAGGTATAATCGTAAGAGAAACTTTAATAAAAGTTCTAAGCCCACTAAGCATTCTATGCACGCAGAGATTAGGACGCTTTCTTTGATTCCATATCCTCTCCAGCAAACTATTAACTGGCGTGATGTGCGAGTATATGTATATCGTATCTGTAAAGGCAAGCGACTCGGAATGGGCTTAGCCCGCAGTTGTCCTGGATGTATGGCCGCACTTAGGGATATGGGAATTCAACATCTGTATTATACAGGAGATAATTCTTACTGTTATGAAAGGCTTCTTTAGGTGGAGATAGAATGAAGATACTGAAAATTTTACTGAGTTTGCTTATAGTAATAGTTGCTGTAGGAATTATTGGAATTATAGGTGTTCTTGTTCCTTTTTTCTAGCAACTGTTCTGGCTATTGGAACCATTGCTGTTCTCACTTCTATTGTATATACTGTATTGTTTGATTCGTGAGTTCGATATGCCGCACAATATTACTAAACCAATTGTTTTGATTTGCGGTTCCAGGTCTATTAAAGATTTGAATATCTCTAGATACATACGTCCATCTTCATGTGCCGCAATAGTTCATGGCGGGGCGAGAGGAACAGACTCTATTGCTGACTCTTGGGCAAAGCAAAATGAAATTGAAACTATTGTTTATGAACCCAACTATAAAATTTATGGTAAGCGCGCTCCACTTGTGCGGGATGAAGAAATGGTTGACTTTTGTGATGTAGTAATCTCTTTTTGGGATGGTAAAAGCAGAGGGACTAAGTATACTTTTGATTACGCAAAGAAGATTGGCCGCAAAGTAATCGTTCATCTAATTCAGGAGTATGATTAATCGTTGACAAAATAAAAAATATATTATATAATATATTTGTTAGTTATCCAAAAGAAAGGAAATAAAATGGCTATGAATTCTCTCCAGAAGGCACTAGTAAATGCGGGTCTTGCGGAGGAGCCAAAGGATCGGAAGCGTCGCGGTAAGCAGTTTAAGTGTAACAAGTGCGGCGAGGTGATGGAGCATCCTGATTGGGCATCTAATGCAATGTGGTGTCCGAAGTGTGATTCTAGTTATTTTATTTTTACGAACGGGAAGTAAAACTTCTCCTTGACAATTTTGAAAATATATTATATAATATATTTATCAACTTGAGAGAGTTGTAAAATAAAAAATGCTCTGCGGGAATCCTGCCATTTTACCCGATCAGAGACGGTGTGTGTAGTTCAGTTGGTAAGGGCGGTTGAGGTAGGCAATTGGCGCGAGTTCGAGTCTCGCCGCACGCCAAAAAGCAATAATAGGAAAATGAAAATTTTCCTTGACGAACTTGAGAAAGTTCGATATAATATAAAAGGCAACTTGAAAACCCAATACCAAAAGTTTTTCAACCTTGTGTATACGCAATATCATGCGGTCAAGGATGCAACTTTGACTTGAAGCTTTCTTGGGATACTTTGAAAGTGGAAAGTAAATGAAGCAGCAATGTGAAACATATAAATTCCAGAAGGAATAACGAGAGTTGTAGTGCTGAATTTATTTAGAACCAAAAGGTACAGACAGATTGCGGCTTTCATAATAGACGCTCCTGTGGAGAATAATCCTGTAAGTGGTTGGTGTGGTAGCCAATCAAACTGCGGGAAAGACCAACAAGAGAGTTTTGTCGCTGTTGATGGTGAGTAATCGCCTATAACGCAAGAGTCTGGTTCGAGTAGCCCAAATCAGCGAACAATATACTAAAGATTATATAAAGATAATTATATGGATTTTTACTTACTGAATGACGGGTGAAAGTTGCGGGGAAAAGAAATCCCGCAGTTGAATGGGTAGATGTGCTAATCCCGCACACGGGTAAGAAGCTATGCGGTCGCTCCGCATGGTTCAGTCTTATCTGCAACATGGCTGAAAATTGGCTGAATATAGGAGGTACGGCGAAGGTCGGAAAAAACTTTTGATATTGGGTTTTTGAGTTTGTAGGTCAATGCTAAAGCTAATGGTTCTAACCCTGCCTACTGGATGTGCCAGTCCTGCAACTAGCAACTGTCATTTTGCTAGTCTAAGATAAAATGATTTGGAGAGCGCGTTAACAGATACCGTTACTAGGGCTTGGAATTGAGACAGCAGTTCTAAATTGAGGGCGCTATACGAGCTTACTAGGTTGCGGGGTTAGGTTTGCTGAAGATTAGTTCTTTAGATCCGAAAAGAAAATCTTCCTTTAATGCCTCTATCGTTCAATGGATAGGACGCAGCTCTTCTAAAGCTGCTATTGGAGTTCAAATCTTCATAGGGGCGCCAGATATATCAGCAAAGGCTGTTTAGATATTTGAAAGGTTTATTATGAAAATCGACCGCTCTAAGTGGCAAGACGAAGATTGGGACATGGAAGATGATGTTCCAGTAAAGCGACTAACGCATCGAGAAAAAGTTGTGCGAGACGCAAAGAAAGCATCAATCCAAAAGAAGAGGAAAGAAAAGATGCGATTGCGGGAAGAGGAAGAGCGGTTATCTTATAAACCCAATGTGCGGGAATATGAAGTAGAGGATAATGATTACTATGACGACTATCCCGCAGAGTATGACACTTGGGAAGAAGATTTAGATTAAATTCAAGTGCGGCGTTTGTCCGCACTTTTTTTTTGTGCCTATATAATGGCCGCGCTGTTGGAACCACGAGTTCGGTTTCGGTGGCTCCAATATCACGCGCGAGAGAAAATTGAAACATAACATTGACAATTGGAACCAGTTCTGGTATAATAATAGAAGATAAAGAAAGGAAAACGAATGAAGTACATTATAGTAGGAATAGTTCTAGTTGTTCTATTTCTTATAGCACTTTATTCCATTGACGAGGATAGGATGTAGATATGCGGGACTTCAATCGAATTGATGAAATTCTAACTGACATTCGTGTACTCTGGATTAACTATCCTGATATGCGTCTGGGGCAGCTTCTGGAGAACTTTGTATTTGACAAGGACACTATGTTCTACCAAGAGGATGATGTTACTGATGAAAAGCTCAAAGAAGCGTGGGAAATGCTCCTACAAAATAACTAAAGAGCAATTATTTGATTTTCAAAAGCCACAATATAATGGATTCGTGGCGGGGCATGGGCCGCACAGTAACAAAAAGAAGTACAATCGTCGCAACAAAGATTGGATGAAAGATGAACACTGAGAACAAGGCTCTTGAACAGTTGACCTCTGTGGCACAGGACTATGGAGGAGGTTTTATTACTTTAAATGAATTCAATTATGTCATTGATTGTATTATAGGTGACGTTCTTCTTGAAAGTGGATACGAAGAGCTTTATGAACGATTCGCTGTTTTAAAAGAATATTTTTCTCCCTATTGGCCTAGAGAGGGTTGGGTAGTTCCGCAATGAATAATAGACAACTAGAAAATTTAAAGAATGACCAACGAATTATGACCAGGCTTGCGGAAGAAGCTAATGAAGCACTGTCTGTTCATCCTACAGATTGGTTTGTTATTTGCGGACAGGGGTCTATCAACTATCCTGGATTAAGCGATGAAGATTCTGACGTTGATTCTAAAATGCTTACTATTCCTAGTTTTAGAGGTATGGTATTTAATAAAAAGCCAATGAATCTTGTATATAAAATGAAAGATAATGGGGAACATGTAGATATGAAAAGTACAACCCATTATTTTCATATTTTGAAGAAACAGAATATAAATTTTGTTGAGATTCTTTTTACAGATTATTGGATTTCAAATCAAAAATATAAAGAATATTGGTTGGAAATTCGTAGGCGAGCAGAAGAAATTGCTCATATGAACCCCGTTCGTACTCTAAAATGTATTTATGGCATGAGTTTAGAGAAAGCTCATGCACTTGAAAAACCGTACCCTTCTAAAATTCATTTAATTGAAGAATATGGATATGATGGAAAACAACTAAGTCACGCAATTAGAATTAACGAATTTGCCAAGAAATTTATTAAAGGGTATTCCTATAAAGAATGCTTAACTGTTGATAATCCAGAATATTTAATGGCTATTAAAAGAAATCAAGCAAGTCTCCCTGTCGAAGGAGCAAGAGAGTTAATGCAAAAAACTATTGAAGATACGAAAAAGATAACAGATAGTTTTTGCGAAAAATTCAAAGATGAAAATAATCCAATCACGGAATATATTTTAGATGAAATTCTATATAATCTTTTAAAAGAAGCAGTTAAGAAGGAATTTTAAAATTAAAACAGGAGATTGTATGACAGTATATATAACAGGGGATAAATCTCCTGGTCAATATATTATAATTCCATATAACTAATTTTGATTAATAATAAATATTAAGATTAGGAAATGGAGATTTTATGAAAGAATATAAAGTGGGAGATGTAATCAATCAGTGGCAGATAATAGAATATAAAGTAGTTAATCCAGATACTAAAAATAAAATGTACATTGGAAAAAATAAATATGCAAAAATCAAATGTTTGAATTGTGGGAAGACAGAAAGATATTGTTTAATTTACGACTTAGATAAACTTGCACAAAAATGCAATAAATGCACATTAGAAGAAAGAAATAGGAATGCCTGTGGTGTGCATATAGGAGATAGATTTGGAAAATTGACAGTTATAGGCGATGGAGGATACCATTATCGAAAAAGTGAAAATAAACGTCGCCACTTTTCTCTTGTGCAGTGTGATTGTGGGTCAGATCCATTTTTAGCTATGGATAATAGTCTAAAAACAGGAGGTAAAAGTTCTTGTGGGTGTTTATGTTCAAAAGGAGAATCATTAATTCAAGATTTTTTATCTTCTAACAATATTAATTATGCAAAAGAATATAAATTTAAGGATTTGATAAATCCAAAAACAAAAGTTCAATTAAGATTTGATTTTGCTGTTTTTTATGAGAATAAATTATATTGCTTAATAGAGTTTGATGGAAGGCAACATATAACGGGTCCAGATACAAACTATTGGGGGCATACCCCAGACACGTTAGAAGACATACAAAAAAAAGATTACCTTAAAAATGAATATTGCCAAAGAAATAATATAAAATTAATTAGAATTTCCTATTTTAAAATAAAAAAAATTGAAGATATACTATCTTCAGAATTGAAGGAGGTGATTATCTCAGATGACAAATAATTCAAAGGGACGAATTTTTGTCACTGGTTGAAAGTGATAAACACGGAGATAAAATGGCCTATAAATATGCTATAGACCAAATTGAAAATCCAAAAGAAGAAGATATTATCATTGTGTGCGGCGATGCGTCTCTTGAGTATGGTAATTATACAATGGGCAGTTGCCGCAAAGTAATGTCTAAATTTCCTGGAACTTGGTTAATCATGCGTGGAAATCACGATAATACCTACTGGAAAAATCATACGACAGAAACTAAGGAGGGTCTTGCCCCGCAAGATGGGTGGGACTTCTCTGACAAGTTCTTTGAAATCACCTTATACCAGAAGAAGTATCCAAATATCCATTATATAGATGATTCAGGTGGAATCTATGACGTAGATGGACATTGCGTTATTTTTTATCCTGGTGCATATTCCGTAGATAAAGGATATAGAATTGCATACAATCTCCCTTACGAATATAATGAACAACTATCATATTTAGAGTTTAAGCATCTAAACAAACTAACTGTAGAAAATAGTAACGATATTGAATTTGTTATTTCGCATACCGCACCAATGTCTGCGGAACCTTTAATTAAATATCTATTCATGGCAAGTATTGACCAGTCTAGCGTAGATAAAACTACAGAAAAGTGGTTAGACATTTATTATAAGCATCTTTTGGATGGAAATAGTTTTAAACATTGGTTCTTTGGTCATTTTCACGATGACAAGGAACTTGATGATACTTTTACTATTGTAAATAACAAGGTTATTAGATTGGAGAATTATGGCAAATAAGTGGCGAGTCGCATTTGATAATCGAATTCTGGGTCATTATGCGGCCAAGACCCCAGAAGAAGCGGTTGAAAAGGCTATTGATAAGTGGTCAGACCTCTATCAAATGACAGGCGTGTATACGGCAACTAAGGCTGGAAATGCAAATAATGAAATCTTTGAGGTGGTACGATAATGCGGGGAAAGATTCTAGACGCTTTCTTTGAAAAAGATACTGGTGTTTCTTGCGTAACCAAACATACAAAGTATGGAACTTTTACAGGAGAGAGTTATTGTCATCCTGATAATAAGGATATTATGAATGAATGGGATGGTTGTAGATTCGCAGAATTTAAATGTGATATGCAGGCATTACATGAAAAGATTAAGATGATGAAGCAGCGTCTTGTAGGAATGGATCAGCTTATCGACCTCCTAGACCGTCCAGAAGTGGCAGAGCAAATTGATTATAGTTTATATAAGGATGTAGTCGATTTGCGGAATAGTGTACAAGGACAGATTGAAGTTGACATTAATAAGTATGATGCTATGAGGTCTAATTATCAGGATAACACTGAACGAGTTCTCCAGCATCGCCGCAAATTCCGCGCAGAAGATTAAATAATTTTAGCCCACTGGTAAAAAACTAGTGGGCTTTATTTTATTTGACAATCTACAATAAATATAGTATAATATATTTATAGTAGAAAGGAATGAGTATGAATGGATATGTAACCGTAGTTTTTAGTAATGATAAATATGCTACTAAATATACTTATATGGTGCCAGACAATATTAAGATGCAAGATATTCAAAGATATGTAGTTGTAGAAAATTATTTCTATGATCCTCGTAAGAATGTCTCTCCATATACTGTGGCAAAAGTTGTTAATTGGTACAGCGGAGCTGCTTGTCCTTCTGGAGCAAAAGCTACAAAGTATATTGTAGACACTATTGATGGAGAAACCTATAAGTCTAATCGACAACTCGCTATTTATCGCAAGAATGTGGCAGATAGCATGGATAATTATTTTAATAATCTAAGTCTAGAAAATAAAGCTGCGATTCTAATGGCGGCACTTACTCCAGAAGAGATGGATAAAATTGTACACTAGTTTGATTGGAGGATAATGAGTAAATATACAGAAGATAGTATTCAAAAATTAGACCCATTATCTTTCACGCGCCTAAGAAGCGATACTTACCTAGGGTCAAATGAAAATTCTACTCAACTTGTGCGGGAAATTATCACCAACTGCTACGACGAATTTCTTGCAGGAAATTGTTCTGAAATCTGGGTAGTATATGATGAAAAAGAAAATATTGTAACCATCCAGGATAACGGTCAAGGAATTATTCCCAACGTTGAAAAGGACAATGGCCGCACAATTCTAGAAATGGTCTATGGGGATATTAATACCAGTGGGAAGTATGACAAGTCAGATACAGCGGTTTATAAGATTTCCACTGGTGCTTTTGGAATCGGTGCTAGCCTAACAAACTTTCTTAGTCATTGGTTGAACGCTACAACTTGGCGCAATGGCGAATATGAAACTGTATCCTTTAATGAAGGAAAGTTTGCGAGTAGGAAATCTGGAACTTGTCCTAAAAAGCAACACGGCGTTGAAGTAGTTTTTCATCCGAGCGAAGAATTTTTTAGGGATGCTAAGCCCGATCTAAATGCTCTTCGTAAAGAATTCTTTAATATGTCCTGTGTGTGCGCGGGGCTTAAAATCCATTTTGAAGATAAGGAATATTATCATCCAAATGGTTTAAAGGATTTAATGAACGAAAAGATCAAGAATGAAGTAATGTTATTTGATTCTCCTTTTTCTTTTACTGTAGAAAAGGATAGGCAATATCTAGACTTCATTATGTCTTGCACGTCAAATTCTAAAAGTGAGATTGACTGTTTCTGTAATTATTCTATTGTTGAAGCTGGAACGCCAATTAGTGCAGTAAAATCCTGTATTACTAGAGTATTCAATAAATGGGGTAAAGAAAACGGAATTCTTGAAAAGGGAAACTTATCTGGCACCGATATTCAAGAGGGCATGAATATCATTTTTAATCTTGCTTCTCCGAATATTCGATACGATAGTCAAACAAAAGTAAGAGTTACTAGCACAGAAGATAATGGATTTATCAATAGTGTACTTAGTGAACGACTTGAGATATGGTTGGATAATAATCCCAAGAGTGGCGAAGTAGTTCTTGAAAAAGCAATTGTGGCGCGAAAGGCTGCAGAGGCGGCGAAGAAAGCTAGGGCCGCTGTAAAGAATAAAGCTGAGAAGAAAGATAAGGCTTTTAAGCTTCCAACTACTTTATCCGATGCTTGGAGTAAAAATAGACAGAAGTGTGAACTATTTATTTGTGAAGGTAAAAGCGCAGCCAGTGGCTTGATTGAAGCTAAAGATAGCGAAACTCAAGCGGTATATGGCGTGCGAGGAAAGATGCTATCTGTTCTAAAAACCACTCCTGATAAGATTGTAAAGAATCAAGAGATTAATAATATTCTTCAGGCTCTTGGACTAGATTATAATCCGCAAAATGGTAAATGTAAGTACGATAAAAATAAACTCCGATACGGTAAAATCATTGCAGCAGCGGATGCTAAGTAAAATTGGCTGTGTTATACCCTTTCCAGTTACCACTGGGGTGCCTAAAAATTGGTCAAAATCTAATAATTATGATACAATGGTTTTCATATTAGATATAGATGGATAACCAATAAGATAGGCGCTAACGGGGAAGCCTAAGTGAGAAATCATATGGTAATCCCGTGGCAAGTTTTATAAACCTACAATAGCGCCTTTCTTAAAATAGAAAGGCTAAAAATGATTGGCATTTATAAAATTACAAATAAAATTAATGGGAAATTCTATATAGGAAAAAGTAATGACGTTCAAAGAAGATGGAATGAGCACTGTTCTCCAACTAGATATAAAAGGAGCAATATACCATTAGAATGGGCTATCCATAAATATGGAAAAGAAAATTTTTCATTAGAAATTTTACAAGAATGTCTTCCTGAAGAGCTAGATAGATTAGAAACTTATTGGATTGATAAAACCAATGCAATAGAAGAAGGATATAATTGCAATAGGGGTGGAGAGATAGGTACAAGAGGAGTCTCTAATCCCAATGCCAAACTTTCTGAAGATGATGTAATTTTTATCAGAAAATGTTATAGTGAGCATCTTTTCACTCAAAAAGAAGCCTATAATGTAGTAAAAGATAAAATTGCTTTTTCAACATTTCAAAGTATTTGGCAAGGAAAATCTTGGCCTGAGATTATGCCAGAAGTATATACAGAAGCCAATAAAGAATATTATAAAAAATTGGCGGGTGTAAAAATTTCTGGAAAATTAACTGAAGAACAAGTAATGGATGTTAGAGAATTATACGCTAAAGGTTTTACTGCTAAAGAGCTATATCCTCAATATCAACAAGATATTACTTATCAAGCTTTTCAGGGAATATTGTGCGGAAGAACTTTTAAACATCTTCCTTATTTTCATAAAAAAACAGGAAAATGGATTCTTCCAGGGGAAGAACCTGAAAAGAATAAGAATAGAGTAAAAACAAATTTAGGAAAAATTACTTCTAATAAGTATTCTGATGAAGAGGTTATTGCTTTTAGAAAGCAATATATTAATCAAGATTATAAAACAATTTATGAAAAAACTGATAAAAGAATTTCCCAAGAATCATTTCAAAAAATGCTTTCAGGAAGAACTTATACACATCTTCCTGTATACTCTAAAACAAAACAAAAATGGGTTTATAAATAATGCTGTATCGACTATCTCCGAATCGGGAGAGTAGGGCTACTATTGGTACGTAGTTCGAAATGGGTATCCTTGTGTAAACAAGTAAGATATAGTCAGGGCCTATGGAAACATAGGAATCACTGGATTTTGACGGTTTTGCGATTGAAAATCTATTATTCAATATTCTTTGGTATCTATGTCCTGATTTAATTATTGAAGGACATGTCTATTCTGCTGTACCCCCTCTGTATCGTGTAACTACAAAAAAGAATGAATATATTTATTTGCGGGATGATAAAGCTTTAGAAGAATATAAGAAAGAACATTCTAAAGATATTCAATTTATTGGTCGTGAAAAAGGTTTGGGTGAAATGGATAGTGAAGAACTTTCTCATTGCCTACTTGAACCTGAAAATAGAAATTTATATCAATTAGTTGTGTCTGATATTGGACAAACAGATATGATGTTTGAAGATTTATACGGACGAAAAGTTGAGCCACGAGTGAAGTTTTTAGCAGAGCATTTAGAGGAGGCAAGGATTGACTAATCAGATTGATATTCTCGATGAAGTAAGACAGAATTTTATTGACTCCTCATATGATGTAAATACCAATAGAGCATTTCCAAATGTAAAGGATGGTCTAAAGCCTGGACAGCGAGCCTGCATTTGGGAAATGTTTACTAAAGGATATACTTCAAATAAGCCGCATGTTAAATCTGCAAAAATTGATGGTGGTGTAGCTGCTCTATGGTGGCCGCATGGAACTACTGCTATCTATGAAACCTTTGCTCGCATGTCCCAGCCATTTACTAATAATGTTCCAGAAGTAGATTTCCATGGCTCTAATGGTAGTATTATTGTTGGTGGAGACGCACTTGCGGCAGACCGTTATACAGAAGCTCGTCTTGCTAAAATTACAGAAGATGGTATGCTAAAGGGTATTGACAAAAATAATGTTCCTATGCTTTGGAATTTTAGTGAGGATGAACAATGGCCGCAAGTTCTTCCTGCTGTTTTTCCACGTCTCTTGGTAAATGGTTGTCAGGGAATTGGCGTATCTGTTGCCAATACTTTTTTGCCACATTCATTTACTGAAACAGCAAATCTAATTCTTAAATATCTAAAAGAGAATATCCTAGAAGAAGATACTTATTATCCTGACTTTCCTACTGGTGGAACTATTATTAATAAGGATGACTTAGGTGAAATTAATAAAACTGGTAAAGGTAAAGTTATTCTAGAAGCAAATTACATTATTAACAATAATGAAATTACTTTCTATGAAATGCCGTACCAAGTATATGTAGAGCCACTAGTAGATACTATCAAAGAAAAAATCGAAGATGAAACTTTAGAAGGCATTAGTGACGTTCTAAATAAGAGTGATAAAAAAGGAATTGCTCTTTCTATTATTTGCCAAAAAGGATATAAGCCTGAGAATATTGTAGAACAGTTATTCCAAAATACCCCTCTTCGTTCGCAGTATAATGCTAATCAAAATGGAATTATTAGCAAAACTCCAATTCTTCTAAATTTGCAGCAAATCATAGATTGTTATGCAGAACACAATCTTGAATGTATTCAAAAGGAATTTCAGTTTGACTTAGATAAAACCAATAGTAGAATTGAGATTCTTGAAGGTTTAATTGCCGCACTAGCCAATATTGATGATATTGTAAATATTATTAGAAAAAGCGATAGTCCAACAGAAGCAAAGAATACTTTGATGGACAAATATAGTTTTACTGAAAACCAAGCCAAGTCTATTCTAGACATGAAGCTAGCAAGACTTACTAAGCTTGATGGTGTAAAACTAAATGATGAACTCCAAGAGAAGCAAGAATATGCGGCAAAGTGTGCGGAGATTGTCAATTCTGAGGATTCCCGCAAGCAAGTTCTAATCGAACGACTAACTGAACTTAGAGATAAGTTTGGCGATGCTCGCCGTACTAAAGTAATTCAAAAGACAATTACTAAGAAAGCTAAGAATGGAACAACAAAACAGTCAGAGCCTGCTGAAGACGTTGTTATTACTTATAATCCTGTTGGATATTTACAGCGTATACCCGTATCAAACTATCGCAAATCAAATTTCAAAAGTTTCAAATGCACTACAGAAGACCTTATACTATTGTTTAGCAACAAAGGACGTTTCTTTAGAACCTCGCCAAAGGATATTAAGTCTTGCAGTATAAAGGATAAAGGTACTGCAATTGGAGCTATTGTAAAGCTTCAGCCAGGAGAAAAGATTATCAATGTATTTTCTTCTATCCTTGATGAAAAACATCCTTACTTGACTTTTATTCTAAAAAATGGTATACTTAAAAAGTCAGAAAAAATTGAGTTTAATGGAACGACTCGAAATCTAAATGGCATGGTAGCTATTAAAATCAAAGATGATAGTGAAGTAGTTTCTATCCAAGAGACAAATGGTAATCATATTGTCATTGGTACTGAGCAGAATATGTTTATTCGATTCGCTGCTGAAGATGTGCGGCCAATGGGACGAAATGCCGCAGGAGTCAAAGCTATCAATCTAGCAGATGGAGATAGCGTGCGGGAAATGATTATTTGTGAACCTACAGATAAAACTATAAAGACTTCAATCGGCGAACTAACAATTACAAAACAAGGTCGAGGTGGAAAAGGTAAGAGATATGGCTCTTAGTGGTTGGACTGGAAAATATAAATTTGCAAAGAAAGAAGATTTAGAGGAAGTCTGCAATAAGTGTAAGCAAGCCTACTATGGAGACTTCCTCCCGCAGGATTGCTATAGTTGTAATCTTCCTAAGTTGATTGAAATTTGCCGCAATTATGCTTGGGAACTTACTGTAGGAGGGATTCTGTGACAGAATATCCATTCAAATTATATGAGCCTATGCTTGTGGGGTCTGCCCCTAAAAACTGGCAAGAGGTTCTAAAGAAAGAAAAGATTATTGGAACTACGAAAAAAGATGGTGCATACTATACGCTTGTAAAAGAAAATAATCAAGTATATCTTTTTAGTCGTTCTAAATCTAAAGTCACAGGATTTTATTCTGAGAAGATTGCCAATGTCCCGCATCTCGCAGAGTGGGCTATGGAGAATCTTCCCAATGGCACACATCTAATTGGTGAAATTTATTATCCTGGCGGTAAATCTAATGATGCTACTAAAATTATGGGCTGTCTACCTGAAAAGGCGATAGAGCGTCAAGAAGGAGAGTATGGGTATATCCACTATTATATCCACGATATTGTAAAGTATAATGGTGAAGACTATGTTCTAAATCAACTAGATTATTCTCACAGATATAGTAATCTTTGTAAGCATATTGATATTGAAACTCCGCATATCTCGCAAATTAAAGTGGCAGAATGCTATGATAATACTTATCTTGACCTAGAGAAAATTTTATATCAGCAACTTGAAGCCGGAGAAGAAGGTATGGTTTTCCGCACAGAAGCAGGACTGTACTTACCAGGAAAACGCAGACCAAATATTAGCTTCAAAGTGAAGGAAGAAACAGATACTATTGACCTAGTTATTACCGGACTTTTGGAACCAGAGCTTCAATATACGGGTAAGCAAATTGAATATTGGCCTTATTGGCAAGATAGTTTTGGTAGTAAACGAATGCTAAAACCCAATTCTGCTCGCACAGATGATTTGTGGATGCCCATTACAAAGAGTGCATATTATGGCTGGACAGGTTCGTTCGAGTTGTCCGCATATAACGAAGATGGAGAACTTGAAAAAGTAGGTCAGGTTGCTTCTGGATTAACAGATGAAATCAAAGAGCATTCTGCTAATCATCCTGATAAGTACATTGGCAAAGTGTGTGAAGTACAAGCTATGTCTGTGGATAAAGATAACCATACGCTTCGTCATCCTCGCTTTGTAAGGATGCGTGCGGTTGATGATAAAAATCCAAGAGACTGTAAGATAGAAGAAATTTTCAAATAAATTGACAATATAAAATTTTAATTATATAATATAATAAAGTTGAGAAAGAACTGAGAAGAAATTTTAAAAAGTTCTTGACAACTAAAATAAAAGCAAGTATAATATAGCAAGTAAAATAAAGTAAAGAGACAAAAGGAGATTTGAGTATGAGTTTCGTACATTCAGAAAAGGCACAGGCAGTTCTTTCTTATCTACAGGCAAATCAGGGTGCTGATCTAACTGCTCCCGATATTGCGGCTGCTACTGGTATTGAGAGCAAGTCTATTACTGGCGTTCTTAATGCTCTACAGAAGAAGGAGCTACTTTTCCGCGAGGTTGTAGAGGGCATCGAGAAGAAGGTTATCCGTCTAACTCCTGCTGGTGCTGCTTGCGATCCACGCGAGGAAAAGCCCGAGCCTGAGAAGGTTGCTGCCAACTAAATTCCAAGAGAGATAAAAGGAGAAGGAGGTAATTTATTTTAAGTTACCTCCTATTTCTTTATGGAAATGATGTTAGTATTAGGCATAGTATTCTTTATTATTTGTTTAGTTGGTTGCGGGATTGCGTATAAAGCTGGAACTAATAAATCCTATGAAGTAACCAAAGCTTTAGATGATAAAATCAAGCAACAAAATAATGAACTTTTAAAAGAAGTTAGACAAAAGGAAGAACAACTCCAAAAGCTAGATAAAGAGTATAAAGAAAAAGTAGAATATGTTTCGCAATTCAAGTCAGAAGCAGAATCGCAATATAGAGAGTGGATTGCAAAGTATAAAGAAGATTTTGATAGATATAAGTATTCAAAGTCTGTTGAAAAAGAAGTTATTGATAGAGAAGTAGATACTCTAAACAAAGATTTAGAATCTTTAAAGTCTCAAAAGCAATCTACTATTGAAGCTTTGCGGAGAGAGCATGAAGTAGAAGATAATCCTGCAAAGTATAACCTTCCGCTGCAGGACGATGAAATTCATGATATTGAATACCTAAATCAAATTCGTCCAAAGATGCGATTCCCGCAAGTAATTGGTAAAGTTATTTGGTCATCGTTTGTCCAGAAGAAGATGAATAACTTCCTTACAAACATTCTCGGAACTGAAAAGGTATGCGGGATTTACAAGATTACAGACCAATTAACCAAAGAAGCATATATTGGTCAATCGGTAGATGTGCATACTAGATTTACTGACCATATTAAATGCGGAGTGGGTGCAATCCCAGTAAGTTCTAGTAATCTTCTATATGCGGCGATGCGTAGAGACGGAATTGAAAACTTTTCTTTTGAACTTTTGGAAAGTTGTGAAAAGGAAAAACTAAACGAAAAAGAAAGATACTATATTTCTCTGTATCAAACTGATACCTGTGGTTTAAATATTACTAAAGGAAATAGTTAATGGGTCAAGTTATTATTAAAGATATTACGCCTGAAAATCCAATTACTTTAATTGGAGAAATGATTGGCCCCTGTTATGGGAGTGACACCTCTGATTCTAAGAAGAATTATAAGCGAGGTATGAATTCTATTCTTGCGGGACACGGGCGCGTGCTTGAATATGCAGATGTGTGGCTTATTCTTGATGGATATTCAGCTAGAACTATTAGACAATTCTATACTCATATTGGAGGAGCACCGACTCGCACACAAGCAAGCACTAGATATATTAATGAAGAAAATTTTAAATATTATATTCCACCAAAAATTGAAAATTGCGATAAAGAGTGGCTATTAGATAGATATATGGATACAATGAATAATATTCAAGATACATATCAAACACTAATAGATAATGGTATTCCTAAAGAAGATGCTGCGAATCTTCTCCCTCTCGGAATGACAACTACGGTTGCAGTTAGGATGAATGCCCGCACTCTAATGTCGATGGCAGAACAGAGACTTTGTAATAGAGCTTATCTTGAGTATCGTCAACTTATGCGGGATATTATTAAAGCTCTAAAAGAATATTCTGAAGAGTGGTATGTTCTTTGTTCTACAATTATGAAATGCAAGTGTGATAAAGTTGGCTGGTGTGAAGAGGAATTTTCTTGCGGCAAATATCTAAAGAAACAGGATGTAATGGTAGTATCAATTGAAAAAGATTCAAACCCTAACGAATTTGACAGTTAAAAAATTTTTTGATATGATGTTTTAAGAAGTTGAAAATAGATTAAATAGGAGATTATATGAAGGCTAAGTGGACTAATAGTGTAAAGATTCAAGGGTATGTATATGATAAGGGAGAAGGCCGTCGAGAACTTCAGAAGCGTGTAACCGGTGAGAACTCTAAGAATCCTGGTCAGGAATATATCCAGGGTGAGCTAAATATTGCAACCGATGAAGATGCAACTAATGTTGTAACTGTTTGGTTCCAGTATGTTGCTCCTACTTATCCCGCTCGTGGTGATAAGCCTGAGCGTCCAAATCCAACTTTCCAGACTCTAGAGACTATTATTAATAATGGTGCTACTTTTAAAGATGTTGGAAAGGCTGCTACGACTGTCCGCATTGATGGTAATATTGGTGTAAATGATTGGTATGACCGTGATGGAGAGCTAGTTTCTAACAAGCGAATTGAAGGCAGCTTTATCCATCTAATGAATGGTTCTGAGAAGATTGCTGACCGTGCAGCAACCTTTGAAGCCGATATGATTATTTCTTCTGCAGCAGAGCGAGAAATGGAGAATGAAGAAGATAACTATGTTAACCTAAATGGTTATGTCTTCAATTTCCGCAATGACGTTCTTCCAGTCACTCTAACCATTCGTAATGAAGCTGGTATGAAGTATTTCCTAGATCAAGAGTATCCAATGGTTACTAAGGTTTGGGGCGATATTGTTTCCAATATTGTCAAGGTTGAGCATGTTACTGAATCTGCCTTTGGCGCTCCAACAGTAGATGTAACTACTCGTTCTATTCGTGCTTGGGATGTAATTGGCGCTTCTGCTGAGCCAATGGATTGGGACGATGAATCTACTATTACTCGTGATGAACTAAAGGAAAAGGTTCGTGAGCGTGAAACTCGTCTAGCTGAGCAAAAGAAGCGTGATGAAGAATATCGTAATCGTGCGGCATCTGCTTTTGTAGCAACTTCCACAGCAATTGTTGAGGAAGATGATGACGACGATGATGATTTTCCTTTCTAAAATAAGTAATACTGTAGAATAACTTAAATTAGAAAAGGAGAATTAAATATGGCTATTGATATTTTTAGCATTACTCCCCACGAGGTGAGTAAGGATTTAAGCGGATATACCGTGATGTTCTATGGAGAACCAAAAACTGGGAAGACAACAATTGCTTCTAAGTTTCCAAAGGCTCTGCTTCTAGCTTTTGAAACTGGTTATCTTGCAATTCCTGGTATTATGGCTCTTCCAATTAACAAATGGTCAGAGTTTAAGCAAGTTATTAAGCAGCTAAAAGATGAAAAAGCGCATGAACAGTTTTCCAATATCATTATCGATACTACGGATATTGCTTATGACCTTTGTGAAAAGTATATTTGTAATCAGGCTGGAGTTTCTGCAATTAATGAGCTTCCATACGGTCAAGGATGGTCGAAGGCAAGTAAGGAATTTGATGAAGCTTTGAGGGCAATCCCGCAAATGGGTTATGGTTTAGTACTAATTAGTCATTCACAGGATAAGACTTTTAAAGATGAAAACGGCGAAGAATTCAATCAAATTGTTCCGACTCTAGCCAATCGTCCTCGTCTAATCGTTGACCGCATGAGTGATATTATTGGATATGCGCACCCTGTCCAAGAGGAAGATGGAACTACTCATACGGTTCTTTATATGCGTGGCACTCCTCGATTTATTGCGGGAAGTCGTTTTAAGTATACACCAGACAAGATTGAATTTACATATGATAATCTAGTGAATGCAATCAGTGATGCCATTGACAAGCAGGCCGCAGAAGATGATGGTAAGTTTGTTACCGACAAGCGCACTGATGCATATGATGTAGAACCGGAGAGAGATTTCGCTTCAATGATGGATGAGTTCAAAGAGCTAACTCATCAGATTCAAAAGGCTACTGGGGCAGACTTTAAGACTAAGTGGGCACCTAAGATTGTAGACATTACTAATAAGTATCTCGGTGTTGGTAAGAAGGTCAATGATTGTACTGCTGCTCAGTCTGAACAGGTTGAACTAATTCTTTCTGATTTAAAGGATCTAGTAGGTCAGGGTCTTTAATCAATAAAATTTTAAGGAGAGTAGAAATACTCTCCTTTTTTATTTGACTTTGTAAAAATTATATGCTATAATATATCTATCTTAAACTGTAAGGAGATTTAATGGCAAGAGAAGTCAAATGTGTATATTGTAATCAACCGTTTGATAGAGATAAGGTAGAATATGTTCCAGTAAAAACCAGATACGCTCACAAAAAATGTTATGAAAAGCATGTAGAAAATGAAAAATATATAGAGTTAATTCATCAGAAGATGAAAAGTGTGTGCGGGAATACTTATCTAAAAACAAAAATTAGTAAGCAAATAAAGTCTTTTGTAGAAAATGGAATTGGCGAACGCGAGATATACAATACTCTAATCTATTGGTATGATGTAAAGAAAAGCGATCCCGCAGAAGCAAAAGGTGGAATCGGTATTGTCCCATATGTTCATGTAGATGCTAGTAAATATATGAAAACTAAATATCGAAGAGAGCATATGTACGACAATTTAAATAAAGATATTTTGCAAAAAGAAATAGACCTTAGAGATAAACCTAGAGAAGCTACAATGACTGCTCCGCAAATTAAACCTCCAAAACGTAAACATTATTTTAACCTAGAATAGAAAGGAGACTATGGGAAGTAAATACTATGATTCTCCTACTGCTATTCAAGTAATTGGATGTATATTAAATAATCCTAAGTTATTAGAGCAGGAAGATAAATATACGTTCAGAGAAGAAGATTTTTGTAATGAACTTCACAAAGTAATCTTTGGAGCTGCACATTATTTACAGAATAACGGAGCTGAGAAGATTACCAGAAAAGTAATTGAAAACTATTTGAAAGACAAACCTAAAAGCTATGGAATTTATCAGGCAAACAATGGCGCAGATTGGATGCACAATGCCTGGTTAAATGCAGATGTTGAAAACTTTGATTATTATTATCAAAGATTGAAGAAAATGACCTTGCTCCGCACATATGATGAAATTGGTTTAGATGTTAGTTGGATATATGACCCAGACAATATTGAAGATAATAAAAAGAAAAAGCGTCAAGAAGAATACTTAGAAGAAAAAACATTAACTGAACTCGCAGACGAAATTGACAATAAAGTTTTACGAGTGCGGGAAATGGTTATTGATAATGACGAAGATGAATCTTGTCAACTCGGAGATGGTGTTGAAGATTTGCTGATGCAGATAAAGCAAAAGCCAATTGAGGGCAATCGTTTATTTGATGATTACTTTTCTACGATTACTCTTGGAGCAAGACAAGGATGTTTTTATCTGCGAAGTGGTAGTACGGGAACTGGTAATTAAAATTGCCGTTCTACGAAGTAATTCTTAGAATTATTATCGGAGAAAAAATCTGGAACCCTAAGTCAATAGATATGGGAATCAGAGGTGAAGGATTGAACTAAAAAGCAATCCAGCCGCAACGCATAGATGGTGAACCTAGAAATAGAATATAATCCATCCACGAGGCTCCGACCCCAATATTTGGGTGAAAAGGTATGCTGGACTTGCGGGAAACCGCAAGAACTAAAAGATAAAAAACTTTTAGGATAACAAACGAAATCCCGAACTGCGATGGCAGATGCTTGTTTCCTTGCATGTGATGAATATTATGATGAAATACAGGAAGAATGGGTAAGTCTTGGCGAGTGTTGCCCAACCATTTTTATCTCTGTAGAGCTTGATAAAGAAGAACTCCAAACAATGGCTCTATCTTTCATAGGTTGCGTCCCAGAAAACCATATTATCCGCAATGAACTTTCTTTTGAAGAGCAACAACGACTTCAAATGGCAGTACAAATTCTTCGACGTTCTCAATTATATATCGAATACTTCCCTGATTATAGTTTAAAGGATATTGAAAATTGTATTAAAAGAAATATTAGAGTTCATCATACTGGCTATGTTTTTCTTGACTATATTACATCCTCAATGCGTATTATTGAAGAAGTAAGTCGAGCTAGCGGCGGTATGAAGATTCGTGAAGACCAAATTCTATTTTTACTTTCTTCTAAGCTAAAAGATATAGCAACAACATATGATGTTTTTATCATGTCCTCAACTCAACTAAATGGTTCTTATAAACAAGAAAAAATTCTAGACCAAAATATGTTGTCTGGAGCAAAGTCAATTGCCAACAGAGTTGATGTTGGTGCTATTATGGTTGATGCCACTCCAGAAGATTTACAAGATATTGAAGGATTAGTAAAAGCAAATCCAAATTTAGGTGTTCCAAATCTTAAACTTTCTATCTACAAAAATAGACGTGGGGAGTATAACAGATTAATTCTTTGGATGCGGGCTGATAAAGGAACTTGTAGGTATCAAACATTATTTGCAACTGATTATAATTTTAAGTTAATTGATGGAATCTTAGATAGAAAAAAGGAGGGTGATGAATAGTTGGCTTACTCTGTTGAAGATGTAAAAGAACAGCTTGAACTTGAAGATATTATCACTCTCCTTGATTATTTTGGAGCAGAGCCAGAACAACGTGGAGATTATATCGTTGCTCGCACAATCTGTCATGATGGAGATAGTAGAAAACTTTACTACTATGAAAATGATGGAATGGGTCTATTCCAATGTTATACCCACTGTGGTTCGTTTGATATTTTTGAATTGGTTCAAAAAGTTAAACACCTTAAAGATTTAAACTCTGCGGTATATTTTGTAGTTAATTTTTTGAACCTACAGAGTCAATTAGAAGAGGTAGATGAACAAGAATATTCTGAAGATTGGAAATATTTCCAACAACAAGCAAGAATTCAAGAGGAAGAGCAAAAAGAAGAACAGAAGTTAGTTCTGCCAGAATATGACATAAACGTTATAAAATATTTGCCGCAACCACGATACTTAAATTGGGAACGAGAGGGAATAACAAAAGAAGTTTGCGATTATTGCCAAATTCATTATGACCCTCTTGGAGGAAATATCCTAATTCCGCACTTTGATGTTGATAATAGATGTGTTGGTATTAGACAGAGAACTTTGGTCAAAGAAAATGAACAATGGGGCAAATACAGACCTTGGAAATATTGGGATGATAAAGAACATAAAAATGTTTTGTGTAATCATCCTCTGGCATTTTCTCTATACGGATTAAATTGGGCGAAGGAAAATATCCAAGAGCAAGAAATAGCTGTAGTGGTAGAGTCTGAAAAATCAGTAATGCAATATATTAGTTACTTTGGATTAACTAATAATATCTGTGTAGCTGTGTGCGGCAGTTCGTTATCTAAATATCAATTCCAACTTCTTTTGGATTGTGGAGTAAAAGAAGTGGTAATCGCTTTCGATAAAGACTTTGAAGAGATTAACTCAGAAGAACGTGAAAAAGTTGAACAAAAACTAATGAAGATATATAATAAGTTTGGTTCAATGGTCAATATGAGTTTTTTATTTGATAGTCAATGTAATGTACTTGGTTATCATTCTAGCCCGTTAGATGAAGGTAAGGAAAAATTTTTATATCTATTTAGAAATAGGATTATACTATGAAAAAGAAAAATATTAAAGCTAAATGCGAAGATTGTTCTTTTCTATGCGAAATACATGGGGTTTACTCCTGCGGGATTATTCGTGATGAAATGTGGATAGCTGGTTCTCTTTTTGAGAATTTTCGCAAGAAAAGAGCAGGTAAAAACTGCCCTTGGTTTGATAAAGCGGATGAAGTATAATGACAAATAAAATTGAAGAGTATAGAACAAAGCATCCTAGATGTAGATATTGCAAGTATTCTAAACATGTAACAGCTCCTGTATTCTTGTGGGGATTTAGTGACTATCATGAGTGTGTGTTAAAAGCTAAAATTATTAAATACTGGTTTTATGATAGTATTGCAGGAATGTTTTGTAAATATTATGAATGTGGTGATATTAAAATAGATGAAATATAAGTTATATAAAGATACTATTCCAGAATATTCTGCTTTACAGCAGATTCTTTATAACAGAGGAATTCCAATAGAGAAGCAGAAAGAATGGTTAAGTGCGGGATGGGATGAAATTAACGATTGGCGATTATTTGATTTAATGGAATCTGCGGTCAATAGAGTATATAATGCAGTACAAAATGAAGAAAATGTCCAAGTAGTTGTAGACTGCGATACTGATGGTTACACTTCTTCAGCAATATTGACAAATTATCTCTTTACTTTATATCCAGATTGGACACATTTTCATCTATCGCATACTCTTCACAAAGGAAAAGAGCATGGACTATCAGATGTTCTTGATGAAATATTGTCAGATACTAAATTAGTAATTTGTCCAGATGCTGCAAGCAATGATATAGAAATTCATAAACAATTAAAAGAAAAAGGTATTGATGTTATCTGTCTTGACCACCACGAAGCAAGCGAACATAGTAATGATTATGCTATCACTGTAAATCCTCAAATTTGCGATTATCCAAACAAATCGCTGACCGGTGCAGGGGTTACTTGGCAATTCTGTAGAGCGTTTGATGAATTGTATGCGGACGAGCCGCACGCAAATGATTTTATTGATTTGGCTGCTCTAGGCGATTGCGGCGATATGGCAGATTATAGACAATTAGAAATTAGAGCACTGTGCAATATTGGGTTTTCTAATATTAAGAATCCATTTTTCTTTTCTATGGCTAAAAAAAATGATTACTCAATCCAGAAGATGAATGGAGTCAATTATTATTCTATGGCTTTCTATGTAGTCCCATTTATCAACGCCATAGTCCGCAGTGGCACAATGGAAGAAAAGAAAACAGTTTTTGATTCTATGCTCTTGGAATATGCCTTTGAAGATACCGAATCATCCAAAAGAGGAGAAAAAGGAAAATCTGTTCCTCTATATGAAGAAGCTGTTACTGTCGCGGAAAGAGTAAAGCGCAGACAGACAAAACTTCAAGACGAATCAATGGAACTTTTGGAGAATAAAATTGAAGAGGAAAATCTTCTAGATAATGCGATTATTCTCTGTTTATGCGAACCAGGAGAAGTCGAAAAGAATCTCCAAGGGTAAAAGCTACTTGCCCTTTTAGATGCCTTTTCCGTTTGTCAGCGGGGTAATTATTTGGGCAAAATCAAATAATTGCTAACGGGGAAATCTCAAAAAAAATAAAAGGGGTTTGGTAAAAATACCAAACCATACGAGACAATCCCGTGGGAAGGTTTTATTATGAAAAAATTTATTTATAAAATCACTAATTTGAAAAATAACAAAATTTATATCGGCCAGACAAAAGATATACAAAGAAGATTTAGAGAACATAAAAATTGTATGTATGGTTCTGAGAAGTGTAAAAATAAACACTTGTATAGATCAATTCAAAAATACGGAATAGAATCTTTCTCTTTTGAAATTATCGAAGAAACAGAGCATTATAATGAAAGAGAAAAATATTGGATTGACTATTATAATAGTAATGACCCTAACTGTGGATATAATGTTGATTTTTCGACGTTAGACGGAAATCATATTGGAAGACTGTCTGAAGAGCAAATACAAGAAATCTATTGGAAATTAGCTAATACAGAAATTTCATTCGAAAGACTTAGGCAAGAATATAATCTCAAAAATGAAGATTCTATTAGAAATATTAATAGAGGTATTGTATATTATCATTCAAATACTCAATATCCTATAAGAAAAAATAGATTTGTTTCGGCTAGGGAAAAAGCTGTAAAAGTTATTTCAGATCTAAAAAATACCAGTAAATCTTTTCAACAAATAGCAGAAGAGAATAATACAACTACTTCTTATGTTTATCAAATAAATAAAGGAATAAGAGTTTTTATAAAGAATGAAGAATATCCAATTAGAAAAACAAAAGATAAAAAACAGCCAGTGTCTTTTTCTGAAGAAGATATCCAAGCAATCAAAAAAGATATAAGAGAAACCAGCCTGAGTTGGAAAGAATTGTCTGAAAAATATGGCGGAAATATAAAAGTTTATCAACATATAAACACTGGAAAAACATATTATGATCCACAACAGGAGTATCCAATTAGAAAACAAAAAAATATAAAAAAAATTCCTGAGAATAAAATTAATGAAATTATAAATTTATTACAAAATTCTTCTTTATTACAGAAAGAAATAGCAGAAAAAACTCAAATTAGTGAACCAACAATTAGAAAGATCAATAGAGGAGAAGGCATTTATTTTAGACAAAACCTTAGTTATCCTCTAAGATGATTTTTATAATAAAACAACCTGTAGAGACTATTGCGGGTCAAGCCGCAAGTAGGGTTATTATTGACACATAACTCGAAACGGGCATCCTTGCTAAGTATTATTTATAATATAGCAAGTAAGATATAGTCCATACCAACAGTGATGTTGGATAAATATGTAGTTGCTAATAAAATCCAAGCCAAATATCAAAAACCTGCGGCAATTCTTACTTACAGTAAAACAATAAATGATGATGAACCATATTATCGTGGTAGTATGCGGAACTATTCTTTATCTCAAATTCAGAATCTAAAAGATGAAGTAGAAAAAACGGGAGAAATAGAATTCTGCGCTGGTCATCAAGGAGCTTTTGGAAGTGGAATTGCATTATCGCATGTTGGTTCTTTCTTAGAAAAATTCAATAATCAATATAAAGATATTGACCAAACTCCAACCTATTGGGTAGATTATATATGGAATTCCCGCACATTAGATGGTAGTAAGATTTTAGATATAGCAGATTTGAATATCTATGGACAGGAAATTCCTGAAAGTTTAGTTGCTATTGAGGATGTTGCCCTGAATCCAAGCATGGTTACTTTGATGGGATTAGAAAAAGGCCACCCAACAATCAAGATTCAAATTGGCGATGTTAGTCTAATAAAATTCAAAGCTAGTGAAGAACTCTATGAAGAAATGTGCGACGATAATATGGTTCTTACTTGTGTTTGTAAGCCGAATAAAAATGAATGGAATGGTAATATTTCTCCACAATTGATTGTAGAGGATTTTGATTTGCGGGAAGAGTGGATTTTCTAATGAGAATATTATGTGCCTGTGAAGAATCTCAAGCAGTATGTAAAGAATTTAGAAAACTTGGACATGAGGCATATTCTTGTGATATTGAACCTTGTAGTGGTGGGCATCCAGAATAGCATTTGCAACAAGATGTAAGAGAGATACTGGGGGTGGCATGGGATTTAGTAATTGCTTTTCCTCCCTGCACTCATTTAGCTTCTAGTGGAGCGAGATGGTTCAAACAGAAACAGGCAGACGGTAGACAACAGCAAGGTATTGATTTCTTTATGCTGTTTACCGATTTGCCGCACATTCCAAAAGTAGCAATAGAAAATCCAGTTGGAATAATGAGTACCAAATATAGAAAACCTGACCAGATTATTCAGCCTTGGATGTTTGGTCATCCTGAAACTAAGGCCACTTGTTTGTGGTTGAAGAATCTTCCTCTATTAGAACCTACAAACGATGTGCGGGAATTGATGGAAAATTTATCTGACAAAGAAAAGCATAGAATTCATTACATGTCTCCTGGGAAAGATAGGGGTAAGCTTAGGAGTAAAACTTATGAAGGAATTGCTAAAGCAATGGCAGAGCAGTGGAGTATCTAATGAAAGAAGAGAATTGTAAATATGTAAAAATTGATATATCTTGGTATAATGAGTTAATTAGAAGTAAAGCAAAATATGATTTCTTTATTGATTCATTAATTGCTTCTAATTTAAAAGACTATGATATGTGGGTGTTAAATGATGCTATAAGAGATTATTATTCTAAAATGGGAAATCCAGAATTTATTTAAAAGGAGAATAAATGTTTTTACATACATTAGTTGAAAAGAAGGAAATTGATCTTGATAAACTTTTAGAAGATCTAAAGACTAAGCCAGAATTTGTAAACTACGGTATTCAAATTTTTGGCAGTCTTGAATATACATTTATCGTAAACTGTGTAGAAAAGCAAATTGAAGAGATCAAGAAGAAAACTCCAATGCTTTTGGATGAAGATACAACAACTCATGACTAAGGAGAATAATGGTTTATCCTGGTAGTAAAAATAGGCTTGCTATATATTTTGTTCCACTTCTTTGAAGGATCATAGAAAAATATAATATCACCACTTATATAGAACCATTTGTAGGTGGCGCAAATATCTTTGATAAAATCAAATGTGAAAATAAAATTGCCTACGATAAATCTCAAACACTTATTGCTCTATTTAACCAAGGACTGAAGGATGCTTCTGTAATTCCCGCACATGGTAGTCGCGAATGGTGGGATGAAGCAAAAGCCCAGTACAAGGGAGAGAAATCTCGAACAATGCCAGATTGGGAAATTGGCGCTATTCAATTTTTTGCTTCTTTTGGAACACGTGGTTTTCCAGGTGGATATGCAAATAATAAAAATGGTAAAGACTATTACAATGAACATTATAGGAACTTTATAGAGCAGTTAGGTACTCTTCACCGCACAGGCGGTACATTTTATTGTGGGAATTATGAAGATATTGAAATCCCAGATGGTTCACTTGTATACTGCGATCCTCCATATGAAGGGACTAAGCCATATGGCTATAGCTTTGAGAATGAATTTAACCATCAGCAATATTGGAATTGGGTGCGGGAAATTAGTAAAAAGAATTACGTAATTTGTAGTGAGCAACAATGTCCAGAAGATTTTGAGGTTATCTGGTCTGGGGAATTGACACGTATGGTTTCTGCAAACAATGATTATAAAGGCTCTGAAATTCTTTGTGTTTATAGGAATGGACTCCTACAGCTAGGAAACTAGCACAGGAAAATAATTCTGTACAGCTTCCTTTTTTTATGTTATAATAAGTTTATAAGAAACTTGACAATGCTATATTATAGAATAATAGTATAGTAGACACTTATAAAAGGAGTTATATAGAATGGGAAGACAAAATGCTTACAAAGAAGGAGACAGAATAGGTCCTTATAAAATTCTTTTATTGAAAAAAGATCATAAAAATGCACATGGAGAGTGGTATAGCTGGTTTGAATGTCCTTTTGATGAAAATAAATTTTTAGCATCCCATAAGCACATTGCCGATGGAACAACTTATAGTTGTGGATGCAAAAGAAAAAATAATTTAGTTGGACAAACATTTGGACGATTGATTGTTTTAGAAGATAGTGGAAAAAGAGATAGCAATAGGCGTATTATTTGGAAGTGTCAATGTAATTGTTCTGCAAAAACAATTACTTATGTTGATACAACTAGTTTGTTATTAGGTCGAACAAATTCTTGTGGTTGTATTCAATCTAAAGGCGAAGAAAAAATCAAGCAAATATTATCTGAAAATAATTTTAGGTATGAAACTCAAAAAATATTTGAAGACTGTGTAAACCTTCAGACAGGATATAAACTCAAATTTGATTTTTATCTTCCTGATTATAATTGTTGTATTGAGTATGATGGAGAACAACACTTTAGAAAGACTTTTTATAGTCATGATAATTTTGAAGAAAGGCAAGAAAGAGATAATATAAAAACAAAATATTGCAAAGATAATAACATCAATCTTCTCAGAATTTCTTATTTAGATTATAATAAACTTTCTTATACGTATCCTCAGAAAAAACTAAAGGAGTTATATGCATAATCATCGTGCATCCATACACAACCATACTTTTTATAGCAATTTACGTCTTTTGGATGCCTTGAGTGACCCAAAAGAGTTGATAAACAAAGCCTTAGAACTGGGTATTGATATGATTGGCATTAGTGACCATGAATCTTTATCTGCACACATTGAAATTAACCAGTATGCGCATGAACTTCAAGAACAATATCCAAACTTCAAAATTGCTCTTGGGAATGAAATTTATCTAACAGAAACAAGAGATAAAAATCAGCCATATTATCATTTTCTATTGACTGCTTGTGATGAAATTGGTCATCATATTCTTAGAGAAGCTTCTAGTGTAGCTTGGATAAATAGTTTTTATGATCGAGGTATGCAGAGAGTCCCACTTCTTTATTCTGAATTAGCGGAAATTATCAAAAAATATGGTAAGGGTCATTTGATTTCTTCCAGTGCTTGCATTGGGTCGATTGTAGGACAAAATCTTTTAGCTATTCGAGACGCAGAACAGATTGGGGATAAAAAACGTCGCAAACAAGCCCATGATAATATTGTAAAACACATTTTGTTCTGTAAAGAATGGTTTGGAGATAACTTCTATTTAGAAATTGCTCCCGCATTATATGAAGAACAAATATATGTAAATAAAAAAACTTTACAATTATGTGATGTGTTTAATGTAAAAGCTACTATTCAAGATGATAGTCATAGAATTACACAAGAAGATTATCTTGCACATAAAGCTTTACTAAATAGTAAGCAGGGTGAACGAGAAGATATTGATAGTTTTTATCAATATACTTATTTACAATCTTATGACGAAATTAGAAAACATATGGAGCCTGTTGGATGTGATTGTGACCAATTATTCCGCAACAGCATGGAGATGTATGATAAAGTAGAATTTTACTCTTTATTACACCCCCAACAAGTTCCTACTGTGCCAGTAAAATATTATCCAAAAAAAGAACAACATACTCAATATAAACATCTTGATAAGCTTTACAACAGCGAAAATGAACAAGAAAGATATTGGGTAAATTATTGTGTTGATAAATTAAAAGAAAAAGATTTATATAACGATACTTACCTCCAAGAGCTAGATAATGAAGCAGATATTCAAATTGAAGTGGGCAAGCAATTAGATACTTGTATTTTTAGTTATCCAATTTTCTTGCAACACTACTTTGATCTAATTTGGGAGTGTGGCGGATGTGTAGGAGTGGGTCGCGGAAGTTCGGGAGCAGGCTTAGATAACTACTTGATGGGACTAACGCAATACGATTGTATTGAACAAGGAGTAAATAATTATTTTCGTTATTTGAACAAAAGCCGTATTCAGCTTCCTGATCTGGATTTTGATCTTCCCCCAACTGTGCGACCTAAATGGTTTGAAAAAATCAAAGAAGAGCGTGGAGAGTTGGGATTAGTTCAAGTTTGTACTTTCTCCACAATGTCAAGTCGAGCATCCGTGCTATCTGCTTGTCGAGGATATAGATCAACAGAGTATCCAAACGGTATTGATAATGATGAAGCACAATATCTGACTTCTTTGATCGGTAGCAATAGAGGGTTTACTTATACTATCAAAGATATGGTAGAGGGTAATCCCGCAAAAGATTTGAAACCCAATAAAACTTTTCTAAATGCTGTAAATAAATATCCTGGACTATTGGAAATTATCCAAAAACTTGAAGGAACTGTATCCAATAGGTCAATTCATGCATCAGGGGTTATTTTTAATGATCCTGGACATGAATTTGATAATGGGGCAATTATGACTGCTCCAGATGGCACTTTAATTACTCAATGGTCACTTCATGCGGCAGAAGCTGCGGGAAAAGTCAAAATAGACAGTCTTGTAACCGACGTAATGGAAAAAATTACTCAATGCATCCAACTTTTACAAAAATATAATCAGATTGAGCCAGACCTGACTCTCCGAGAAACTTATGATAAATATCTTCACCCTGATGTTTTGCCTTTGGATGACTCTAGGATTTGGGATGCTGTGGATAGCGGTGAGATTTATTCTTTATTTCAATTTCATACCACTGTTGGTTCACAAGCAATCAAAAAACTAAAACCTCGCAGCGTAAAAGAGCTTTCTGCTATCAATGCTCTAATTCGCCTAATGGCTCAAGAAAAAGGAGCAGAAACTCCTGTAGATAGATATTTTAGAATCAAAAACAATCCCAAAGAATGGGATAGAGAAATGGATTCTTATGGACTGACAAAAAAAGAACAGTCTATTATCAAAGAGTATTGTGCAGGATATTATGGAACTCTTCCTCTACAAGACGATTTGATGCTTATGATGATGGATGATAGATTATTTGGCTTTGATTTAGAAACAACTAACGAGGCTAGGTCTATTATTGGGAAGAAAAAGATGGATAAAATTCCCAAGCTGCACAAACAAGTTCTTGAAAAAGCTAAAAGCCCCGCACTTGGCAGATATATTTGGGAAGTTTTATTTTCTGAACAGCTTGGCTATGCATTCAATGCTGAACATACTCTTTCGTATTCAATGATTGGTGTTCAGTGTGCCTATTTAGCAACTTATTTTCCAGTTGTATATTGGAACTCTGCATGTTTACGAGTAGAAGCAGGTCTAGAAGACGATGCTTCTACAAACTACGGAAAAATTGCAAAAGCCGTAGGAGAAATGATTGATAAAGGTATCAAAGTATCTCTAATTGATATAAACCGTTCTAGCTATGCTTTTGAGCCGGACGAAGAATCAGACACTATTCTATATGGAATGAAAGCATTGAACGGCTGCGGTGGAGATATTATTCAAGAAATTATTTCCAATAGGCCATATACAGGTTGGAAAGACTTCTTTGAGAAGGTCAAACCAAACAAAACAGTAATGGTATCGCTAATCAAAAGTGGGGCATTTGACCAGTTTGGTGAACGTGCGAAGATAATGAAAGAGTATATCTGGGAAGTTAGCGATACTAAGAAAAGAATTACTCTACAAAACTTCAACATGTTAGCCGAGAAGAATCTAGTTCCGCAAGAGCTAGAATTTCAAAAAAGAGTATTTGTATTCAATAAATCATTAAAAAAGAATTGTGCGATTGATGGAGTATACGTCCTAAAATCTGATAATTACTATAAATTCTATAGTGATTATTTCGATATTGACTTACTAGAACCATATGGAAATAAATTAGCAATCAATGAAAAGACTTGGAAGAAACTCTACGAAGAACAAATGAAACCTGCTAAAGAATATTTCAAGGAATATCAGAAAGAGATTCTTGAGAAATTGAATCAGAATATCTTCCAAGAGAATTGGGATAAGTATGCGGCAGGTAGTTATGCGAAATGGGAAATGGATAGTTTAGGAATGTATTATCATGACCATGAACTAAAGACTGTGGATGCGGGAAGATATGAAGTTGTAGAGTTCAAGGATTTGCCGGAAGAGCCAGTTGTTGATTATACTTTCTCCCGCAATGGAGTAGATATTCCAATTTATCAAACGGTTCGCATAATGGGAACAGTGATTGCTAAAGATGATATGCATTCCTCTATCTCTATTCTCACTCTTGGAAGTGGTGTTGTAGACGTAAAGATGAATCGTGATTACTTTGCTAAATACAATCGCCGCATTAGTGAAGTCCAAAAAGACGGAACTAAAAAGATTGTAGAGGGAAGCTGGTTTCAAAAAGGTACTCTGGTAATGTTGGGTGGCTTTAGACGAAACAATATGTTTGTTTGTCGCTCCTACAAAAAGAGCAAATTCCATCAGCTAGAGAAGATTACAAACATCAATAAAGATGGCTCTGTAGAAATGACTAATAAACGCTACGGAGAAGAGTAGTAATGGCGGGGCATGTCGCCCCGCTTGACTTTTTTATAAAAATATGATATAATATTCCAGAAGTAGAAAGGAATAATATGTCAAAACCAGTTATAGTAGCCATTTGCGGGAAAAGCGCTACAGGCAAAGATACTTTAGCAAAATTGCTATATAATGACTTGAATCGACAAGGAATCGCCGCAAACCTAATTATAAGCGATACAACCAGAGAACTAAGAGATAATGAAACAAAAGGTGTAGATTATAATTTTCTAGACAAAATTACTTTTCTACAAAAGGCAATTAATAAAGAATACTTAGAGTATACAAAATTTAGAGGTTGGTACTACGGAACTCCTAAATCTGCGATCAAAGAAAATGAAATTAATATAGGAGTTTTTAATGTTCAAGGTTTGCGGTCATTGCTAGAATACAAGAAAGATTATAGAATTATCGTTGTATATTTAGAAGCTAGTTTAAAAACTAGACTTCAACGGTCACACGATAGGGAATATAAATGGAAGTTAGAATTTTTCCGCAGAGCTTGGGTTGACCACAGAGATTTTGAGAATATAAATAGTTTAGTTTGGAGTTTTAATCATCATATCCATTTGGGTGAATTTGAAACTTTGAATAATAAATTGTTAAGAGTTGAAAAATATTTAGAGATGGTGATGGAATGACTTTTTGTTGGATGTTTGTGATTGTTGCGGTATTCGCAGTTATTTCTTTTATTGGATTTTTAGGAAGTATTACAACAACTGTTTATTTACAGCACTTTAATGACAATCCTGATAAGATGACTAAAGTTGGTATGTGGACAGTTCGTTTCAATTTTATCAAGAATCTATTCTGGCAATGGACAATTTATCTATTCGCTTTCGTATGTGCGGTTGTAATTATTCTAAACTTTGCATAATACCTTTAGGGCATTTTGATATAAGGTATATATTGTGATTTTGATATATTATACTAACAATATATAGTGATAGAGGTGAGAATATGCAAGTAAAAAAGCGAAGTGGCGAGATTGTTCCCTACGACCTAGAGAAAATTTCTATTGCTATTAGTGGAGCATTTCAAGATTTTGATGAAGAATTTGAAGATATTAATGTCCTAAACAGCATTGATGATGATTTGTATAATTGGGATGAAGACCCAATTGATATTGAAGATATTCAAGATTTAGTTGAAGATACACTTCTAAACTTTGGATATAGACAAGAAGCTAAAGCCTATATTAGATATAGATATGACCATGAGCTTGCCAGACAAAAACACAATGATGAAGAAGTTCTTTCTATGATTCAAGGGGCAAACGATTATTGGGAGAAAGAAAATTCTAATAAAAATCCTGATTTAGTTACTGTCCAAAGAGATTATTTAGCTGGTATTGTATCTACAGATATTGCTAGAAATTATATTTTTCCAAAAGACGTTATTGAGGCTCACGATAAAGGCTATGTCCATCAACATGATATGGATTATATGGCACAATCAACATTGCACAATTGTGAACTTATTAATCTAAATGATATGCTACAAAATGGCACAGTCATTAATAATGTGAAGATTAATAAACCGCATCGCTTAATTACTGCAATGACTATTACCACTCAAATTATGGCAGCAGTGGCAGCGAATTCTTATGGCGGAGAATCTATTAACTTAACGCATATTGCTCCTTTTGTAAGAAGTTCTTATAATATTTTTCTTAAAAAGTATAAAGATTGTGGATTATCAGAGGAAAAAGCAAAAGAGTTAGCAACAAGAGATTTGAATAAAGAAATTGCTGATTCTGTCCAGACATTTAATTTTCAAACATCTACTCTATTTACCCTTAACGGCCAAGCGCCATTTTGTTCAGTGTTTATGTATTTGAATGATACTGAAGAATATAAAGAAGAACTTATTTTACTTATTAAAGAATTTTTTAAGCAAAGAATCGAAGGTATGCCCAATAGAGATGGTATTCCTGTGACACAGGCATTTCCTAAACTACTCTATGTTCTTGAGGAAGACAATTACAAGCCTGGAACGAAATACTGGTATGTAACTCAAGAAGCAATCAAATGTTCTTCTTGCAGACTTACACCAGATTACATCTCTGAGAAAGTCATGAAACAATTAAAAGTAAATGGCAACGGCGAAGGTGACTGTTACGCCTGCATGGGCTGTCGTAGTTTTTTAACGCCAGATGAATCAGGCAATGGTTTTAATAATATCTCTAGAGCAAAAGACTATGATGGAAAGCCTAAATATTGGGGGCGTTTCAATTGCGGGGTTGTAAGTATTAATCTCCCCGATATTGCCTTTGCGGCAAATGGAGACTTCGACAAATTCTGGGAAATTTATGAACATCGTCTTGAAATTGCTCACAAGGGATTGCAGACTAGAGCAAATAGGCTTTCTAAGACAAAGGCTTCTGTGGCTCCAATCCTTTGGATGGATGGGGCTTTAGCTAGGTTAAGTTCAGATGACACTCTTTATGATTTAGTCCACAACAACTATGCTACAATTTCTTTAGGTTTTGTTGGACTATATGAATGCGTGAAGATTATGACTGAAGAAGACCAACTAGGTGAAAAGGGAAAACCTTTTGCCTTAGCCGTTCTTCAAAAGTTAAATGATAAATGTGCTGAGTGGAAAGCGATTGAAAATATTGGATATTCAGTTTATTCCAGTCCGGCAGAATCGTTAGCTTATAAATTCGCGACTAAAACTAGAGAGCGTTATCCAGAGCAATTTGAAAAATTGTTTGGTAATAAGAAGTATTTTGAAAATAGTTACCATATTCCAAGTTTTAAAGAAATCAATCCGTTTGAAAAGATTACTATTGAAGGAGAATTCCAAAAGCTTTCTCCTGGAGGGTGTTTAAGTTATGTAGAAAGTGTTGATTTAAGCAATAATATTGAGGCACTTTATCCAGTTATTGAGCATATTTACAATAATATTATGTATTGCGAAATCAATATGAAAACATCCTATTGCCAAGAGTGTGGAATGACACAAACTATTGATGTATATAAAGACAGTAATGGTAATACTTGGTGGGAATGCGCAAATTGCGGCAATACAGATACTGAAAAGATGAATGTCGCTGCCAGAACCTGTGGATATATAGGAACAAATTTCTGGAATGATGGAAAAACTCAAGAGATTGCCTCTAGGTATGTACACATAGATGACCATCCAATTCAAGAAGCGTAAGTATGGGAAAAAGAATTGAATATCATAGGGGTCAAATAATTGGCCCTTATGGGCTAATATATATTAAAGAAGCTGAACCTTATATACAGCCGAGCAATAATAGACCTATGCGACAAGCGTATTTTGAATGTCCACATTGTGAAAATCACACTATTTTTATAACAAGAATTGCTTATGCAAAAAATGGACATACTAAAAGTTGTGGATGTAGAGCATTAGAAGCTTCTATAAAAACTATTCAAGAATATAATGAATTAAAATTACCAGTATGGAATCGGATAGAAAGAAAACCAGGAGACTATATTGGAGATTGCGGAGTTATCTATTTAAGTGAGGAAGAGCCTTATATTGCTCCAAAAACTGGCAGACCTTATCGGAGAGCTAAATTTAAATGCCCAGTTTGCGGAGATCCTTTTATAGCTTTAATGGAAAATGTATCTCAGAATAAAACAAAGGGATGCGGCAAGCATATTTCTCAAGGAGAAGAAAAAATAGATAAAATTCTTAAAGAGTTAGGTTACAATTTTGAAAGACAAAAAACTTTTCCTGATTTAAAAAGCGAACAAGCTAAAAGGCCAAGTCCTTTATTTTTTGATTTTTATTTATCAGATTACAATATCTGTTTAGAATATGATGGGATACAGCATTATTCCTATAAAGAAGAAACAGATGGCTGGAACACAAAAGAGAATTTTGAGAAAACAATAAAGCGAGACGAACAAAAGAATGAATATTGCAAAACTAAAGGCATTCCTTTGATTAGAATTCCTTATACAGATTTTGATAAACTGGATACAGAATATTTACAAAATAAAATTAAGGAGTATTTAATATGAGAATTGCTAATATTCGTTCTATGGATATATCAAATGGGACAGGTATCGGAGCATCGTTATTTGTCCAAGGATGCCACTTCCATTGCAAAAACTGCTTCAATCCTGAAACTTGGGATTTCAGTGGTGGCAAAGAATACACCGAAGAAACTCAACAAACCATTCTAAAATTGATTGAGCCAGAATATATTACAAGATTTAGTATCTTGGGCGGAGAGCCATTAGAACCACAAAATTCTTTGCATCTAGCAGAATTAATTAATTTAATTAAGCGTAAACGACCAGACATGAAAATCTGGGTATATACAGGATATACTATAGAAAATCTCTATAGCAGATGTTACTGCACTGTTGGAGGAGATTCTGAAGCAACTTCAAGTCAATACAGACATTTAAGATATATCCTAAATAATATTGATGTATTAGTAGATGGACAATTCCAAGAGGACAAGAAAGATTTGACATATCCATTTGCGGGTTCAACAAACCAAAGAGTAATTAACATGCAGGAATCCCGCAAACAAAATAAAATAGTTTTACTAAATATATAAATATAAGGCCACTTCATAACGAAGTGGCCTATTTTTTTTATTTGACTTTTTTCTAAAATTTTGTTATAATTATTATAAACGATAGAAAGGAATGGTATGGCAGTTAAAAAGAAGATTATACTAGATGACAAGCCAACATTTGAATTGGATAACTACGATATTCACAAGCAACTATACGCTCAGATGGAGCCAAACCAAGAGCGAATCAATAAGCAATTAACTAATATTGGGGCATGGTTTTCCGCCAAGTATCCTTGCAAATATTTTCTCTGTATGTGTAAAGAGATTAGCTGGTATACAGTGTTTTATCTAAAGTCAATGAATTATGACAAAGCTGTCCAAGAGCTAAAGAAAACTCTAGATTTTCGTGGTACAATTGTTGATATTGATTATGTGCACGCAGAGGACGCATATGAGTGCTGGGTAAAGAATCCAGAAGATGAAGTTGAAATGTATTACCTATTTCCTTACGATTGGGGTGTAGTAGAAATTGATTAGCGTTGTTGTAGCGGCTTTCCCGCAAGATGCCGCAAAGATGATTATTGTAGATGATACAAAGCAAGAGAAACAAGAAGATGTGATGTGCTGGGGATATGAAATTATTCCAACGTTAATGGATGTTGTGGAGAAGTATCCAGAAGTAGGAAAGATTACATTCCTTGGCCCGCAAGATTATATTCAGCCGTTTGCGGCAAATGCAGAAAGTGATTTTCCTAATATTACTGTAGAGATTGGACAAATGTAAATGATTAAGTGGCTAATTAAATCACAGAATGAATTTAGACTAGAGACTATGAGCGACGTTGAAGAGTTCCACAAGGAAATGCAGAAGAAGGCCGCAGATGAAGGGTACACACTTTCTTCTTTCTCTTGGATGGAAAAGGAAGTAAAGGAGAAGGGTCAGGTTGTGGATACTTATTACCAGGTTAAAACAACTTTTATTTTTAATACTCTAAAAGACCCTGAGAATCCATTTAGTAAGGTTGAATACCCTAACTATTCAGCGAGCTATATGCCATCAGATAGCGGCGACCCAGAAGTATTCGAGGAAGAGGAGGATTTTTAGTGGCAGAAACTATTAAGATTAAGTATTTACCTGGAAGTCCAGAACTTGAACAAATTGACAAGGGCGGATGTGTAGACTTATACAACTATGAAGATGTTACTCTGCAAGCTGGAGAATTTAAGCTTATCAATTTAGGCATAGCAATGGAGCTTCCAGAAGGATATGATGCAATTATTCTTCCTCGTTCTTCTACTTTTAAGCGTTACCATATCCTACTCGTAAATAGTGTGGGATATATTGATAATTCATATGCAGGGGATACTGATTATTGGCTAGCTGGAGTTTATGCAACAGAGCCAACTTTTATCCCAAAGGGAACTAGATGTTTTCAATTTAGACTTGTCCCCTGTCAACCAAAATTGGATTTTAATAAAGTTGATTCTTTAACTAAAGAGGCCAGAAATGGAATTGGAAGCACTGGTTATTAGTAAAAATAAGAATAGAAAATATTCTGTAGGCGAAGAAGTTGGTCCATATAAACATAAAATTTTAGGATACTCTAAAAACTATTCTAAAGATAAAAAAGTTTTATTTCTATGTGGAATTTGTCATAATAATTCTTTTATTTCTAGGTTGTCTGATGTAACAAGAACAGATAAAAGAAGTATACACTCTTGTGGATGTATAAATAATAATTACATTATAGGAAATAGATACGGAAAATATCAACATAAATTAATAGAAAATATTAAAGATAAAATGGGGAAAAATAGCTATGGGATATTTTTATGTGGTGCATGTAATAAAAATACTTTTAAAGCTAGAGTGGATACTGTAAAATATAATCATAAACTTAGTTGCGGATGCTTAAATGATTTATCTGGAGAAAAATTTGGAAAATTAAGAGTATTGTGTTCTACAAATAAAAGGGACAATACTGGGAATATAATATGGAAATGCCAATGTGATTGTGACAATTTTACAATTTGCTATGTTCCAACTTCTTCATTAAAATCTGGAAATACAACTTCTTGTGGATGTGTTGTCTCAAAAGGCGAAAATAAAATACAAAATATTTTACAGCAAGAAGGAATAAAGTTTTATAAACAATATAAATTTCCAGATTTAGTTTCTTCAAAAAATTATCAATTAAAATTTGATTTTTATCTTCCAGACTATAATATATGCATTGAATATGATGGAATACAGCATTTTAGTCCTACTTTTTATACTCATGATGATTTTGAAATTAGAAAACATAATGACAAGTTAAAAACGATATATTGTCAAGAGAACAATATTAAATTAATTAGAATCCCATATACTGACTTTGATAAAATCAATAAAAAATATTTAGAAGAAAGATTGGCAAATTAACATGGCAACAATTTTATCTCCACAGCCTGCGATTGATAGATTAGAAAATGAAGTTATTCTCCCTAATCGCCACTTGAATCCTACTCTTGGAGTAATTATTAAACCAAATGCTCTCGCAGAGGATTTAAGTTATTTTACTTCTATCCAAAAGAAAGCAGAAAAGTATAATGTTACTTTAGATGTGCAGGAGTGCGATAATCCTGTTGAGGCACAAAATGCTATTACTCAACTAAAACAAAATCCTGCAATGTGCGGGATTATTATTCTATCGCATTATTCTCCTAGTGCAGATATGGTGATCTATAATTCTATCCCTACAAGATTAGATATTGATTGTCTTTCTGCCAACACAATGGGACGTTTAATGACTAGCACTTCCAATATTGGTTATAGACTAGCTCCATGTGCGGCAGTTGCAGCCTATAAAATACTAGAGTATAATGGGTTAGAAGATCTAGCAGGGTATAATGTAGCAATTCTAGGAAGGTCACTTAGGGTCGGTAGACCTCTTGCCGAGATTCTTTGTCAGAAAAACGCTACAGTGACAGTATTCCATACTCGTTCTTCTAAAGGAAAAGGATTACAAGATTATGATATTGTAATTTCTGCGATGGGACAGCCTGAAGAAATTAGTTTTAATAATCCATACTACTTTGACGATACAGAAACGCTATATACTAAATATATTATAGATGTTGGTATCAATGTTAATGAATCTGGAAAATTGTGCGGCGATGTTGACTTCAATTCATTCCCCGATACCTTTAAGATTACCCCTGTCCCAGGTGGAATTGGTAAATTAGCAACCGTTGTTTTATTTACAAAGGTCTTTAAGAATGCAATTAACAAAATCTCAGGTGAAGAAGTATGATTTACTTGAGTTTAGACCAAGCAATGCGAACAACAGGTTGGGCAATCTTTGAAGATGATGAATTAAAGAAGTATGGCAGTTTTACTATCCCAAGCCATCATCCAATAGAGCAAAGATTGAATGAGTTTATGCGGGAATTGAATAATTTGTATCGAGAGTATGAATTCGATGAATTATTCTTTGAGGATATTCAAAATCAAAACAACAATGAAACATATAAAAAACTAGCATATGTGCAAGCTACAATCATCATTTGGTGTTACAATAACAATATCAAGTTTAGTATTCTATCGCCTAGCCATTGGCGCAGTGTCCTAAAAGAAAGGTGCGGGATTAGCTTTGGCCGCAAACGAGAAGAACAAAAACAAAAAGCCATTGAGTTTGTGCAACAATCCTTTTCTAGGATGGTTTCATCAGATGAAGCCGACGCAATATGTTTGGGATACGCGGGAATTTGTGAGCAAGGAAGAACAGAATCGGCTTTCTGATAGGAAGTATTTTCAAACTTACTACATGTCAACGCTACCAATCTCACGATTGATTGAAGTCACGAGCACGGTTTCGGTCAATCAAAATACACGCGCGGCAGAATTTTCAGAGGAGATTGTCTTTTATTAAGAGCACAAAAAAAAGGGCTACCCAATTAAGGGTAGCCTTTATTTTTTTATAGGAGTTGATTTACACGTTTTTGAACTGCGTTATAATCATATCCTGCAGCTTCAAGCTTCTTCTTACGTGTATTGCCATTTCCCCACTTACCAGCAATAACTTCTCTGGCAATAGTATCAATACTCTTCTTAGAAGAGCCAGAAGAAGATTTGCCAGTTAGAATTCTGTTAACTTCTTTCTGGACTTCATCATAGTTATAGCCCGCGGCTTCCAAACGGCTCTTGCGGGTGTTGCCATTGCCATATTTGCCAGCGATAACATCACGAGCAACAGATTCAAGGCTCTTGCCAGAGCTAGAAGAAGAACCAACACTAGCACCTTGCTTGATTAGATAGTCGTCAGCAGAAACTCCACCAGTAGGTTTGCCAACTGCTACATAGCGTTTCTTCCCAGAAGAGGCTCCAGTATATCGACCCCAAACCCAGCCATCACTAATCTTATACCAGTCGTCTAAAGTGACTTTTCCGCCTTTGGAATACTGAGCGACAACTTCCGCACTAGTAGAAGGAGCGGTGCGGACATTTAGTTTATTGACTTGGCAGACATAAACGCCACCAAAACCTGTACCAGTATGAGCACCGCTGCCAGAGTTGGTAGTAGGCTTGGAAGGACTAGAAGTGTTTCCACTAACATTACCACTCACTGCTCCACCACTAATCTGTGCACGGAGAGCGTTCCAAGCAGCATCTCCACTCGCTCCAGAAGGAGTGTAGTAATAAGGGCAAGACTTGCGGCTAGCGTCATAGTGACGAACCACTCTGTCCGCAGGAACATTGAAGTCTTTCATTAGCTTCTGGACAAGCCAAGTTAGACGGTCAATCTCTGCATCGGTATACGGAACATTGCCATTGATGCAAACTTCAATACCAATAGAGTTGCTATTAGAAATACCATACTTGCCATGTCCGTCACCGCAATGCCAAGTGTAATATTCAGAAGGATCGGCATATTCATAAATAGAACCATCATCAATAAAATAGTGTGCGGAGGCATTGCGATTTCCGCCACTAAAATACTGACAGTTAGCACGAGCAGAACCTACAGAAGAATTTCCAGAACCAACATAGTGGCAAACAATATACTTAACATCTTGGGTTCTTTTGGAAATATTGTAGCTGCCGTGGTATTTAGAAATACTATAAGACATTATTATTCTTCGTCTCCTCTTAAATCTTCGTTAAGGTCGTGACCTTCCATATCTACTTCAATAGTAGTATCTTCTTCGTCTAAAGGAGCATTAATTACATCTTCTAATACGTCAGCCATTAGCCCAACGCCTCCTTTGAATCATCTTTCTTTTCAGCAAAAGCAGAGAAACCATCCTTCAAGCCACTTGAAGCAGCACCAGAAACGCCACCGCTAATAATCGCCATAAGAATTGCATCTGCGGTAATAATATCTCCACTGAATAAAGTAATTAATAGAGATACTATTGCACCTTCAATAGTTACTACTACTGGAATCCAACGATTCTCAAAAGTTTCATCTGGAATACAATGCTTTAGAACGTAACCTGTTAGTAAAGCAAGAATAACAATGGGAACAATCATGTAATCTTGTAACATAGCTAAAATATCCATTGGATTTTAACCTTCTTTCAAAAATAAATTAAAGAATTCCTTCTTCAATTAACTCTTGAGTCATACGCTCAAGTTGAAGTTTTGACATTTTGCCGTCGTATTGGCTAAGAACTTCATAGCCGTCCTCGCCACGCTGAATCTTTGCTTTCGCGGCCATTTTTAATATACGATACATGCTTTCAGAAACTTCCATAATACATCTCCTTACATAGACATTGTGCTAACAAAAATATCAGAAACAGCAATTGAGAGATCAATAATATTTGTTTCCGCAGTATCAAGACGTTCAGGACCACTAGACATGAATGTCTCACGTTTAGCCTGTTCCTCTTCGCGCTTCTTCTTTTCTTCTAACTCTTCAGGAGTATAAAGAATATAACGTTGAATCTGCTCATATTCGTCCCAAGCTTCCTTAGCATCAATCTGTTCTTGATCAACAGCTTGCTTTAGGTCAATACCTTTAACAGCTAGTTGCTCTTCTTCTTCGTTCTGCGGAATAAAACCAAATACTCCATTATCTGCATCAATTTTTTCAATATGAGGATCATCCTCAGATTCAACTTTTAGTTCAGACCCATCTTCAAAATAAAAACAAGTAACTGCATAATGCCATTGTTCCTCTTGGAATTCAATAGCTTCATGGTGTTCTTTTAGAAGCCGATCAGGACGTAGATAACCTAGTTCCAGGTCAACATCGTCCATTGTGATTTCTTCATCATCTTCATTTAGAATTCTAGGCTCTTTGATTTCTTCTTCTGCCATTAATTTCTCCTTTTATCTCTAGTCTTTCCTGATATATACATCTTGAATGGTTTTACCATCAGGAATTTGTACATATAATTGCGGATTTTTTGATAGGGTTGCTGTTCTCCATTCACTATATGTCCAACTCATACCCAAGCATCTAACTCTATAGTATGGAGTTGCTAATGACGTTGTATCAGAAATAACAGCTGCAGTTCCAGATAGGGTGGTAGCGTCTGAAAAGTCGCTCTTAGACGCTCTTTGCCATTGATATGATCTAGGGTATCTAATATTAGATACTGTAGCTTGCAACGATACATTAGTACCAGTTTTAATGGCAGTTGCCGCAGATGGAGTTGCAGGAGATGTATATACATAATACCCAGGATATTTCCAAGCACTTGTGCCACTACTATTTGATAGCCTTACGGCAGCACCATAGCTATTGTTTGCGGCAGCTGTAATAGTAGCACTCTTAGTTGTGCCATCGTTAATAGTGGTATAAACCCAAGGGTCGTCATTGATCTGCAAAGCTCTTTCTTGAGAAGTTACTGGCTTATTAGATGCCGCAGTAAAATCCCAAGATAGAGTTAATTGGGTATCACTATTTCTAGTTAAAGTAACAGAAGTTGGTGCGTCAGGAGCTGATTGGAAGTATGGAACAGTATAACTTGCACTACAACTAGACGTATAACGTCGTGATGAAGATCGATACCAAACATTACAACTTAAATTAAGTGTAGAACCAGAATTATACCAACCTGCGTCAATCCAGCCAGAATCACCCCACCAACCTACACCACCAACTTGAAGAGTATCTCTCCAGCTGGGATGGAAGGTAGAGTTGTGGAAGTCACCACGAGATACGTAAATACTATATTTATATCGAAGGTGTTGTCCAGTCGCACTAGTTTCAGTTACGCCAATTTCAATATAGGCTTGGAATGTAGAATACTGAGTACCTGCGGTATTGCCATAGTTACCACCTAATGCCACTTAAACTTCACCTCCTAGAGTATAATAATCAATCATATAAACTCCTTGTATTTCCTAAAATAAGTCTATATATAATAAAAATGGGCAAAAATCTATAATAGAAAATTGCCCATTGTATATTTTATTTTACTAAACCTTAATCCACAGTTTCACATGTGAATCTGTTGGAGCCGCAGATTGAACTGCAACAGTGCCTACAGCTGAACCAAGCTCTGGCAAACCAACTGCACCAGAGGCGATTTCATTAGCTGTTACAGAATTCGCAGCTAAAGTAAGAGCACAAGACATATTAGCATTACCTCTGATACTTACAGATCCAGTAGCATCACCAGTGAAAGTAAGTGTACGAGCAGTGGTCCAATAGTTGGCTTGTGTAGCCGTTGTGGCATTGGTAACAGTACCATTAATAGTTGAAGCAGTAATACTATCTGTATAAATATTTCTATATCGAACAGTAGAAGTACCAATATCATAAGTAGAATCAGCAGATGGTGTTAACGCTCTAGAGGTTAACGTACCAGTTAAAGTTCCTCCAGCTAGAGGAAGATAACTATGACTATGGTTGCTTGCTGCCTTACCATTTAACTGGGTTTGAATATTAGAAGTTACTCCATCAACATAGTTCAATTCAGCAGCTGTTGCTGTAACTCCATCTAACTTATTAAGTTCAGCTGCTGTTGCTGTAATACCAAAACTACTTAGAGAATAGGTGGCATTAGAATCAGTAACACTTGTTGAACTACCATCACTACCAGATAGCGTAATTGTAGAACCGCTCTTGGACAGTGTATATGTAGTATTGGTATTAGGCGGAGCCTGCCAAATTCCATCACTTCTTAAGTAACGGTTAGCCGCACCAGCCGCAGGAGCTGGAACTAGACCGTGAGTGCCTGCTGCACTAGAGGTAGCACCTTCCATATCTGAATATGTGGTATTGGTATCAGGAGGCTTAGCCCAAGTGCCATCAGCACGCAAGTAGTTTGTAGTTCCTCCGCCCAGCTTAGGCAAGAAGCCAGCAGCGGTAGTTGTAGCATTACTGTGAGTATGCGAACTAGCTGCCTTACCATTTAACTGGGTTTGGATATTAGAAGTTACTCCATCAGTGTAGTTTAGCTCTTGAGCAGTAGCGGTGACTCCAAGAGAAGCAAGAGTAACATCAGGGATTTCAGGAATCACACCTTCTGCTAACTTGTCTGCAGTTACAGCGCCATCAGCAATTTTAACAGTATCAACTGCACCGTCAGCTAGTTTATCTTCACTAACAGAATCGTTAGCAAGCTGATTTAAACCAACGCCGCCATTGAGAATATAGAATCCATTACTAATCATCCCAAGACCAGTACCAGCAGTATATTTAGTATCGGTAGCAGAAATTGTAATATGTCCAGATACATCATCATGGCTAACTTGAACATTACTACCAGCTATAATATCGTCAGCGCCTAATTTATCATCAATAGCTTGTTCAAGCAATTGGTCTTGTTTTTGGCGCGCAGATGCTTCTTCTCCAATAGTAGAAGTTAGAGTGCTTGTAGTAACATAGTCGCTAAGATCAACTTCCACATCCGCAGTAATCTCTATACGTTCAGTAGCACTTACGTCTACATATAGTTTCTTAGTATCGGTAGTGATAACTATTTGACCCTCTTGAATAGCAAGGTCTTCTAATTTATCACTAGTTATTTTATAAGGTTTGAATAATGCCATTTATAATTTCTCCCTCTAAGAAAAGGGAGAAGGCAGAAGTCTGTTTTAAAAACTTCCAAAACCTATCTCCCGCCTATTTTATTCAGTTTAGATAGTACCCCAAGTAAGTGCGGCAAAGACCTGATCTGCCTTAGTTCCCTGAGCAGCAGTAGCATAATCGCTAGCTTTTGTGTAGGCCGCAGACTTTAGGCCATGAACAGCAACGTTTACACTGTCAACGGAGATTGTGCCGTTAGTAGCACCTTCGGCAATTACAGGCTTAGCAGGAAGTTGTTTGCGGGAAACAACAATCTTACCATCTGTCTGAGAGACAGCACTAACATACTGATTGTCAACTGCTGCGTCTTTTACGTCAAGAGCGGCGACAGCAGCAGCCGCAGCACCAGCAGCTTCATAGTTTGCAGCATCTGTGTAAGCGGCAGTACCTAGACCGTGTACATTTACGTCAGCACCATTTACTGCGATTGTGCCTTTAGCAGAACCTTCAGTTACAGAAGTAACAGGAAGTGCTGCACGAGTAACAGCAATCTTGCCGTTAGTCTGGACTACCCGAGAAACGTACCGATTCGTAACAGCAGCATCAGCAACATCGAGAGCGTTGATAGCGTCGGTTACAAAAGTCTCAGTAGCATAGCCGCTTAGATCTACCTGAGAAGTGCCGATTAGTTCAAACGCTCCATTGATAAGCATATATTCATTGTAATGAGAAGTTTCCTCGCCTGGATCAGAAATACTGCCATCGGCAGGAACCATATAGATAGTGTTAGCGTCAGCGCTACCCACTTTAGGAAGTTCCTCAACAATCTCACGCTTTAGGTGTGGAGCAGCGGCAATTGCTTCAGCAATCTTAGAATCAGTTTGAGTCTGAGTGTAAGCATCAGTGATGCCATAGCCCGCAAGAGTTGTAGCTTTATCAGCCTTGCCATTAAGAGTAGTTTGTAAACCAGTTACGTCTGCAATCGCATGAGTGTGCTGAACATTGGCTTTCTTAGCAACTTCTGTATCAGTATAAGCCTTAGCATCAGAGAGAGCCTTCTTGATAGAGCCTTTACCCTCACCATTAATTGTTGTGATTTGTCCCTGAACAGTGTCCATCTCTCCTTCGAGAGTACCCACACGACCTTCTAGAGCAGCAACATCTAGGTCAGCTACCTGAGCTGCGACATAATCAACTACAGCCTTTGTAGTAGCTAGTTGGTCATGACTACCTGCGCCAGAAATTGTCTTTCCAGTAGCAGGAACAACAGTTTGATAACCAGTACCGTTCCAGTAAGAAACTTGACCAGTTGCAGTATTTACATAGAGAGTGTTTACAACACCAGTTCTAGGGAATTCTTTTACAGTTTGATAAATTCCACCAGAGAAGGGAACATCGCCCTTGTAGATTCTGCGTTCATCTGTCACAAAGTATAGGGTATCTTGGTCTTTAACGTCTAGACCCTGAAAATCAGCCGCAGAACCCGTTAGAAATTTCACTAAGCTCATATTCTATGAAATCCTTTCTTTTAAAAGTTTTAAAATATAATCTTGATTTATTTTAGAATAATCAGTATAAGGAATTCTAATTAGAGCAATATGTTTCTGTTCGCAATATGCGTTTTTTATAAAATCTCTATAAACTGTTTGTTTAAAATGTTCTTCTGTATTCCACCCCTTCGAGGAAAAATAAGTATGCTGTTCTCCATCATACTCAATACAACAATTATAATCAGGAAGATAAAAATCAAATCTTAATTTTGCATTTGTTTTTGGATTTATACAGTCTTCAAAAATTTTTTCTTTTTCATAATTAATATCTAATGCAATTAAAATAGATTGAATTATATACTCTCCTTTAGAAGTTAAGCATCCACAAGAAGTTTTTCTAAAATCAGTAAGGCTTCTAGTATCAACTTCTACTATTGTGTGGTTGTCACAAGAACATTCGCATTTCCAAACAAAATTATCTTCTTTTCTTTTGCCTGGAACCCTCTCTAACACTGTCAGCTTCCCAAAAGTTTTACCTATCATTTCTTTTTCTGCTCGTTTAATTCTTGTTTCACTACCATTACAGCCGCAAGAAGAAGTATTTCCAGTTGTTAAAGAATTACAGTTTACAATAAATTCTGTTTCTTTTTCGCACGAGCACTTAACTTTCCAAAGAGACTGTCTATTTTTATCAATTCCCTCAAAAGAAAGAACTGTCAATTTTCCAAATTTTTGACCAGTTAAATCTAAAATTCTTGAACAATGACAGCCTCTTTTTCCTCTATTCACCTCAGCAATATCAGATTCAAAAGTTTTATTGCATTGATTGCAATGAAACAAAGCTCGCCTACGTTTTTTCATAGGAGGAAGTTCAGCAAGAAAAATTATACTCTTGTGTGGTCCAACATTCTCACCACGAATATATTCTTTTTTCTTTGGCATAAATTTCTCTTCCTCCTTTTTAATTTGCTAGATATTTTTCCATTCGGTTTTATTTGCAATACATATATATTGAGAAGTCAAAGAATCCCACTTATAAGTTGCATCATCAGAGATATATAGAACATTATCTTTTCCTGTGGGCGGAAAATCTTCATATACTCCAAAGAATAGAGGGTTGAGATTATCAGGAGTAATCTGTTTCCAACCCCCCCTATATCTCCAAAATATATCAGTTTCTTCTACATAGTAGAAACCCTCAACAGGAGCTAAGATAGATGTTCTATCTGTCTCTTGGGACAAGACGGTAATATCAGTATATCCTAGTCTTGTCCCATTTATATCTAAGTAAATTGTGTGCGTGTCAGTTACAAAGATAAGATTACCATCTGATACAGGCAACTGTGAGAGCTTTGATTGCAACGTATTATACGCTTTCACAATAGCCATCGTTCTTAGACTCCTTAATTAGAATTCTGTGATCGTCAAACTTTGGTCTGTATACGCTTTAGCTTGTGCAAGAGCGTCCGCAATTTCTTCAGCTACGTCCGCACCGCCAGAGCCAACAGCAGTATCGACATAATCTTTGATTGTAGTCTCTGCGGGAATCTCACCAACTCTTTCAGCAAGGTCATCCGCAGTAATTTTAGTATTTAGATTAGTTTGAATTGTTCCAATGGTGCTATCAAGTTGCCCCATCTTAGTATTATATGTTTCTTGGAGAACATAATCAGCTAAGTCTTCTGTTGTTGCATAGTCTCCAAGAGCAGTAGCAATCTTAGAGTCAACCTCACCAAGAAGCTCAGTCTCAGTCTTGGTAAAGGAATCAAGCTGAGTCTTGTTAGCGTGCTCGTGAGCCTTAGCCACAGCATCAGAGACACTGGCAATTGTTACTGTAGAATCTTTGATCTTGCGGCCAGTCGTTCCATCAAAGACAACGATGTTAGCATCAGTAGAAGCATCTGGGCCAGTTACCGCACCATCAACGTTAGCCTGAACAACTAGGAAGTCAGTATTAGAGGCACTATCAGCTTCATAATCCTTGATAACGATAATTAAATCGCCAGTTTCGCACTCTTGACCTGCGTAAGTTCCAGCTTCTGCCACTCTAAAGGTTTGACCAACAGTGTAATCAGTGGCAGGAAGAGGAGTAGAAGAATCTACAATACCAACTGTAAATTCATTTAGACCAGCAACTAGACGATCAACATATTGCTTTGTAACAGCTTCTAGATTTTGAGTGGGGTCTGCGGGAAGAATAACGCTTCCTGTGAAAGTAGCACCTGAAAGATCTGCTTTTTGCTCTAGTTCAGTAGTGATATTTTCAAGCTGTTCAGAGAGACTTGAACCATCTTCTGTTTCAACATTTTCAAAAATTACTTTATAGGCACTACCATCCCAAATATAACCTTTATTGTCGGCAGTGTTGATATAAATGACGCCCTGTTCTTGTCCTTCTCCTGGAAGAGATGCTACAACTTGAACGTAATTTTTAACCATGCTAGCGTCTACACCGATTTTATCAAGAGTGTAAGCACCAGCTGTACCATTTAGAACGTAAGATTCATACTTACCATTTTCTAAAACTTTAATTGTCTGACCAGCATAGGCTGTAGGACTTGCCGCATACGCTAAGGCTTCTTCTTTAGTGGAATAAACTTCACTTGCATCGAGAGGTAAAGCAATACCACGACTATAAATTTTAGCAGCAACAACTAGATTCTTTGCATCAATAGCCATATTTACTCACTCCCCTCACTAAATTTGAACCTGTAGCGTCATTCCAGCAGCAGCGGGAATAGCCATTTCGTAGACATAAACTTTATAATCAGCGCCTGCCGCACCATTAGCACCTTGAACACTAATAGTAGACTTTTCAAAGTTAGCTGCTAAGTCAGTGTTTTGCTCAACATAGAAGCACTTTGTCAAATCTCGCAAAGTAGCAGGATAAGCGATGATGACATATTGTTGTCCAACAGCGACATTGATGTTAAAAGATGTGCCATTGGCGGGGCCAAGTTTCTTATTAGCTAGACCACGCACAGTTTCACTTGTTGCTTCTGGAGCTGCACCCACGCCTGTTCCATAGAACAGATTACGCTTACCAACGAAAGACACTGCCGCAGAGGTCTTGGAGCCAGCTGGGATGTGTCCATCAGGAGAAGGTTGTCCAAGGTTGTCATTTTTAATAGCGCCATCTGCATATGTAGCCTTAGCAGTGAATGATACAGTTTCTTCTCCAAGAGTGAAGGTTTGAGCTTCAGTAGTAATTGGAGAAGTAGCCTGAGAGAGAATACTAACACCATTCTTTAGGATTTCAATCTGGGTTAGTTCACCAGCATCATTCTTAGTGAACGTACCCTGAAGGGTAGTGTTAATTTGAGTTCCCACCTCGTATGAACCCGCGGCTGTACCAGTGGATACGCGGCACGTAACGCCAGGTTGTGTGTAAGATGCAGGTACAGACTTCTGGGTAAGAAGCTTAATTAGCTCGTCCATTGTTGTACCTTCTGGGATAGTGTCACCAGTCTTTAGGCCACCAACAGTTCCGCCAGAACCAAGTTGCACTTCCCACTCTTGCTTGCTCTTGGAAGAACCAAGTGGCTTTTGAGTTTTAGTTTCATCAATGTATACAATTTCATCAGTATCACTAGTAATTACAATGTCACTTTCGTTGATAGTGCCATCGTCAATTTTACCCTGGATACCAGTAGATGCACCATGATAAAACCTGATGATTTTATCAGCCATTGTTCCCCTTCCTTCAATATAGATTTATAACGCGTTATAGATATATATTTAGTATTCTGTCATCAGAATACCAGTTGCTGTGTCTTTCTGAACAATTTGCTCTAAAGCATCCTGTGCCAATTCATAGGCTTCATTTGCTTTATCTGTAGCAGCAGTAATTTCACCTTTCATAGAAGCAAAATCTTCACGCCATCCCGCAAACTCTTTCTCCTGATCTTCCATTTGATGAACCATCTTCTGGGAGATATAATTCAAATTGATGATAGCAGTTTGAAATATACTATAATCATCACTAGTTACGAAATTTTCTCCAGAAGTAGGATCAGAAAGGACATGGACAATGAAGTTAGTAGATTGAACAATACTAACATCATCGACTAACTTGATGCAGCAAAGTACATCACCTTCCCGCAACATGGTTTGCGGCCAATGGATTTCCCAAATCATTGGGTCATCTTTAACATGCACAAAGACGTTTAGTCCTTCAATCCGTTCCTGTTTATGCTTCCAGGACAGATATACTTTAGAATACTCTGTAAACTGTGCAGCAGCTTCTTGAGTAAAGATTACTCTGAATGTGCGGCCATTGGCATCTCCCGCACCAGCTATAATGGGGTCGTCAATATCTTGATCCATTGATTTCATATTGACAGTGAATGCTTTTAACTCTATTGGCATTTTCACCCCTTTCATTGAATATGATGAATTGCTTCAACGACATGTCTATCTTGTAAATTTACTTTGGGTAAATCTCTAATTTCTTCCATCAAACCCTCAATATAAGAATTTCCACCAGCAGCTTTGTAATATAAGTATCTTCTCTCTAGACTTTGAAGATTTAAGTCATCAATAGCTTTAACTTCATAGCAAAAATAGTGATGTTTGTCTATGATATAACTCCTACTGTTCTCTTGGAGACGTTCTGTTGTAATAGCCCCTTGCTCTTCCAACACTTTAACTCTATTAGTTAAATCCCCAATGTTAACCAACAACTGAGAAACCTTTTCATCTACTGTTGAAATTCCGTCTGTGATTTCTGCATGTTCTTTATCTTTATCATTTTGTTTATTAAAGAACTTTCTGGTTTTGTTGTAGAACCATTCTATTAATTCTCCAACGAATTTAATAGCAACACCTAACATTACTATTATTAAAATGATAGATTCAATGGAGTATTGCTGGAAAAGACCAGATACTGCGTCCATTAATATCAATACTCCTTTCTCTTTTACATAGTCTACAAATTATAAAAATTGCTAAATATTGATGATTTGATAATGCCCAATAAAAAATAGGGATACTATAAAAGTATCCCTATAATTATTATTATTTAAGCTGTTCTTCGCCAGCAATATACTGTTATATAACTAGGTAATGTTTCTCTATTGTCTGTCGTTCCCATCAAGTTTGTTCCATGAAAAGCTGTTTCTGAAGAAGGGTTTCGAGCCATAATCTGATATGCCCATTTATATAAATTAAGAGTTGGCAATTCATATCTGGAAGAAGAATTACTAGCAACATTGAGCCAACTAGAATTTCCAATAGTGTCTATACATGCAGCTCCCAAGTCAGAAAGGGGGTGATTATGAGTATTACTTCCTCCAGTAGAGCCAGCAGAGGTTGAAGGATATAAAAATCTCCCAGAAATTTGCGTCCATTGCCCGCCAAATAAATTAGCAGGAGAGGTTGAAGAATATGACATATATATTGAACCAACAGGCCAAAATACATCACAAATATTAACCCAGGTAGCCACTACTGACCACCTTCTTTAAATCGTTGAAGAATAGAGCTATTTAAATTATAGCCCCCCCCAACGATTGTTAAGTTTATTGAGAGTCATAATACAAAATATCCTTTCAATAAGTTTACTTACTAAAAAGATATTAGATTAGGACATTATAATTGATAACTAAGCTGTTCTATACCAACAATAACAAGTTTTATAAGCAGGCATATTGTTATGAGTAGGAGCATATTCTGGAACAAATCTTTCTCCAGAATATCCATCTTGTATTTCAGGTAGACAAGCACTAGAAGCACCCCAAGAACTTCCCAATCCTGTAGCAGCGTATAAGGTATTCCATAAAGTATTATTATCTCCCCACCCAATTCTTAAAAGATGGCTATGTCTTGGAATATTTTTGTCTGTTAACGCTTGATCATTAGTGCCACCTGTACTTGTCCCACTGTTACAATAAAGGAATCTACCAGTCAAAGTAGCCCAAGTTCCACCAAACTTGCCTGCGGGACTAGTTGAACTATTGCTAATATAGTAACTTCCAACAGGATATATCATATTTAACAGTGTAGTCCAAGTAGAGTTGTCTTTAATGGATACATTAGCAAGAGTAGGCATTTATATCACCCACTCCACTAAATCTAGGCAGTTCTCCTCCAACAGTAAACACCTTGGTATGCGGGCATATTGTTGTGAGCTTGCCCCCCCTGTGTTAGTAATTACTGGGGTGCCCATAAGACCAGAGCCACTCCTCTCTGTCAACTGAGTCCACAGACCACCATCACTAGAATTACTATAATACCAACCAAGATTTACATTTATGTTTTGAGAATTATTATGACGTTGAAGAATATGGTTGTGACTTGGGATCTGATCCACTGTTAGGGTATGTGTGTTAGAACCAGCTGGAGTAGTATTGGTTGTGCAGTACAAGAATCGTCCGATGATTCGTGACCATGTGCCGCCAAAGCGAGTTGCTGGACTAGTAGAAGTATATGAAATATAAATACTGCCAACTGGATAAATTAAATCCAGGTATGTATTCCAAGAACTGTTATTTTTGATAGAGATATTTGCTAAAGTAGTTGCCAATTAAATAACACCTCCTAGCGGAGAGGCGTTAGCATATGCCCCCCCAGGAAGTGTCTCTTTTTAACACTTCTGAAAGTATCTAATATCATTTTTTACCTTTCTGTTATGATATTAGATTATTTGAATTCTAAGCGGTTCTAATATATACACAAACGCTATAAGAAGGCAGAGATGAATCGTTTGTGTCTGTATTGCCTACTAATTCTAACGCGTTGGTATAGGGTTCTCCAGCTTCACCACTATATCCAGAAGTTACCCAATATTCTCTTATATTAGGAGTGAAAGATATTTTGCCATATCTTCGGTTAGCAACAAAACAATTAGAGTTAGTCTTTCCTGCACCAAAGTCCCCACAAGCGCCACCATTACCACTTAAACTATGACTGTGTGAAGCACTTCCGCCATTTTGTTTTGGAGTAGTTGAACAATACAAGTATTTATTGGTTATCTGTGTCCAAGTACCACCTACTAAAGATGCTGGTGAAGTAGTTGTTGATGTGATATATACACTACCAATAGGATAAATTACATCTAACAAATTAACCCAAGTTGCCATATTACACCCCAAATCTTTCTGGGGTGCAAATAGAATTCAATAATCTAATATACTGTTTTCTATTTTCTAGACTGTTAGCAAATGCAAAGCATCCGCAGCAGCCCCCAACAGATGTGAGGTTTGTACTATAATTTAATTTCATGCCATGAAACTCCTTTTCTATCCTTGTAATTTATATTACTAATATATAATAAAAATGGGCAAATTATAGTAATTACAATTTGCCCATTAGAGTTTTATACTTTTACCCAAATTTTTGTATTTACACCATTTGGCTGGGATGAAGACACTACGATTGGAGAGTTGTCAGTTGCAGCAACGGCCCCACTTGGAACACTGGAGACTTGGCTACTGCCCCAAGTCAATTTATAACCCATATAAGAAAAATTTGTTTCATACGCTGTAATTCCTATATTATCATAACTTTCTGTTTTTCTTATATACAAATTCCAAGTTGAAGTCGCAGACTTGTGCAAATAAAAATCCGTAGAACTACCAGCCCCAACAAAATAAAAAGATGTAAGACCTGGGTCTGCACTGTTTGCCGAAGAAAAAGTAATAGATAAGGTTGTAGAAGTCCTAGTCCCTCTGCGGAAGACTGTAAACTCTATTGGAATATTTTGATAGATTGTACCAGCCAAACTAATTGTGGCAATCTTAACATATCCTCCAGTTCCTACTGTTCCAGAAGTGCTATAAACATACGTTCCTGCAGAAAATTTTACTTCTCCAGAGAATGTTCCTCCAGAACTAGGTACTGCCCCAACCATATCTGCGGTCAATGGCGAAAACGAAGCTCCAGTTGAACTAGTGTTATAGTAGGCTTGTGCCACAGCGCTCACCTACTTTATTAGTAAGCCCCCCAAGAGAAGGTTGAAATTCTGTCCATTATATCTTCACCCACAACTTTACACTATCGTCAGTAGGAGTATCGCTACCTACGTATACTGTTCCAACTTCACTCTTTAATTCCGCAAACCCTACTGTGTCTGCGGCGATATTTGTTGTCATTGTCCTAGTACCAGTAGCATTTAAACTAACACTACCAGTAACATCACCACTGAGTGTTAACGTTTGATTAACTTTACTCGCAGTTGTAGCATTAGTGGCGGTATCTGCGGAAGTTGCATTACCACTTAAATTACCTGTAAAAGTAGTAGCGTAAACATTCCTCCACTTCAAACTACTAGTACCTAAATCATAACTATTTGTAGAAGAAGGAGCAATTTGCCTAGAACTTAAATTACCTGTCAATGTACCACCTGCGAGAGGGAGGTATTCATTATGAACATGATCAACACTTGCAGCCCCAATATTTGCAGGAGTTAAATTAACATTGCCAGTTCTATATGCAGTTTCCGCATTGCCCTTAACGCCAGTTACTTCACCAGCAACTTGCCAAGTGCCGTCAGCCCGCAAGAACTTAGTAGTCCCTCCGCCAGAAGCAGGAACAAAACCATTCTCTGTAGCAGAAAAAACTGAGTGAGTGTGGTCTGCAGAAGCAGCGCCTAAATTAGTTAAAGCTTGTGAAGCGGTAGTCGCTCCTGTCCCACCATGACTAATAGGAAGCGTTCCAGTAATACCAGGTCTAGGACGAGCTTCAAAAATAGTGTCTGCGGCAGTAGATTCTAAATCCACTAACATGCTAGGATTACTAGTAATGCCAGTACCACCGTTAGCAATAGGTAATGTTCCAGTTACGCCTGGAGTAATATTTGCTGTACCATCAAAACTTGCCGCAGAAGTCGAAGCTAAGTTCGTTAGAATCGTGCGGGCAGTGGCTAATCTGCCTGCAACATCAGCCTCGTCCGCATGTAGAGCATCAGCCGCTGTAGCAGCCGCGTATTCTTCATACCCAGAAGCACTGTTTAGATTTGATTCGTCTACTACAATATACATTATCCCTGTATCATCTTGGATAACAGTGTCTCCAAGCTGAACAGTAGCTGTGGTTAGTTGGAATCTTGCGGCCTCATTGGTTACATGAACAACTCTTTCCAAAGCTCCTTTTGGAACAACACTTAGGGGTAATGTTCCTTGATTTACTTTAGAAGCATCAATATTTCCAATAACCAAAGCAACATTATTTTCGCCATTAAACGTTACAGAATTACCTGCTCCAACACCTGAAACGCTAAATGTCCTAGGTGTTTTTAGTTTTGTAGCACTTGCCGCATTTCCATTTAACTCACCATTAAAAGTTTGTCCAGAAGGAACGGTAATGCCTTTGTTTCCTGTAACTAAAGAGTTAAATGTAACTTGCCCAGCAACAGTTTGTGCTTCTGGTGTTGTCTTATCTAATTTATTATTTGCGTTATCATTTGCAGCTTTGACTGCGGCAGGAGTTGCAGCGGTCATTCCCTCTGAAGCATTTAAAGTGCTATCTGTTGCATCAGATAACTTTACATCGCCCTGTACTTTATCTGTGGCATCTGGAGCAATGTAAATAGGCTTAAAATCTTTTGCCACAGGGTCATAAACTTTTGCTACAAAATTTAATTTTTTGTCAGCACCATTTGGCATTTTCTCCTACCACCTCCTTATATTTCCTCTGCGTCTTGATACGCAATATCTATAATTGTCTCAGTTGGCAAATCCCTGTTAAAGCAAATTTGCCAACTATTCTGTGCAATTTCGTCAAATTCCAAAATACCAGTGTCATTTACTCTATACGCAATTGTTTCGCCATCTAGTTCACCAATACTTAGATCTGTTTGCGGCAGTGCGTCGGTATAATAAGTATATGCAATCGGTTGTCTTTCTGGAATCTGAATTCCAATATGAACCCAAGTTCTATCATACTCAGGTTCAATCTCTATTCTATCACTCACTGTGAATGGGCCTTTGTATTGAACTATCTTCAATCAAATCACCCGCTTAATTTAATATTGTAGAACTTGGTGCCCAATATTTGGGAATTGCAGTATCAGATTTTGTTGTGCTATAATACTTAAATAGCAGACCTTTTGCGGTAACTTCTGCTAAGGCATCGCCTAAGTTGTCTGTATTCTTAATCAGTTTAGCATCCCGCATACCAGAGTCTGCAATGCGACCAAGATAGAACCATTTGTAAGTGTTATAATCATAAGCGTAGAATTCTGTATCTTGTTTATCTAAGTTTTCACCCTCTTTTGGAGGGCTGTAAACTACGATCTTTTGCGCGGTCCCAGGTCTATCAACACTGTTAACAGTACCTGTTAGTCCATTGGCAAATCTGCTTTGTAGATAACCGCAGACACCAGTTCCAGGAGTGTCTTCGTCTCCCGCAGATCCTGCAATCTTTGGATCAAATCCTGCGTCTTCAACCTCAGAAGAATCAAGATTTAAACCAATCAAGATACCAGCTTGGTCTTTAATTGATCCTATATCGCGCCAATAAATATCTGGCTGTCTATAGGCCGTTTCTCCCTGGCTTCCCGCAACATTATTTACCCATGCGTGACCATTTTCGTCCTTACCATCATCATCTAACGAGCCACCTACATTTGGATAGCGATGTGCAGGATCGTTATAAAGCACTAACAGATGAAAATCCTCTGGCCGCACAACCATATCTTGAATATAGTTAATCGGATCGCCAATAGGTGTTGCACTATCTTCAGTATTATACTTTACAAAGATATGTTTATCTTCATAAATACCAGTATTTAAAGTAATATCTTGAATCACTTTAATCTGGAATGCTGCATCGTTACCCCCTTGGTTTAACCTAATTGTCTCACCAGTATTGCAAACAAATGTTACAACGCCATTTTCCGCAACACTAGCTCTAACAATTAGCTTTAAATGTGCATCAAGTAATTCTGCATTTCCAAAAGGTGCAGTTCCAGTTGGAGTGTCAATATTTAAATCTTGGTTAGTGTGATGAATATAGATATTACCATCATCTTCGTTGATATAAATATCGTCTGTCCAATCTAGCTGGGTTACAGAATCATCACCATAGTTCCAATCAATTGTAAATCTACCTGTTGTTTGATCTAAAGTTACACTATCAATCCATTTAATTAGATTGGTATATGTAAAGTTATCTTCTGAAGTATGCACCAATGTTACAGAGCCATCTTCCGCGAACTGAATATCTTTAATCCAGTCTAAGTCGGTTTCAAAAATGGTTTCATCTCTGTTATTGGTAACATAAAAATGACCATTTTCACTATTTAAATTTACATCATGAATCCATTGTAGGAAATCTTCGACCCTGTAGAATCCAGCTGTGCGGGATGCGTCGGCGGAAACACCATCTGCCCTTACCGGAACGGCATTCTCAGGCATATTTTCTTCTTCTGGGGTTCCCGCATAACTATAAATTAAAGAACCATCTTCTTCAATTTCAATGCCTTTAATCCAACTAATATCAAATTCTTGTGTCTTAGTAGGATTATCGTTATTGAAGGTAAATGTAATATGTCCGCCAGCAGCACCATTGCCTTCTGTTAACGATACGCCATTAACCCAACGGATTTTCTTTGTGAACACCGTATCATCATCATGGGAATACTCTACAGTTAAAGTGCCTTCGTCGTCAATATTGATAGCAGTTATGATATTAAAATCACCAAGATAAATCATTACAGGTTCAGGATCACGCAATTTATCAAAGATATAATAATCAAAGACTACAATTTGCCGACCCGCCGTAATATCATCATCAAGTCCTGCGTATCCTGGAGTTCCTACAATAGCTTCTCCAGTAGTATGGTTTACTGTAATTGCACTTGCTTCATAAATTCTAGTTCTATCATTCTCTGTTGGAACGATTACCCGCAAATTTCTTAGAGTATCACCTTTAACGCCTTTTGGAATTCCAAGATCCCATTTTTCATAAAATGGGTGTTCCTCAGTATCTGTTCTTTCTATTTTTGTAGCGTCTGTTAGAATATCTCCATTAGCATCATATGGAGAAGTCATATGAATAGCATAGTCAATTACTGTGTATGGAATTTCAAATCCAACATAAAAAATTGAGTCAGAGGATTGATTTGGCTTTCTAATATTAACCCAAGTCCATCTTATTTCGTCATTATATTTTGTTGTTGAATCTTCAATATATTTACCTGGAACTAAGCTGGTATCATTTGCTGTGCTAAACGGGAAAATTCCAATAGGGTCGTTGGGTCTTTCTGTATTATAAATAAAGCCTGTTTTATCTTCATTATATGCAACAGGAAATTTTCGATAGTCATCTTCTTCGATTGGGATTGTAGACTTTTCAATTGCATCTTGGAGTGTATGCATTTCAAAAAGCGGAGTTCCAGAACTGCTTCCAACTATTTGACCGACATAAATCGCACCGCCCATAGTGTTTTGGTACTCTAAGCCGCGACGATAGATTTTGCCGTTGTCTTTATCATTCTTGTTTGGTGTATCAATTATACAGTATTCATGATAGAATACATCTGTATAGGACGGCCCCTGTCTAAAAGCTTCCACCATAGACTCAACAGAAGAAAAGGCTCCACGCAAGACAAAATCAATACCTTGCTTGCCTCCATAGAAACTATCCACGGATTATACCTCCTCTTCTTCTACTATTTGATAAGAATAGTCCATAGTCCAATTATCAATCCAAGAGTTGTTTGGAGCTACAATTGCTACTGACTCAATATCAATTACATCATCCAACTCATAGTACCCGCTCGGGCCTACTTTAATTTCTTCGCCATTAATAGCCATCATAAGGCCAGGATGGCTCCAAATACCAATTCTTGAAAGTGTACCATCTCTGTTAATATTGTCAACTTGATTAGTAAGTTCGTAAACAGTATACTCAACGTTTTCCAATTCAACTCTGCGACCAAAAGTGCCGTCTCCGCGCTGAATATTCATATCTTCTGGAGTTCTAACCATTTGCAATAGAATTCCAGTAAAATTGTCTTCTACTGGTCTAAATACTAATTCAAAAACTCCATGCTGTACGCCCACTTCTTCTCTCCAAGAAGCAGTTGCCGCAATATCATTAAAATCATACGTCAGCGTATAAGTAGTATCACCATTACCCAAATAGTATCTACCATTATCTCTACGATAATAAATGGCATCTTTAATATTTTGTACGCCTTGCTGATACTCTAAAGGCAACATAGCATCTACTGTACCATCTGACTTTTCATATAAAACTACAGTATATACATTCTCACCAGTTCCACCACGACCGATAGAAATCTTTTTTAGATATTGATATACTGTATTAAGATTATCTTCGCTTTTAACTAGCTTTAAATCAAATTCCATATCATAGTTCATATCTTGCGGAATAGAAATTGAAAGATAATAATCTCTGTCCTTAATAAAAGGTGTTGTAGGACTAATCAGTACATCTTGATAAGAAGAACCTTCGGTGCTCCCACCACTCATACTAATATTTAGATAACTAGTCTCGGCAGAAACAGGAGTAACACAACCACTACCAGAGTAGCGTATTTGACCAATTTGATACTCTGCCAATTTGTTTCTCCTTTGTCTCCTAAAATTACACTCTTATAAATATAAAAAAATGGGCAAAATGTTTCAATCATTCTGCCCATTAAATTAAAATCGTTCAAAGCATTCAGCACAACTACCAGACATAACATTTCCTGGCCCAAGAGGAATGGAAAGAGATTTAAGAACAAATGAACCATAGGTATTAGTTGATTTGTCGTTAATTGTAACTCTGCTATTAGGTTCGAGATAGTATGCAGGAAGAGCTGTTACTGAAAGTGTCTTTTGATAATTTGTATGTAGATATAGTTCATATTTAATTTGATCGAATGCTGCATTTCTCCAACCGCCAGTTGCTAATGCGTAGTATACATCACTAGTAACTTGCGTCCATTCTTCGCCTTTATCTTGGCATTCTGCTTTTAGTTTATCAAAATTTTCTTTATCATCTCTGTTCAAAAAAATTACATCTGGAATCAATGGTTGGAATAGACAGTTAATATCTTCATCATTTACAACATCCATACGGCGACCGATATTCTGAATAGAAAACTCTCCAAGCCCAGAAGTTTGCGGTTCAATAAAATCTAAGTAATAAACACCATCTGCTAACGAAGTTGTTAATAGTTCATCGTTTGATTCTTGTCCATAGAACTTTTGAGTTTCTAAATTATACATTTGCGGCCAAAAGGCTTCAAGTTCTTGGAAATAATAGTCTGTATCAACCCTGTTCTTGCGGCCATACCTTAGAATTCCTGCAATCCAGTTTCTATCATTTGCGGCTTGTGTATAATCTAGCTCTAAGTTATGATAATACATACCTGCATCTGTGCCATTGTTCTTAGCAAGCATACCTTGAAGATATATTTCTGTACGCCAGTCCAATACAGTATATCCATCTCCGTTACTGGGATAATATTTAACTACAGGAAGTTTTCTATAATCTGAATCATCCCAAACATAAAAGGCATATCCCGCAGTAGCATCAATATTTTCTTCTGCGTTTTTAATTTCTTCTTCTGCCTGTTCAATTCGCAAATCCAAATCGTTAATAGTTTGTTCGTTTCGTGCAATTTCTTGCTCTGTCATTTGAATTTGCTCTTTAACATCAGAACGTTTTCTGATTAAAGAAACGTATTCTTCAACACTGCCACCTTCGACATTAACAGTATTTAACTTTTCTTCCCACTCAGCAATCGTTTCTTCATTCTTCTCAATTTCCGCACGCTGAGTATCAATAGTATTCTTTAAATTGTCTGTATTGCTTTGCAAACTATCAATATCGTCTTCAAGAACAACAATTCTAGCAATGACACTGTTTAACTGATCTTTCAACTCTTGGTTATCTCGATCTGCTTCAATCTTGCTTTCCAAATCTCTTCTTTGATTCTTATAGTCAATTAAAGAACTTTTCATAGTATTGAGTTCTTTAACCTGCTCAGTATAAGTTGTAGTATTTTCATTTAATACTTTTTTAATTTCGTCATTTTCTTTAGTTAATCTGTCTATTTCTTCTTGCGCAGTATCAGATACTAAAGTATATTGATCTATCTTTGATTCTAACTCTTGGAGTCTAGCATTTAATTCATCCAACTTTGCTTTTAATTCTTTAATCTTTTCCTGAGCACTTAATTGTTGATCTTGATAATCTCCAATAGAATCCTCTAAATCTCCTTGGGTTGTATCTTGAACTCTATATACTACATTAAAATTACCAGGTCGCGGCAATTCTTCTACATATAGTGGAAAAGCTGCTTGTGTTAGATCTGTTAATTCATCTGTATATAAAAGTAAGTCATAGTAAGTATTGTAATAGTTTTGACCGTTACGTTGTCCAAGAGGTTGAGGTTTATTGTCAATAACTAGATGGTAAAATACATCATAGCTAATGTCTGAACTTGTCATTTTCCGCAAACCATGAATAACATAGTCGTTTTTAATATTGTTATATTGCGGATTGGCACTAATACTTACTAGATTGCTATTATCTGAAAAAGTATAAACATCTTTAGAAGTAGCAATATCTACTAGATAATTGTTTGCGGCCATATCATCTAATAAATTAGTAGCCTGTGTAGTATTTAAATAGTTTTTAATCTCTCTGAAATGGAATACCCCAAATTCATCGTAGAAGTATTCATAGTTTCCAAGATATTGAACTATTTTATCTAAAACAGATGTGACTGTCTCTCCCGCATTCGCGGAAAGCTCAGAAGTATAATAAAAGTCATCATAGACGTAACCCACATCTTCGCCATTATTATACTGTATCCAATCTAGATTTTCTTCATCTTTTGGAATACTTCCTTGCGGATAACACTGCCACTGCAAACCGCCAGCTTCGCCGCTTTGCCGCATATAAAGTGGAACATCACCAGTCCACTTCATTACACGTTTAATTCTAAATGGAACATCTTCAATAACAATATTGTTTAAATTTTCTCCACCCCAATGATTTACTAGCTCTTGGATTAAATCATAAATTAATACTTTTTTGTAAACTGTTTCCCCAGTAGGTGATTGAGTTTGCATTTCATCTAAGATCACTGTAGATTGAAATGTCCCACCAACTTCACCATTTAGTCCGCACATTTTATCTTTTAATGTTAAGCTAATATTAACACTAGAACTAACGTTAGAAGTAATTGCAAAAGAAGAGATAAAGAATACCCCTTGCGGAAACCATAATATAGAGTATTCTTTATATAAATTGCTATAGTTCTTTATACCGATTTCAACAAACATTTTTTTATTTATTGAAAAGTCAAGATCTACATCTTCTACATCATATTCTCCACGACTGACAGTTGCACTTAATTGGCATGTGCGGCGAACGGAAGAAGAACCGTCTTTAGAAATAGTGCCAGATGTAAGTTCTCCCGCAATTTCTTTAATAGGTTCTTCTTCCCAATTTAACAAAGTAATTTTTACATACAGTTTTTGATTTACAAAACTATCAATAGTAGATAGGAAGTTTCTACGTTGTCGTTGAGAATTTGCATCTTCATAATAGCTATCTTGAAGATAAGCATAATCTTTACGCATTATACCTCCTAACTACGCATAAGTAGACTGAACTACATTGCCAAGATAATTAATCATTCCTTCTATTGGAACGTGCGCAATGCCAGTTCCGCCATTTTCGTTTTGAGTAAAATCATACCAGTCATCTTTGTAGTATATTTTCAATTCTCCATTGATGTTATATACAGTATTTCTTTGCGGATTTTCAATATCAATAGACGATGTATATTCATTAGAATCCAATACATATTCCCAATCGTCTAAGAATCTTTGTCTTGAAAAATCCTTCTGGCTCATTCGTCTACCCATAAAGCACATATCTTGCACTGGAACATTTTTAATCATATGTAATACGCCAGTTCCACCTACAAGGTAGTCATTATATTCATCTTCTTTATAATATTGAATATGAGCTATGGCATATGGCTCAACATCAAGACAAATCCCACGCCAATATTGCATTTGTTGATAATATTGTCCAATTTGAGAGAAGGAATATTTAGCTCTAATTTTCTCGCCAAGATATTCGCCATATTCAAATACACCCTCATATTGACCAATAACGGTTCTATCAACCGTTTGACCAGAAACAATTGTACTTGAATTGTTCAGTTCTTTATAAACCATTAGATATTCAACAGTAACATTGTCCGCAGGATAAACATTGCCTTTATCATCAGACTGTCCAATATTGCTAAAGTATAATGCAGTAACATTTAATCTATCAGGAATTTGATAATATCCTTTAGAATTAACAAATATTGTTTGCGGATTGCTGTTGGTGTCTGTAGTAAAACTGAAAGTATACCCAAGAGTTAATGTTGGATCATTTGGATATTGTGCAGGGTTATAAACAATTTGCGGATTTCCAGAACTATCAATTCTATAGACATTAGGTTTACTGTTAAAGAATATTTTAATATTCTTTAAATACAAACCATCGGGAAGTTTATCTGCTAATACAGAAGCTGAATCATAAACAACTTCTCCATCTTCTCCACCAGGAATTGCACCATATTCTCTTTTCAGATCGTCAAGAATTTCGCTTACAACACTATTAGTATGAGTTACAGTGTAGTTGTAAAGCTGACCAACTTTAACAACTTCTACATATTCAGGTTCAGGATCAACTTCTCCTCCACCAGTAGTAAGATTGTCTGGCCTAACTACGTCAAAGATTCCAAGAGAGTCAAGAGTAGTTAAGGAATTAGCATCCGCAATTTCATAAACGGTAGCAGTAAAAGTCCAGAGTCTGCGGCCAAGGGTAGAATTTGGAGTTAGACTAATGTCTGTTAACATTACAGCCATATTGCCCTCAGTCATTGAACGATATAACTTTGGCTCTCCATCATTCAACCACTTCATAGCCTCTTCTCTGAATTCACGTTCCCACAACCAGTCATTTTGAGTTGTTGTAAGATATGATGTTAAGACTTCTGATTCTGTTAGATAATCATCGTAGTCATTTCTGACCAAATCTTTAACTCCAGTATCGCTTTTATAGACTTGATAACGCTGATAATTATCATCAAAATAATCTCTCTTGTTTAAAAACTTCTGGTGAACATCAGCTTCAGAAGCAATCATGCCACTAATAGAAAACTGCTTATAATTTAAAATAGCGTTTTCCGCAAACTTAGGAAATCTTCCACCCAAAGTATCTACTTTAGCTCTGTTAACAACTGGTTTAAAACTTGAAATACTATAATTGTATTGAATTTTAAATTGTTGTTTGCCTCTAGACAAAATAGCATCATAGAATTCTGGCATAAATACATCTGAACGATATACCCTAGTTAATCCCCCAACAGAATTTTCCATTTGGATAGAATATCTATACCATACCAAACTACTAACAGTATTATCTTCAAGAGTTAAATCAATATCTCCTGCAACTTTTTCGATATAAAAATCTTCCCAAGTTTCAAAATTGTCAATGCTAGAACCACGTTTGATATAGATTGTACCAAATACTGTTTGGACATTTACAACATGTAAAGTTGCAATACCTTCCTCATTATCCATTTCTACAGTTAATTCAGGATCGAATGCATAATCATCAAGAAAGTCTGCAATCTGAAAATCCCATTGCTTAGATGTTACATATTGATTTTTTGTACTGATAATAATCTTAAAAATAAACTCTGTATTAGTATCAGTATTTAAACCTTGTAAATCTATTTTGTAATTAATATCATTTGGATCAATATTATCTCCTGTATAAATAGTAGGAGATTCTAAAACAACGTCCTCGGTTTCAGGTTCTAGAATTTGAATTTTGTAAGATTGAAGAGTTTCAGTTTCAGTAACGCTTCCATCTCCAAAAAACAATTTACCAGAGATAGAAATAATACCTTTGTTAAATGATTGCGGAGTATCGCCATTATAAAGATCAAATGGTTTCAACTGAATATTTGGTTGGAGAATCGGTTTAATCAAACATACTGTAGACCATTCTGAAAAATAGTCTTGGTATGATAAAAGATATTCTGTAATTCCAGCTTCATTTCCAAGCAAAGAAGAAGCATCTCCGCTATATGAATCAAAACGCAATTGGACTTTATAAAATTGATTAATATTAAATGTATTATTTTTTAACTCTGTTGGAGAGATAGTAATATAATACATTCCACTAGTAGTATCATATCTTAAATCTTTAAAAGCAATACCGCTTAAGTTATTAAAAGCATTTTCGTTATTTAACTGACTGGTTAAACTGACATGAACTCTTTTAATTTGAGAAGATGAATTATAAGGAGAAAGAGAGAAGTAAATAAACGCTTCCGTTGTGTTAACAAACGCAGGAAGAAATGTAGAAATCGTCGGAGGATAAAGTGTATTTAACACATTAGCCATGCTCTCTTTCTCCTTCCATTAGCTTAAGTCTAAATCGTCTTGATTGGTTACTCCTGTTTGAATCCAAAGAGCAACTTTAGTGTTGGCGGGCTTGTCTGTCCCGCGATATACAAAGAAATTTTCTTTCATAAAAGCGTCATAGCTATCAAAGAACTGAGCAAGGGAATAATTGCCCTTGCTCGCTCTTTCATCAATAACATTTTCAAAACTTACACCAAAGTATCTGTCTGCTTCTGGAGTTCCATCTTCTCTTTTAATAGCGACGCTTTTTACAAGATCAATCGTTGCCATCCTGTTTTACTTCCTCCTCTTCTTCAGGAACAGAAGGAGCCATCGCCGCATTTAAAAATTCTTGCATAGATTTTTCTTTAACATATCCAAGAGCCTTAGAAAAAGCATCTTCAATAATATGCGCGGGAACTCCGTTCTGATAAAGGAGCTGCTCTGCATACTGTTGAACAGCTCCTTGCACTTGAATTCGTAATTGTAATTCGTTCATATTAAATTGTCTCCTTTTATCTCTCTGTCTTTGTTTAGTAAGAAATACTATTCAAAATTCGACCTGCGGCTCCGATAAAAGACTTGGCAGATTCCCAGTTACTATAATTTTGAGCCTGATTTAAATAACTACCAGCACTTCTAACTTGAGCAGCAAATTCAGCCATATCTGTCCAAACATCATTGCCAGCTTTATTGTTAATTTGATTTTGTAGATTGGTAATAGCGCTATTATAACTTCCCCAACCAACTTTATTAGAGTTAAGACTGTTATAATTGCTATTAATTTTATTATCTAAGTTAGTATCTCTATTAATATAGTCATTATAAAGATTAACAAGGATATTAGTTAATGAATGATCATTTGTACTAACTTTATGCCAATTACCAGAACTCCATCCAAAGTTCTTAAACATTAATTCTCCGCCATAGAACCAACCATTGATGGTTGATATATCTCTCTCAGCAACAATGGTATCATTAGTACCATTAACAGTGCCAACAAAGTAACCCCACTTAGTAGAAATACCTGGAGTTAATGTAACACCAATCAAGTTTCTAGCTGTGCCAGTTGTCTCAACTTTATTTGTAGAAGCTATGCTTCCATTCGGAGATAAAATTGAGAACATAGAAGCGCTACCACCGTCTTGACCAATCATGGTTAAAGTGACGCCATCTTCTGCTTTATTGTTTGGTGAATTAGCATTGATTTTAACTCCATTGGCTGAATTGGTATTAATTGTAATGCCGCCTGTTTTATCTGTAAAATCTAATCCATATTGACAATATAGATTACTCTTTGCAGATTTATTTAATTTTAAATAAACAGTATTTTGCTTATCTGCTACAGTAAAATTCAATGGAGAACCAGTGTTTGTCGTTTCCATTGTAAAATATTGGCTCTCAAAAGAGAAATCGCCATTCGAAGCTGTTACATCAAAATTTCGACCAGCAATACTAGATATGTCTCTTTTTGACTTTAGTATTATATCTGGGGAAATCATAGTGCTAGTTTGAGTAGATAGCGTAAACTGTCCAGTAGTAATACTAGATGCTCTATTTAAAGCAGTTTTCATATCAAACTTGTCATTGAATGTAAAATCTGCCCCAATATTATCTCCAGAGCGAGTAATCTTTATGTATGAATCATCATGTCCAAAAAACCCTTCTGTATCAGAAATAGAAATTCTATGACTTGAAGTATCTATATTTCTTTTACTTTGATCTGGAGCATATAAACTAATTGAATCACCATATATTCTAATTGGTCTTGCATACTCTAAAGCACTACTAGCCGCAGTTTTATCTGAAATATTAGTACCAGTAGAAATATGCAATGGTTTAGTTTCTGTAGAACCTTCTGCTTCTGTATCAATAAAGAACTTAAATAGATTCGTACTATCATAAGCAAATTGCGCACCTACATATTTCTGTGCAGCAGCAGTATTTTTAAAAGCTCCAACAAAACCAATACCCATCGAAGATTCTCCATCTTCAATAGCGTTAGTATAGAACTGTCCATTTTCATTGACACCTACAAGAGGATAACGTCTATAGTTCCCAGTTCTTTCCCAAGAGCCATCATCCTGTTGCTCATAGTCTGTATGGCGAAAAATTGAAAATACAGAGTCTTTAGTAGGATCAACTTCTACTTCCAAGCTGTCATTCTCGAACAAAGTAGTATTCGCTGCATCAAATTGAATATTTGAATTTTCTCTAGTTAAAGGTTTTCCCTTGACAGAAATATACGCAGGATTGGCATTCAAAATAATACCTTGTCCTTGCGGCGGCACGCTTATCTGAGCATCTGCGACAGGATAGTCTCTATACGGTCTACCCACACCGTTTTCAATTCCCTGCTCTGTATTATCAGGAATTTTTCCACCAGTCTCAGGATCACTAACGTTGTATAACGCTCTTGAACCAATAGTCCACATACCGATTTTGCTGTCTCCACCAGGGACTAATTCAATTCTACCCTCTGTAAATTCATTGTTTTGAGTTGCTTGTTGTTCTGGCAAACCAAATACTGCACTGCCATCTTCCGCATTTAGGAAGATAGATTGTTTACCATGACTATACCCCAAAAGACCAATGTCAGCTTCGTCTTGGTCATACGTCTGAGCAGTGCCCATCACAATGCCAGTAAAAGCATTGTTTTCATCTTTAGCGCCAGCCCCAATTTGCGGCGCAAGGATATAGTTTTCATCCTCATTGATTTCTAGATGATTACCGTCCCAAGCATTTAAAGATTGTAGTCCAAATCTATTTAGTGACATATAGATTGGAATATAAATCTCTACTTCTGGGTTCGCGCCATTTCTATAGCTTTGCTCACTAGAATAAATTAGTCCATGAACTAAATTATTAGCATAAGCTCCATCATAGGTGTCATCTGGTAGAATATAAAGCTCTGTTAAAAGTTCTGTATAACTATAAGCTTCTACCCCATTTTCTAAATCAGCATCTACATTAATGGTTCTAGGAAGTAACTCCCTTAAACCATCTTTACTATTCTTAGAATAGGTCAAAGTAAATGCTGCATTTGGAGGATTATCTAGGTACTTACCTTGCGGTTGACCACCTTCCGCACGCCAGACGATATATTTTGGATTGTCTTTAGAAATCTCTATGTCTCCAAGAGCGATAAAGATTCCTTGATTTTTATTATATAGTGGATTGCGGCCATCCGCATTATATGTAATACTCTTTAATGTTTTTGTAGAGTCAATACTTACATGATAGCGTTTATTTTGCCTTGTTGCATTTGAATAATAGTAAATTACTGGGACAGGATAGAATGCATAATATTCAGAATTGTTTCTATTTAGGTTATCATCCGAAGCATCAACTTTCGTTGAAGCTTTGATAATTTGGTTTCTATACTTGCGGGAAATGGCATCTGTTGGATCCCAACTAATAACACCATTAATGACATTCATATATTTATTGTTATTTCCTGTGCCGCCAGAAATTGTCCAAGATACGTCATCAAGTGGCAATTCTTCGTTTCTTTGGAACAAAGAAAAATCTAAAACTTTATCTGTAATTGCTTGGCCTGTATTCCAAATATATTCGTAAGTATTGTCTTGGTTAACTCCAATTTCTAAAGCTAAACATTCCATGTCAAGAATTGGAGAGTCAGAAGTTGGAGAAATTTTTGCTACTATGTCAGTACCATTAGTCCCATTCTCTCCAACTTTAGTAAACAGTAGATTTGTATATTCTGTATACTCTTCTCCATAGTAAGTAACAATACATTTAATTTGATTATTTAATGCTTGGTAATTATAATCAGATTCAATAGCTAACGGATATATCTCAGATACGCACCATTCCATTTTAGAGGATACAGGATTGATTGTCATTGATTCTGCATCAGGAGTAACAATCATTGTATTCTCTAAAGGAACTTGCCATTTAACCTGATATGTTTTATTGTTTACTTCAATTCCAACAGGATCATAAAAGTGACAAGTTAGAGGCTTTACTTCTAGGGGGTCTGTGTATCTTTTATCTGCGGGGGATACGCCAGATTCATTATATTGGAATACCTGTTCGCCATTCTCAATTATAATATAGTAGCTGTTAGGTTGTGCCGCACCTTCATTCTGTAGAATAATTTCTGCGGTACCTACATTATAAAATTCACCTACGCTAGAATCTTTTGTATATACTGTACATCTAAAGACTGCACTATTTTCAATGTGCCGCACATCATAAGTAAATTTATTGCTGCCAGGTTCAAAAGTGGCTCCAACCAATTGTGTATCAATTCTGTTTTGAAGAATATTGATATTAGATTGAATAGACTGTAATTCCGCATATCCAATTCCAGAAGCAATACCTGAATCATACTGTTTTTTTAATTCTTCAATTTGAGCTTCCAGCTCTTCCGCAGTGTATTCAAAGGAAATTACAGCTCCTTTGTTTACCATCGACCAAATGAATTTAAACCAAGAATCTGGCCTTCCGCCCTCTTTCTCAGATTCAAAGCCAGATTCTTTTTCGTCAATTAAACAAGTTAATGTTGGCGTTCCTCGGTCAAAACTGAATCTTACGCCCATATTAGAAGTAATACTTAAATTACGTTTTACAGAATCATTGTAAATTGTAAACTCTTCTTTAAGTATCATTGTTTCTTTGTATACTGCTACACAAAGATATTTATTTTCATAGGCTCTGTTTTCATCGCCATAAGTGTAAAAATTATATGTGTTATTTTTATCTTCTAGGTATCTCCAGCCAGAGCCACCATACATCTGGTATCCCTCTGCTCCTGGAGTTACACGAGCATCTTCCGCAAACCAATACCACATGGCTTGATCGGAAAGGTTATCTAATTGTTTTTTCATTGTGCCAATTACAGACAATGAGTCTGCATGGCTTGTACTTTTAAAAGTAATACCTTGCGGAGAAGATAATGTCATTACATAATCTCCATTTTGTGCGGAGATTGTCTTTAAACCATAGATTTCTATGTTTTTAACAAATACATCTTCTCCCCAAAGTTCTGCTTGAATAACATTATCCGCATCTTCAAAATCATTACAGAAAACCATTATGCTTTTTACATATAAGAAGTTTTCTATGTCAATATCAAAGATTGAATATTGTTCAGACCAAGTAGTGAATAAGAATGGGTTGCCATTCATGTTACCAGTATCAAGAACATATGCGTATTCTTTTACTGCGGGATTACCATCTTCATCTACTTGATCTTTATCTGAGAAAGCTAGAACAAACTGTAGACCATAATATCCTCTTTTACCTATGCGGTGTGCGTTGTCTAATCTTGTTTTGAAACTAGCTTCTATTAAAACAGCTTCCGCTTGTTTTAAACTATTAAAAAATTCGTCATCATCAAAATTAATTAGAGAGTTCTCTCTATCATTTCTATCATAAAGCAAAATATAATTATCTTTTAGATATGATGACATTCCAACAGGAAGGTTGTTATTGTTATCTTCTGTTGGATTTTTACCTAGTAAATTATAATTTCCAAGAGCAGAAGATACAAATGATATATTTGAATCGTCCTCTAAAGCTTGTGCTTTACTGACAATAGTCTTTTTCTTAGAGAAATCTCCTAGTGGGACAAGTACGTATACAGTAGAGCCTGTAGTATAACTAGCATTTTCTAGCGCATACGCATAAAGATTACCACCATTATAAGAGCAAAGATACTCTCCAGTAATACTGTTAGTACATTTTACAATAGTGGCAGTGACAGTTTTGTCTACTTGCATCTTGTCTATGCGGTTGTTCACAAGAGTGTCAATCGCATCTAATATTGCATCTTGTACTTGATTTGTCACTGTCCCTCCTTTACATAATAAAAAATAGGGGTAGCATAAATATACTACCCCTAATAAAATCTTTTTATCTCATTTATGCTCTGATTATTTTCAAAACTGTGAGATAAATCTAATTATAAAATGCCCAAATTATTTCTTTCTAAAGCTATATTGAATGGCTCTTTCATTAAGTGAAAGTAGAGCAGATTCAATTTCTGCGGCACTATTAGCAGCAGGGAATTCTGCTGTAATATGAACATTCTGTTCAACCGTTTCTCCAGAAGGTTGAGCAGAAACGCTGTTTGTTATATTGCTAAATACGTCTGTCACAGCAGAACTCTTTAGAGTTTGTACCATTTGTCGTACTATATCTACCGCTTTTAGTATATTCTCTGTATCCGCGGCATTTAACACCAGTTCTTTCTGGTGTAGGTAAGCTAACTTGCCGTTCTTAGCATCGCTATTTCCATCACTCCAAGAGCCAGTATAACCGCCAGTATCATAGCCAATCAAACTATAGGAACTAAATTTATCACTACCATAGTTGACTAAGTTCCCTGAACGCCAGTTCTGGTTAATAATATCTTGAACTTGTCTAGCAAAGCTAGAACCATATGCGCCAGTTAATTTACCGCTACGAGTTGGGTCATTGCCCCAACCGCCAGCCCGACCGTAAGTCCAGATGTTTTGAGCAATACCCCAAGCAAGATCGTTCTGTGAGTATCCGCTTCCGCCGAAGTTAGAGGCTCCACCACCTCCACCTCCTGCCCCGCCAGGATTCTTTAATGCTTCGTTTTCTGCTTTTAAAGTTTCAATTTCAGCACTTAAATTAGCATTTTCTTGCTCTTTAGCTGTTAAGTCAGATTGTAACTGATTGACTTGCTGCTGATATGCACGCATTTCATTGGTTGTATCAGCAATTTTTTCTCGCATTGACTCAAGTTGATTTTCATATTCTAAAATAACACCAGAGTCGCTCTTTAATTGATTGATAAAGTCTGCGGTAGAAGATGCAAGTTCGTTGGTTTGATCTACAACTCCCGCAATAGTATCGCCCATGTCTGAGAAGTCTTGATTAACTTCTCCCGCAATTGCGTCAATATTATCTTGGAATTCGACACTGTTTTCAATCAACTGACTGAAGCTATCATCTGTTGAAAGATTAAAATCTTCAAGGTTAAATAGCCAATTACTTAAAGCAGTAGACCATCGAGTGTCAATAATATCAAATGCTTCTAGGTTTCCATCTTTTACTTGTTCAAGAACATCTTCAATTCTGCCCGCATTTTCATCGGTCATCATTTCTGCCATACCGATAAAGTCATTAATAATATTCTTCTCAGATTCGCTTAACTGCTCGGACGTGCCAGCTAAGTATTCTTTTAGACTGTCGATAACAGTCTGTGTACGTTCAGTCTTTTCATCAAGCGTTAGATTTGCATTAGTCCAAATATCATTTAATAATTGCTGAGCATCCTGAAGAGCAGACAATGAATCGTCTTGAGTTTGCTTCATCTGCTCCTTAGACAGATTATATGCATTATTTTGTGCGTCAAGCAAATCGCCCTCTGCGGCAGATATATCTCCTTCGTCTGCAGTATAAACATAACTGTAATTACCTTGGCTATCGCGACGAAGTTGCATCTGAGACTTGTTGCGTTGAGCTTCCTCTAAAGCAATACGTTTTTGTAGAATTTCTAATTGCGCATTAGCATAAGCAACATCATATTCTGATAATTTTTCTTTATCCTGCAAATAACCAAGCTGTTGTTTCATTTGTTCAGTAATCATTTGTTGGATATGTAAATCATCAGTTTGGTCTAACATTTCAAGATATTTACCTTGAAGTTTTTGGGTTTCATAGGCCGCATTTACATCATCTAGATAATAATCAGCATTTCTGTTAATTAGCTCCCATTCTTCTGCAACCCAATCAAGGTCTGTTCCCCCAAAAGCACTAGAAGTCCATTGACCAAGGATATTATTTACAGTATTTTCATATTTCTCTTGGAGGTTATCTAAAGATTCTTCTACCAGATCATTTAGTTCAGATTGGGTATCCATTATCTGTTGATTAACTTCTTCCCATTCCTCTGAGCCTTCTTCAAGATTCTCTAGTAGATCTTTCCAATAGTCAAGAGTTTGTTGCATTTCGCTGATAGAAGCTAAGTAGTTCTGATTTTGTGCTTCAAGAACCATATTAATTTGATCATAAGCTTCGTCGCCATGAATCAACTCAATAATTTCACGCTGATGATCTAATTCATCAGTAATGTTTTCATACTGCTCTTTGCGTTTTTCAATGCTTTCCGCTGTTTCGTCAATCATTGTAAGAATTGCATCATGCAAATCTTCATATTGTCCTTCAAAGTCGCTTAACAAACCAGTTGCTTGGTCATAGGCTTCCTTCGCCGCATCGTATAAGTCAGCAGAATTTTCACCAAAGATTGTGGAAGTGCCAGTTTCTTCATATTGACGAATCTGTTCTTGAATAATACGCATGTTATTAAATGCCATATCAAACAGACCAGTACCGCCAGCTTCCATAGAGCCAGCACCAATTTGCTTGCGGGCGTTCTCCCACATAGCAATATCTTGCTGGATTCTTTGACGTTCTTCATCAGAAAGCAATCCAGAATTCAATCTGTCGTTTGCACGTTTAATCAACGTATCGTATAGGTTGCTTGCTGATTCATTGGCAATGTCAAAGTAAGTAGCAAGATTTGAAGCCGCAAGTTCAGCATCCCGCAAACCAGTATCTTCACCAAAGTGTTCAAATGTATTATTAAATTCATTCAAACTCTCTTGGAGGTCTTGAAGATTATCCACAGCTTCAATTGAAGTATTCATCATTTCAATACGAATATCTTCAATCTGGTCTTCTAAATCTTCTAGAGTATTTAATGTCTCTTGGAGATCGCCGGCCCAAAGTTCATCATAGCGCTGGTATGTTTCATTGAAATCATCAAGAGCATCTTGAGCATCTTCAATTTGTTCTTCTAGGGCCTCTTGACCTTCTTCTGTAGTTGTATTGTTGTATTGATTGATTAGACTATTTACTTCGTTAACTAGTCTGTCATGAGTTGTTGCATAGTTAGTAATGAACCCTTCTGCGTCAAAAGTAATACCATATTGGCTTGAAAGTTCATCTCTAAGTTCTTGGGCTTCTTCCTTCTGAATTTCTAGCTTTTCACGATGTAGGGCAATCTGACGATTTAGAAGTTCAACTTCTTCCTCCATTGCGTCAGCCATGTCAAAACCAGTTAGACGTTCGCGGTCAGCATTTAATCTTTCATAGCGATTTTCCGCATCCTCCAACATGGTGTTGACACGTTCATAGCGGTCTAGTTCGTCTTCAATAGGGTCTTTCTTTTTTGGTTCATAAGATTTTCCTGAACCTCCGCCACCGCCAGAGCCTCCTGAGCCTCCTCCACCAGAGCCTTTATAAGAACTTTTATTTATCCCGCCCTTGTATGGAGAGGCTTTCTTGGTCAATCCAGTCCCTCCGCCTGCTCCTTCTCCTTCTGGAACAATCTGTGGAACATCAACCATACCTGTAATTTCAAAAGCTGGAAGGCCAAAATCGTAAGGAATCCCAAAAATTTCTCCGCTGACTCTCATTCCCTCAGTTGAAAATAGAGTCGTAGGAGTGGGGATAGATTCGAAATGTGGCTCTACGCCAATCATATTCAATAATGAATTGACTTCTTTTTGTGTTAAATCACCTTGAGCCATCATGTTATTTAGACTATCAATAAAGGCTTGATCCTCAATGCTGGCTCCAACAGCAATATCCATATTGCCTATTTCAGCTATTTCTTGTTGTAAATAATCTAATTGATCTGTTGTTAAATTTCCCTCTTGATAAAGGCTTAAAACGTAATCTTGCCCAGCAGCAACTCGTAAATTATCTAGAGCTTCTACGTCACCATCAACTAATTTCTTTATTTCGTCAAGATTGTCTAGAATAAAATTATTAGAGAGGTCTTCAGAAGAGACGTTTAACACATCAGCCATAGCATCTTTTGTCTCTGTTAATGCTTCAGCATATTCTAAGGTTGTTGCATCTCCATTTTTTAATATGTCATAATTTTCTTCAAAACTCTCGCTAAGGCTATCTAGCCCTTTTTGGGTTCTAATTAAGTCTGTTGTTACATCCTCTGTAGTGTCATTAAAACTATCTAAGCTTTTTCTAGCCTTTTTTGCCTCGTCACTTTGATCTCCAAAGGTAGCCTCTGTACTACGGACTTCCTCTTGTAATTGTTTTTGTCTATCGCCTAATTCAGTAGAGGATACAACTAATTCTTCATAAGTGTCTGCTAAAGATTCATCTATGTCATATTTTTCAAAAACCTGATTACGCTCTGCTGAATCATCTTCCAAATTCGTTTGTTGGCTATAAACAACTCCGTTTTGAGCAGAGTAAGCAACCGTCGCAAGAATATCTTCTGCTGACCTAGACCAATCTATTCCGTTCATTAATTCTTGTTTCTGGTCTTCAGACAGCGAAGAATTATTCACTTGAGAAATAACATCTGCGACAACTGCGTCTAATATTTGAGATTGGACTTGATCGTATCCATCTGTATTAATTCCATTTTGAGCCATTAAAGATCTAGTGTCTATATTTTCTGTTACAAAATTAGAGCTATCCATTTTTGCATATAGACCTTGACCAAAAGACAACCGACTTTGCTCTGCTGCAGATTGTTGTGCGAGTTCTAATGCTCCTTCAGCGTCTGTTGACATCATACCATCAACAAAAGCCTGTATCATTTCATCGCTATTGAATTTTCCTGTATCCCATAACTGTTGTTTATATTCGGCTAAGGAAGTTCCTTCCCTATACTGAAAATCTGGATTGTCTTGATAACTAGCCAATAAAGCACTATTTAAACTTTCAGAAGCTGCATTTACACTATCAATTTGTTCTTGATATTGAGAAGCCCAATCCTTATAAGATTGGACAAAATCAACAGCAGCTTGATAACTAGCCCCATCTTCAGATTCAGACATTGAAGCAAGCAATTCATCATAGGCGTTATTAATATATTCAATACTTTCAATTTTTTCTTCTAATGAAGCATCATTCGCAAAACCCCAACGCCCACTACTAAATTTTACGCTAGAAGCATTTTGCATAATGTCTTGAGAGAAAAACTCTACAGGAATGTCTCTATTAACAGACCCTTTCCAAGCCCACGAAGCAGATTTAGCCTGCTGCGAATTTGACCAATCATTTAAAAGAGCATCATTAGCTGTATTCTGAGCTAGAGTTAAATTTGTCTGAGCTTGGGCTAAATTATTAGAAGCTAATTCGTCATTAACTTCTTTTAGTCTCGCATAGTATTCTTCCCAAGCCCCTGCAGCTGCATAGGCATTTAACTCCTGATCTTGAAGCGTTTCATTTAATTGGTCTGCTGCAGATTTTAATTCTTCAGAAGTATTCGTTCCTTCTGAATATCCTTCATACAAAGTTTTAAAGTTGGAAAAACTGTCTGAAAGTTTTGTAACAGAGTCAGACGTTTCTTGAATTGAAGATTGAAGTTCTTGAAATTCTTGAGCTTTTTGTTGATTTATCGCATTTAAAGCTGTAGAAATTCCTGTGATTGCCAATGTTGCAATAATTCCAACAGGGCCACCTAAAACAGATAGAACACTATTTAAAACTCTAATTCCTGCAGCGGCGCCTTGAGCTGCACGACCTAACATAGTTGTTGAAGCAATAGCCGCAGTATTCGCAGCTGACCACTTTGTTGTTACAACGCCACTTTCGTTTAAAACAAAATTATAGGCCGACATTGTTCTAGTATTTTTAACTTGTTCGTTTCCGAAAGAAGATAATGAATCAGCTATTTTAGTAAAGCTGCCCTCACTCGTGACTTTACTTAATTCTGCGAAACCAGAAATCAACATTGGTAAATTGATTAAAAGGTTCATCACAGTTTGAGAAATTTTTTCACCAGAATCTATATCTGCATTCGCCCATAAACTTCCAAGAGATTGGAAAGATTGCCATGTAAAAGCTAATTGCCCAACAGCTCCAGTTGCATTAACAATATTTGCTATATCTGCTTGTGTATCATAACCTTGTGCAGTGGCAGCATTTATTTGCTGTTGAGCAGCTACCTTCTCATCCGTATCAGCAAGAGCATTTCTTTTTCCATACAGTGTATTAGCATCCATTATGTCGCCATTATTTGCGGCAGCATTTAATCTTTGCATTTGAGCTAATGTTTCTCTAATCGTTTCAGAGAAGTTTTTCATAGCCTGCTCTTGTTGCTCTGTCCCCTCTGCATTTTTTAAAGCAGTAAAAGATTCAGTTAAAGCATTTAACTGAGAGTTTAATTTTTTGCCTGTCTGAGTATCTTCATTAAAAAGAGCTTCTACTTTTCCTGTCGTTACTTCTAAATTACCCATTGCAGCATCTAGTTTTTGGATAGAAACTCCACCCTCTTTTCCTAGAGTTGCAACACTATCTCGTAATTTTTCTAAATCAGATGAAGCGGCAATAGTTTTGCTAGCAAGCTCTTTCGCAGTATCTTCTCTCATTAACTGCATTTTTTCCATGGTTTCAGGAACCATCTTATCTAATCCAGAAGAATCAACCTCTAAAACTCCAGTCTCTTCATTAACAGAAGAAGTCATTAAACTTTTATCGTCTTCTTTTTCAAGAGCAGAGGTAGCAACAGCATCCATTAGAATTTGAGTTTGTAAAATTTTATTTTCTTGTGCAGCTTGTTGCTTTTTTAAAGCAATCGTAGTATCGACAGCTTTATTATACGCTTCTTGTTGTTTGGTTGACATTTTTGAAGCATTAGTCAAACCCTTTTCAATAAAATCAATTGTACTTTGATTTCTTCCAGCTTCAATATCCCTTATTCCAGCCTGTCGAAGTTGATTGGCAGCATTATCTCTGTTCTGCTGTTGTTGTTTAGAAACATTTCTATTTTGCATAAAATTATTAAGGCTCTGAGCAATATTATCACTGAATACTCTAGTAGCAATTGCTCCAAGACCTTGTAATGCAACTCCACCACCACCAATGGCATTAACCCATTGATTAGTTAAGTCAAGAACTGTTGTTAACGCATCAATCATTCCATAAAAGTCATCTGTATTAAAAATGTCGTTAAAAATCCCCTCAGCGGTAGCTTGAAGCTGATTTAAACGACCTTCCATGGAATTCGCATAAATATCTTGCATCTGGTCCGCAGTGCCGGTTGCATTTTCTGATGCGCCAAGATAATCCTCATAAAGGTCAGAACGGTTCATCAAAGCTTGGAATCTTGAAAGCTGATAACGTCCAGCAATAACAGTTGAGATAGCGTTCTGTTGTGTTTGGTCAAGAGTTTGCCAAACTTCCATCAACTGTTCCATAACGTCACCGACATTATTCATTCGGCCTTCATCATCTAGAACTTCGACTCCTACTTGTCCAAGAGTCTCAGCAATTGTACCTAGGTCAACGCCATCTTCTAAAGTATTGCCTAAACTAATATCAGCAAAACGAGAATAAATAGTCTTTAATGCGTTACCAATATTCTCTGGTGCTTCTCGTGTAACAGATTCAATTGTGGCAATCTGCGCATTTAATTGGTCTAAAGTTACACCAGTAGTATTCGCCGTAGACGCGGCCTTTTGTGCAGCAGTTGCTAATTCTTCAACATCAGCCGCAGATACGTTAGCTACATTTGCCCAAGAATCCATCGCAGCATCAATTTGTGCTAAATCGCCTGTAAAGTCATAGGCGTTCATAATCGTAGTAATCTGGTCAGATGTAGTGGGAGTATCCTGCTGTGAAATATTCGCTAATTGAGTAGAACGTTCGGCCAATGCAGCAGACATATCTGTATTAAAGCCTTGCTGCGCGAATACTAAAGCAGCGTCTGTCATATTAACAGTTGTACTACTTAACGCTTTAGCAGCTTCATTTGCGGATTGAGCAAACTCATTCATCTGCTCTTTAGATTGCTGAGTAACCATCATGATATTGGTTAATGATGTGTCCAAATCCCGCACATACTGGACAGTTTGATGTGCACTGTTTAAAACGCTTTGAAAGCCATTAGCAACAATACCCCAGCGGACAGTATTGCCAATTGTATTAAACAACTTCTCTGTAGTTCTACTAACAGATTTAATACCAGTGTCTAACTTACCCAATCTTCCAAGAGTGTTAAGAAAAGCTACGTCTCCAACACTGCCCGCAGTGCTAAAAGCTTTCTGCATATCTACTAATGAAAGATTTGCAGATTTTAACCCATTAGTAAACTTCGTTATATCTAACATACCAAGATTAGAATTAAAAGCAGAACTAATCAAGGTTCTTAATTGTTTTAGTTTTCCAGAAGCATCGCTTAAAGACCTATCAGAAATCAAATTCTGATTAGCCATTCTTTGAAGTTCTGTTTCAACATTTCTAATTTCCGCCTGTAATTTGGCAATACCACTAGCATCCAGTGTTGTCTGGATATTATATGAAATAGTAGAAGAATATTTGCTCATTGTTTATCTCCTTTTACAAACTCCCAGTGTAATTTTCCTGCGGTTCTTCTTTCTCCAGAACAGCATTTTGAAATTCCTGCACTGCTTTTCAACCCAACTTTCTTAGAAGCTTGTAAAGCAGAAGAAAAAATTTCTCCTGTTTCTATACACCTAACAGGCTTTGCTATTCCACTATTTTCAACAAGTTTTTGTTTATGCTCTTCAGTAAAAGATTTTCCATACATAGGGCTATTTTCCCCTTTAAATCTTCCCTTCCGAGCTTCGGACATTCTTCGTCTAGTCTCTTCAGAAATAATTTTATCGGTATTATATTTTTTAGACCATTGACAAAGCTGTTTTTTTCTTTCAATGCCTTTTTCAGAATCCCAATATATTTTTGGAATACCTTTTTTTATCTCTATATTATATTTTTGACAAGCTTTTTGGACAACAGAGGGCGAACAATTGAAATATTCTGCAACATATTTTTCACAACCTAGTTCTAAATATTTGTCAGCAATCTCCTTATAATCATATTTAATAACACCGTCTCCGCCAACAGTCATATTGTATCCATTTTTATAACTATCAAAATACTCTATATAATACTTTTCTCTTTGAGACAATATAATATCTTCACACTCTTCAATTTTTTCAACTTCAAAATTTTCAATTCCATATTTTCTCATAGCTCTATATAAATGAAAAGTATCATTATATCTTGATTGTTTAATATGCTCTTTAAATCTTTTTTCAATAGTTCCTGAAGTCTGACCAATATAATTTTTATCATTTATTTTATTTGTAATTTTATAGATAAACCCCATCCTTCAGAAACCTCCTTATATTCTTCCAAGAGCCAGTGATAATCACAGGCATCATTTTATCTCTTAATTAAGGCAAAAAAATAAAGCCTACTTTTATTCAAAGTAGGCTTCTTTAGTTTATTTTAAAATGACCACTATTCAAATAGCGAATCGGGGTTTGCGGGCAATGCTTCCTTTTCATCTACAATCTGATTATTCATTCCCCATTTGTCCGCAATATCTAAAACTTCTTTAACGCCAGACTGCGTAGTTGCAGATTGTAGCTGCTCAGCCGCAGCCTTTACAATGTCTCCACTAAACATCTGAATAGTATCAAGCAGACCGCGTGCGGAATGAGCATACTCGGTATATTCATCGAACCAAACCTTACCATTTTCCGCAAGCATCTCTAGGTCGGTCTTAAAGTCTTTAGTCATATTATCAATTACGCCCTCTTGGACTAATTTATCCCAAGCAGTATTAATGTTCTCTGAAACGATATGACTAAACTCTTCCTTTTGCTCTGGATAGAGAATAATTGCCGCAAATAGATAAAGTGCACGATTAAAGATAAAGCTATTCATAAACCCATTATCATTCGCAGCTTCTGTAGAGAACGCAATAATATCATACATGTCCTGTGTGGATAGACTACGTTCCTTTTCTAATGTTAAATCAATGGCCATTGATTTATACCTCCTTGTATCTCCGATATTTCAAATTTACTATAACATAAATTTTTAACTATGTCAATTAAATTAAAGCAGCAATTTGAGCTAAATTCATGGATATATTTACTTTTGTATCTTGTAATAAACTTAAAGCAGATGGGCGAACTTTATCAGAACGAACCAACCCATAAGACTTACTTCTTGGACCTTCAACAAAAGATTCTTTGTTAATCTCTTGATAAGCAGATCTATAAAGACCTTGACCAGAAGTAATTGCTTTCTTCCCCGCATATGCAGACCAAGAAACAGAACCCTCATTATTTTGTATTCTAGTTAATAGGTCGCCTATACTAAAAATTGTTCCATTTAATGACATAAAATAAACTCGTTCATTTTCTCCCCCAAGACCTGCAAGTGCGGAATAAAAACTTTGGTACTTGATCTTTTCTATTAAATTCTGCCAAGTCGTTTCTAACATATCCTCATAATTAGATGTATCTTTCCGCACATTTAAAAGAGAAGGATGTGTTGGTAACGCCGCTGCTATATTAACTGCAACAAGCACTTCATTATATGACATTTCCGCTTCTCTTAACATCAAAGTTAATAAAGGAGTGTTTGATTGTATTTTAATATTTACATTATTAATCATCCTATTGACCGTTAAATCTTCTGCTTTTGTAACAGAAATTCCTGTCTGTCCAGAAACAGATCCGTCTGTCCAGTTAATTACTGTATCTGCTTTTGGTTGATTTGTATTAGCAAACATAGAGAATAGATTTGCTGCATCTTTTCTTTGTTTTTTAAGCATTTCTAAATCTCTCTGTAAATTTTTATCTTCTAAAAGCCTACCTTGAACAGATAAGCCTCCACGAGCACCAGATTTTCTATGAGTAGATTCAACTTTTATTTTAATCTCAGATTGCGCTTGTCCAAGTTCTTGAGCAATTTGTTCTCCAGCTTTTGTCGCAACATTTAGTAAGCCCATTTCTTCTACTAAGGCGTCAAAATCATCTAACCATTTCAATACAGAAGAATATATATCATTCCAAAAAGCATGTTGGTCTTCTATTGAAGTAATATAAGATTTTCCGCCAGAAGAATTTAATACCCTACTTAAAACTGCCAGTTTCCCTAAACTTGCACTCAATTTAGTTTGACTAGTTCCATCTTCAACTGTATCCATTACTCGAAATGCTTGTCCACGATATGAACCTCTTAAAGTCTCTAATATTCTGCCTGCTACATTTCCTGCCGCAATCTTGTTCGCTGTCTTAGAGCCTACTCTATTATTCTTTACAAACTTATCTACAACAGCTTTAGCATATTCGTTACGAATTGGATTATATTCTTTTTCTACAGTAGTAATAAAAGCACTTAATTGTTTAGTGAAATTCGATACAGAACTACTCTTAGATTTAATTGAAGATTTTAAACTAGCAATCTGAGTAATAATATCAGAATAACCATAGTCTCCAGCTCTTGTCGCTTCACTATTTAATTTTCTTTGATTTAAATTATTAACCCAACCATCTCCATATAACAAATCTTCTATTTTCTTGCTATCTTGGTCTGACAGTTGATTTGTGTCTTGCTTCATCCTCTGTTGATGCTTTGCAATAGCATTATCTAGGATTTGGTTTTTAGTAATCTGTAAATTTTGCAAAGCGGAAATATCACTTGCGTACTCTTCTACCATATGTTGTTGAGTGTAATATATATATAACATATATCACCCCTATACACCAAAAAAGGGGTACTCCCGCAGGAATACCCCTTTCGATTATTGTATTACTTTAGATTTCAGGAGCAAAAGTTGCTTCCTCGCAGTTTACAGTGTAAACCTTGCCCTTAGCATTTTCGACGTCACCTTCAGCAGCTACCTTGGATTCGTAAACTCTCATTTCACGAGTTTTTACCTCGTTGCTGAAAGCAAGAATTAATCCCATTGTAGTGTCGGTGTCACCAGTCTCGCCAAAAACATTGATTTTAGCAGGACCGGCTAGAGTCGTCATCTTAATAGCTTGACCTTTTGTACCAGCTAGAGATACGGGAACATAATAATCTGTTTGATCGGCTCCCACAAAGGCTTCATTCCAATCAGGAACGTAGTTGATTGTACCGGTTACTTTTGATGGTATCCCCTTCTAGAGTAACGTTCCCGTCCGCCATAAGCTCGGAAAGCTGCTTACCAGCAAATTCACCAGTTGATAGAGCGCTGGCAGCTTCTACGGAGCCAGCCTGATTAAAACCCTTGCCGTCACCCTCTTCTTCAGCATTGAAGATAGACTTGCTATACCACTTATCAACATCTTCGTCAGAAGTGCGATTCTCATGGCCCATTACACTCTTAGTGCGATAGTTGTGAGTTGCAGCATCGTTGTCAAGAACCTGAAGAATAGCCATTACCTTCTTCTTACGATTGAACTTAGTATAAGCAGGGAAGCAGTCAATCGTGAAAGTAAAGGTTGAAGGATCGCCACTATTAGCCATTGTGAATGTGAAGTTGGACTGAATCTTACCACGAGGAATTACGAACTCAGCAGGTAGGTCAGAACCAGTTTCTTCATCGCGGAATAGCGTAGAAGCTTCAATGTAGTAGTAACCAGCGAATGTCTCAGCGTCAATCTGCATTTCATAAGCGCCCTCAGTATGGACTTCATAGCAGTCAATGCGGACAGTATCGCCAACCTTTACAGGTTCATCCTGACGGGGATCGCCTGGATCATCAGAGCCAATAACAAAGCAAATTGTCTTGCCATCAGCCTGAACTTCGCCAACACCATTAATGGTAGCAGCTTCAAGAGAAGCACCATCTTCGCTAAGAATCATAACTTGCTGGTCGGTAACAGCAGATAGATATTCAGCCTGAGCACCAGCAGAGTCAAGAGTGATAGGATAAACAGGAGCTTCCTTGGAAACTACTAGAGTAGCACCATTGCGGTCTTCATCGCTTAGCTTAGCAACAATCTGCCGGCCGACCTTTTCCGCAACCATGTCATAATTAGCATGGACATATACCTTCTGAGCGTCGATACCCTTACCCTTACCATTATCAGCGTCGCGACCTTTTACAACACCAGCACCAGAAAGAATGCTGAAGCTGATAGGAGACATTAGAGCATCTTCTAGAGTGAAGGTAAGAGTCTTCTCACCGTCCCAACCGATTAGGCGAGGGTTACCCTGGCCGCCTTGTGCGTAAACTGTGGTTGCAGCACCTTCAAGACTAGAAGTCTTAGCAGTATCAATATAAAGAACTGGTTGATACGCGTCAAAGTGCTGATTACCAATGTCTACAGAGGTTAGGGGCTTGAAAACAACATCACAGATTTCGCGAATACCGAATCTATTCATGTATTTTCTCTCCTTACAATAATAGAAAAAATCTGTATACATCTTTTTCCTTGTTAGAAATACCTCACGCACTAAGTATTTCAACATTTATATATAAAGCGGTTTCCCGCGTTATATCAGTATAAATTATCCATCCAGTTATCAGGTTCTTTCATTTTACTAACGTCCATCATTGGAGTAGTAGCAATCTTTTGATATAAATCAAAAGCGACCTTCTTGCCATATCGAATAAACGTATCATATAACTGGAAAGGCGTATAATTAAATAAAGATTCTAGAGATATATTCATTCCAACAGACAGAATTGAAACATAGTTTGTGAACAAACTTCCTGTACCTTTATCTTCTTCTAAGGCAAGCTGCTGTCTAATTTGATTACCACATTTTAATTTTTCCGCGATTCGTGCTGCCGCATCGTTTGCAGGATTATAATCTTGTGCAGATTCACTCCCTTTTGGAAGAAAAAGCATCTGTAAAGTGTTTTTGAATTCTTCAAAATTCATTGGATTAATCTGTCCAACTATCCGTTTATTATCTCCAATTAAGAATGATATACATCCTGGGTCAAAACGAACATTATAGTCTGGAAAAATTAACTTGAAGAATTCCGACATATCTCTTTTTAAGTTATCATCTTCATTTAATATTACCATCAATACTTGAAAATCTTCAAGCATTGCTAATCGAGAATTGCCCTCTTTAATGGGTGAAACTGTTCGTTCAATGCCTGTAAATATCTGCACACCCATTAAAAAGTTATCTTCTCCAAAAGCACAAATATCTTTGACAGATGGCTGGGACACTGCAATATTACAGTTATTTACTTTAACAGGCCATCCCGCATATATCTGTGCCAAATCTCCTTTTATCGCCATATATAATCACCTACAGATTAGTTAAATCATTAGGCGCTGGATAATCATTATCTCTATTCTCTGAATCATCAGCTTCGCTGTGAGTTGCTACATATCTAAGTAATACTCCGCCTAGATATTCATTTAACACTAATTGACTAGCTCCAAGAAACTGCAAAGTACCAATCCCAGACAAATGTGATTCATTCAAAATACCATCAATATATCCCGCAATCATCCAAGGACGTAATTGATAATCTTCCATATCCCAATAGTCAAGATGTGAAATAATTGAAAAACTAATAACACAGTCTCTATATCTTGGATTGCTAGTCGGTACAAAGTCATCAAACTCAAGCATGATATAAGATTTTACCTCTTCATGCTCACCAAAAGATAATTTGGGAATAGTCTTAATGAATTGCTCGTCTCGCATATCTTTAATGGTATATTTATCAATTGTAGTTTGATATTGTACTTGATTTCTATCTAAACAATCTGGAGCGTTGATGATTAAAAGCCTTTTTAATTGATCACTATATGGTTTAGAATCAACTAAAAGCTTTCGCCAAATAGTTTCTTGGTCTTTATTAATAGAAAGGAAGGTAGACTTATAATTAGTCTTCAAAATATTTGATGCAGTCTTTTTCATTCTACCTCCCTTATAATGATTTAATTTCCACTTCTAAGCTAGTCTCTTCTCCATTTTCCAAGAGACAGAATAAAGTAAACTCACCCTTGCGGCCAGTGACAATTTCGACTTCACACCAATCATCGCCACAATCAATAATTTTAGCAACATCAGACATAGCTTCAATTGAGAATGAACCTGTATCATGCTTTAGCCAATATTTATGAGTGTCATAAGGATATACAATTTGCGGGCCTTGGATAATTGGTTTTTCCCAATCGACATTTACAATTAATGCTTGATCGCCATATTCCAAAGTAAATGGTTTAACAGTTCCCGCATGAATCTTGACCTCGCAAATGCGGCCATCCTGTTTAACGCTTTCTATCTCTACTCTTGGGTTATCTTTAACTTCCCATTCATATTCTGGTTTATAATATAACGGATCAATCATATATCCAACAATAGAATCTGGCTTTACTAAAGTCTGTCCAATAATAGTTGGAGCAGGGTCGATTGAAACATCTGGATTCTTTTGAATCTTTGGAAGCTCTTCGATTGTATTATCATAATACTCTTGTACTTCAAGCTCAATAATTCCAGGAACTGAAATAGAGTCTGTTACTTGAACTTCCCACTCATGTCCGTCAAGTTTCATTTTAGTAAAACGCTTAAAGTGTTCTTTAGTGTTTTCATCATTTTTAATATAGATAGTACCAGAGAGATTCAATTCATTAACATTGATTTGATTCTTTTGGAACCAACGTAAATCTGTCTCTGTTGGGCCTTGGAAATAAATCCAGTATTCTTTACCATTTACCTCATAAGTATATCTACAGCGAATAATTTCTGCCCTTAGATAAGCTGTTTCCGTAAACACTTGGAGATATACCATCCAATGAGTGCCATCATCTAATACTTCAAAGGTGTCTCCAGGTTCTAATCCACTGTCAAATTCAACAGAGATATACTCTTTATCGTAATCTGCCTTAAGGTTGTTGCTATTAATCAAACAAGGCCATGCCGCATGTAAAGGAGTTTTAATCATTCTAGAATTATAATCATTCTTCAAAGCCCATTGTAAAGACTTTAACTTTTGTTGATTAATTCTCCCCATCTGAGTTCCACCTAGAGCTTCAATTCGAGCCGCAAGTGTTTGCATTGACATAGCAGCCCTCCTTTAAATCTTTTGCTCTAAAGAACTAATCATAGAACAACATTCAAATATTGTTCTTCTATAGTCATAAAACTCAAGGTCATTGCCAAGTTCAAGCATACCTTGAAGTTTACTAATAATCTTTAATCCTTCGCTTAAATCAGGGAATAGATGTAATAGCCCCACTAATTCAATTAAAAGAGTTGCCAAAGGTTTTTGCCAATCCTCACCCTCTTCCCGCAAAGGAAGTAATCTATATATTTGATTTAGAATTCGTTTTAAATTATATTTAACAACACTGGAGTCAATATTTAAACTATCATCATATATTACATACATCTTACATTGGCTCCATGATTTGTCTAAAAGTAGTTCTCATGCGGCCATTCGCATCCTTCTTACGTCTACAATATAAACGTTGTAGATGGAAGCCCTCACGCTCATGATCTTTCTTTAACTCCAAAAGCTGCTTCATATGTGAAGCCTGGGAAGTAAAACTAAAATCACTTCCACTATACTTTTGCCGCACAAGGTCTACATTGGCTAGTTGAAAACCTAGCCATTCCATTATCATATATTCTCTGATAATGCGCATTTCTTCAATATTTAAATGTGCTGTAAAACATTTATTCTCTAAATCTAAATCAAAAGGGTCTGCCCATCGAGGAAATTCAAAGTGCGGAAGTGCCGCAATCAAAATTTCTTCTAGCATTGCTTCAGTATCTTCTTTTGTCATTTCCATAAACATATCATCTGTGATACCTGCTAGAAAAAAATCATACATTTCCTGAAAAGTTGTATTAATTGGCTCAATTCTTACTAGAGGCGTTACTGGCATTCGCCGCACCTCCTATCTTAGCTCTGAACTCTACGAGAATTGGTTTTTGTAGTTTCCCCAGATGCTCTACGCTTGCGGGGAGCTTTTTCTTCTTCCTCTTCAATTCCAACAGAACTATTATACTGCTCTGTTAGATCAATCATGCTGGTTACATCCTTACCAGTCTTTTCTAAAATAGCTTTGCGCTTAGATACGTCATTAATCTTAAGCTCAACAGCTCTCTGAACAATCGTGTCTACGATTCCTTCAGGGGCGAAATCTAACGCATCGAGTAATTCATCTAAAGAACCAGAGGTTAGACATTTATCAATATCAGCTCTTGTCCACTTATATTCATGCTTAAAAGTATCATCACTTACTCCAAACTCCTTAGCAAGCGAAGAATCCTGCACAGACAGTGAATTTCTAAATAGATAAAGAACCCCTGGAAGATAAGCTAATCTGCGGAGAGTGTCTTTATCAAAATTCTTTGTTTCTTCTGGCTGAAATTCATATCTGCGGTGCATTTCTTTATCTGGAATTACAACAATGTGGTCAGTCAGATTTCGCACCTGAACAATATTTTCACTCATTTTATCTCCTTTTGTCTCTTTAGTAAAAAAGGGAGGGCATTATTAAAAATACCCTCCCGAATTTATTAATGGTCGGTTCTAACTACTGACCTGCATCTTCAGATTCTTCTGGGTTAACCGCATTCTCTGGGTCGATATAATATTGTACTTGACCTTCTTTAACTTCACTATTCTGCGTCATACCAGTTGAATCTTCTACAGTAGCTCCTTCACCATCAATCCAGACGGTAGGTTGACCATATGCTTCTGTGGTATTAGTGATTGGTGATGTGACAATTAGCTTTGCATCAGACAAACCTGCGGCCTTGCCCTTAGAAACTTCAATGCCGCCAAAATGGTTTCCTGAAACGTCAATATTTTCACCCAATGTTACTGTTGCACCATTTACTAAGATACCAGCGTTTCCGCCAGAAGCTTTAATATTAGAAAGCGTATAAGTGCCGTTATAACACTGCACACCATACGTACTATTCCAACTCTCTGTCATTGCGGTATTATTGATATTAATATTCTTAAGTTCAGAACCGTCTCCCAAGAGCACTAGATTCTGTCCGACGTTAGAAAACGTTAAAGTCTTACCGCCACCATCAATTGTCTTTGCTGTTGGAATAGTCATCGTTGAGGGTGCCGCTACATCCTCTGTTAATGTAATAGTCTGAACCTCTGGATTGTTAATAGCAGAGGTTAGAGAATCAATGTCTCCAACCTCTACTTCAGTTTCAGGAGGTTCTGGTTCAGGGTCAGGAACCGGAACTTCTCAACGAGTAGCTTTCTTTAGCTCAGTATTGCGATAGCTGCACATCCAGTGATTTAGGAATGTAGCAATACCAAACTTCTTATAGGTCTGAATGTCACGGCTCCAGTCATCATTATCCTCGACTTCACGAACCGCAGTGGGACCTTCAAACGCTAGCTTGACAGGCTTCTCAGAACCAGAAGGAATAATATATGCCTGAGCAGGATCAATTACCTTCATGGTATTGGTTTCATCTTCCATAGACTGAGGAAGAATAATTACATTATGGCCCTTATAATTTGGAAGGTAACCAGTACCCCACATAGCATTCTTCATGTCAGCGGATACCCAACCCTCAGCAGGAACCATCTTAGCCGCAAACTCCTGAGTACAATAAATTGCAGAATGACCATAGGCGTCAGCAATGGCTAGAAGCTGATCCATAGTAGCTTCATCAAAGCCCGCGACCTCAGCTTTGTTAGGAGTAGGCAGAGAAGCAACAGCAGACTCTAGAGCCTTAGCAATTTCCTTGTAGATATATTCGTCCATACCTTCAAGGATAACATCAGTTAGATCGGAGAACTGAATGCGACCATCAAGGAATTCCTCAAAACCGATTCGAGCAGCTCCGCCGATAGCGCTCATGGCAACTTCGATCTCGGCACCATCAAGCATGAAGGTTTCATAGCGACCAGCTAGACCGACTTTGGTTACAAAGCCCTTAGCGCGCTTACGAGAAGCTTCAGTAATACGCTTGCGGAAGATAGCCTTATCACCCTGAGCAAGAACGCGAACGTCCGCAAAGTCCATATATTGCTGTTCAACCTTAGCAGGTAGAATTTCGTCAATAGTCTCTTCGATTAGACGGAAAATGGTATTCTGATTCTCGCGATAGAGAGCATAAGTACCGGCTAGTTTATTCAGCTCAGCTTGAAGAGCCTTGTTTACTTCGGCAGCACTAAAGTTTTCAGTCTTGCCGTCCTGAGTAAAGGAGTAGGCAACAGGAGCGTTCTTCTCAGACTTAACAGCTGCGAACGCTAGATTTCGTAGATCTTTAAATTCCATTATCTGTCTCCCCTCCTTTACGCAATTACCTGAATCTTAACACCAGGCTGTAGGTCTGGCATTGTAGTTTCTTTTACAACCTTGAAAGAGTGCTCGCCAGCAGGAGCAGCACCAGCTTCTAGACGACCATCAGCGCCAACCTTTAGCTTGTCACCAACAGTGTACTCGGCTTCCTTAACAGCGTTTGTGGTGAAAATGTCGCCAGGAACCATCGCAAAAACGCGAGGGGTCATAACACCATCATAGAAGTCACTCTTCTGCATAGCATAATCACGATGCATCTGATGACGCTCGTCATATAGCTTCTCTTCATTGAAGACCATCATCCAAGGGCCTTCGCCATCAAAATTGCACTCGCCAGCAGCATAGTCATACTTGACAAACATGCCATTCTCTAGGACTTCAATGTCCTCTGCTGCGGGAAGCTGTGCATAAACCTGTCCGTTACGAGGCGCGGAAAGGTGATTAGGCTCGACATAGCCGAAGCCTTCACGTGCAATAGTTACAGCCATTTAGCACTTTCCTCCTTATTTACATGTTTTGTTTTGCTTGACGGAGTGCATCCACCATTGGAGGAACGAACCCCGCAGTCTCATTATCTAGAGAGAATGAAAGAAGTGGAGAAACTTCCTCTTCTTCGACTTCTGGCTTACCATCAAGGGTAGAGAAGTCAACATTCTTCTTAACATAAATTAATGCAAGCTTTTCTTCAATTTCCTCACAAGTATATTCAGACTTATGAGCAATTACCTCAGCCTTATCTTCATCGCTGAGCATATGGTATTTATTAATAAGAGCATCTTTCTTTAGATTCTCTTGCTGTAGTTTAAACTCGCGGAGAGAGTTTAGCTCTTCCCGCATATCAGCAATGGTCTGCTGTAGTTCAGCAACTTCATCTAGAGAGTTCTCAGTAGGAGGATTCTTCTTCTTCTTATCATCCTCGGAATCATCAGCAGAGTTATCTTCCTTATCCTCTTCGGCAGGAGCTTCCTCTTCCTCTTCTTCCTTATCCTCATACTTCTTTTTCTTGCTGCCACCACAAGCAAACTCTTCGTCAGAATCCTCGCCCTCATCTTCCGCAGAATCTTCAGCAGAATCCTCTACTTCTTCAGCAGCTTCTTCAGTCTCTTCGACTTCTTCAACTACATCTTCCGCAGTTTCTTCTACTTCGACCTGCTCAATGTTTTCAGGCATATCCGACCCTCCTTTGTTTTGTAGTGCGAATTTTAATTCATTCATCATGCTGAAAAGTGTGCGTGAAAAATTTTCATCCTTAGTAAAGTTCTTACTTACTTCTGGACTAGCAACAGACGCACCTTCAAAACAAGGTTCAACGTCGTCACCTAAGATGCAAAGCTTTGTAAAGATTGCATCATTAATAATGAAAAATTCAATCCCAGTATTATTGCTTGTTGCCCAGTGACCTTCCATTGTTTTGCCATCAAGCTCCATAGACTGGCCTTTTCCTTCAGTAATGCAGCTCATTACTTCTGGGTATTGGTCTGTCCAGAGATAACCAGTAGTCATTAAGTACTCACGCTCAATATCATTCCCAAATTCATCTGTATCAATAAATTTTTGGAACCATACTTCAGCGTCTGGAGCAACAAAACCATAGGGGACAGTCTTACAAGCAAATGTAACTTCCCCATCCTCAATATGAATTACTTCGCCGTGGTCGCCAAAGTCTTCAATATCTTTACGATAAGCCCCCACAATTGGCGTACCTGGCAAAGAATTAGCCATTTGAATGGCAACGTTTTTATCAATGTAAGAATGATTTCTATTCTCACCAAGATAAAACACTTTAATTTCACATCGAGAAATACCAGGGTTTATAGCATCAGGTTCTAGATTGATAAACTCAGGAGCATCAATCGTAGCGACTGAACGATTATGATTCAAAATAAACCCCCCTATGACTGACTTTCTCTATTCTGAATTGTTTTTTCTGATTTTTCTTCATCAGGTAGTTCAGGACGTCCGCCCTCACTGCCCGCAGAAGGTTCATTTCCAGATTCTGTATTGCCACTACTAGAAGAACCAGACTGTGTAGAAGACATTGAAGGAGCTACAAATAGTTCATCTAGATTCATTAACTCATTCTCAAAATAAGCAATGGCAATAACAGAAGTTTGAGATTGCCCAAGAGCAACTTGTGGTAAAAGCTTTGAAAAACCAATCATCGTTTGTTCTTTATAAAGTTTAGCTAGATCCTTATAGTTATAAACTGTGGTAGGAAGTATCTGTACTTTATACTGCAAACGCTTAACGTTTTTATTAAATGGCTTCAAAAGACTTTCCGCATATTCCTCAAACTGCAATAACAAACTAGTCATCGTTGCTTCGTCATTGGCAATTGATTTCTCAAGCGCTAAATTACCGCTTGTATTGAATTGCATCTGACTAACACCAGCATTGTTATAAACAGTTCGCTCTACACGTTCCAAGAGGTCAACAGATGATACGTTGCTTTTATCTGACATATCCGCAACATTTACGTCCGCAAACGTTGTTAATACATCAACACCAATAGCATCTGCTAACATTGCAACTGCATTGCTATGTAGAGCTTGGGCCTCTTCAACATCGAAGATTAAGTCGCCATTTTTATCAATGGGCATTTTTTGAATGATAATCCTCAATAGTTGCTGTGCCATCTTCTTCTTATCTAAATCTTGCGCATCCTCCAAGTCCATCAAAGAAGGAATAACCGCCGCAAACAGTGGTGCGTCACTATTGCTAAGATTAAACTTTACTGATTTTTCTGGGTCAAGTAAAAACCATCCAGAATCATCACTTTGATAGTCTTTTGGAAGCGTTCCATTTACATAATCCAAATAGGCTTTCTGGAATTCTTTTGGAAACATTTTAAGCACTTTTAGTCGATAGTCAATATCACTAAAAGCGTCGTTAAAATATTTTATATTAAACTCAACTGCTGGTCTACCGTTCCATTCATATCTAGAACGACAATAATCAACAGGGAGTTCTTGAAGGAAAGTCGCTGCTTTCTGGTCTAATCTATATCCATAGTAGCAGCCATTTCTAATTACCTTTAATGCAATTTCTCCAAACACTCTTTTTAGTTTGGAGTTTTCCAAGAGTGCAGAAGATTTATACCAACCCTCAATAATTTTCTCAGGTTTTAATGAATCATCTTTGACTACAGGCGTAATAAACCAATCATATTTATACAAGAATGCCATATAGCGGCATAGGCGGGAATAAATACCACTGGTATTGAAAAAGTAATTAGAAATTCGTCTTAATTCTTTAATAGAATTGGTAGAAATAGCTCTATCTACGTCTTCTCTGCGGATAGGTCTGTTATTCTTATACCAAAAATCAGGGTCAAGAGTTACATCATCTTTTAAAGAACTCTTACCAACTTTAATTTTATTAAATTCTAAAGAGGTTTTTTGATTCGGAGTAGACTTATAAAGTCTAAAGTCTCGTTCATCTTTGTCCTTGAATCTCGCCAAGTTTCACCTCCTTTTAATAGCCCGCAGCCCGCATGATATAATTGTAGTTTAACCTAGCTTCATCATAGTAAGGAATAGTAACTAACTTTATATTATGCTCTAAACAGTATTTCTTTTTCAAACTGTCATTATACTTTTGTCGATTATTTCCTTTTTTGCCACCCCATTTAGCAACGGGGACATAATGCTGTCTACCTTGCGCTTCAATTAGGAAATCAAGTTCGCCAGTATCATCGAATACCGCAAAATCAAATCTTAAAGCACGTCCACTAGAGACAACTAAGTCAGGAAATTCATATTCTTCTTCAAAAGGTAAGTCTGCGTCCATTAAAATATCGTATATCTTATTCTCTAAACTTGAACTACGCATAATAATCCTTACCTACAATATTACTATTACATATGAAAATACAGAAAATCAAATAATTACTTTTTGCCCTAGAATTTTTAATTATTTTTAGTGAAAAACATAAAATCTTTAATATTGCGGCCTTTGCGCTTATGATTTTTATCCTCCTGGAGTTTACACCAATAGAGTCCATAGATAAGTGCGGAAAATTTGTCCTTTTTAATCTTGCGAGAAGATTGTTTAAGGATAATTTTAGCGCCCTCATTTTCTTGAACCAAATTAGCCATCTGTGATTTTAGAATACTAGTTTCAACATATGGCCGCAAATAATCAGCACGCTGTGCCGCCGACATTTTCTTACCTTGCGCTTGTGCCATCAATTTATTCTTAGCAACGTTTTCATCAATCAAGAATCTTAATTTTCCAGAAAGAAGTTGTGTCTGACAATAGGCATACATTTCAGAGTTCAACGCCTGGTCAGCTTTCATAATATACATAGCATTGTGAATTGTGTCTGGAGTTTCATACTTCTTATAAATTCTATCGTCATCGTTATAAACTCCCCAGTTCCACAAAGTCTCTCCAGTATCATAATCTTCTTGGTCTATAACTAAGAAGTCTACAAGTCCTGCACCCAAGCCATTGCCGTCGATGACCGCAATATTGCATTTGTATTGATTAAAGAGTCTTTTAATTTTAATTGCTTGCATACCGAAATGGTCTTCTTCAAAAGTATAAATATTAACAATCTGTTTTGCAAAAACACCAGTTGGTTGCGGGGTAGCTTTGATGACAACTACTTCAGTCGTACAGCCAAACCGGCCGACGTCAACGCCAAGAAGATAATATCCTTTTGCCGCAATCCCCTTGTTATAATTTTCTTCAGCAATTTTTAACACTCTACATTGGTCGAACTTGTTAGTATTAAAGAACGCACCTTCAATATTACCAGCCCAAATAGAATTATATTCTCTATCAAAGCCAGCTTCATCCATTGAATTATCCATCTCTTGGGACTGAATGAAGTTTGCAGGTTGCAATCCTTCTACAACTGGAATCTTCCAGTCTCCACCGAGAATAAATGCATTCTTTGGGTCACCAACCATTTCGCACAATGTTTGAATTAACTTATCATATGAATATGTATCTTTATACCCTGCAGAAGTAACAAAAACCGCACTTTGATTCAATACTTCATTGGGGTCAACTTCACCATTGACTTGACGACTGATGACAAGTGTAGGCATAATAATTTCAGTTAATTTGTCTTGGTCAATTTTCGCACACTCTTCTACCAAAAGTCCTTGGAAACGACTACCACGAGTAGTCTCTGTCATAGCGACATTTTGGATAATAGAGTTGTTCTTAAAAGAGAAGATAACACTGTCTTTCGTTTGAGAAGTCTGTGAAATCTTACCTCTAGTATCCCACATAATTTCATTAGCTAACGCAGGAATCAATTGACAAATTTCTTGCATTTTAGAGGACAGGATTTGCGCGGACTGTCCCTTTCCGTCAGCCACAGTCGCTAGTTTTGCTCTTGGATAAAGAACAGCCTTAATCATTAGTGACATGACGGCAAGGAACGACTTAGAAAAACCACGACTAAATACCGCATATACTGTTTTATAACGCATGACTATCCGCAAATACATTCTTTGAAAAAAATAGAATTTAAAGCTGTTATCTGGATTCAGACTACATAGATAGTCAATGAATTTATCTGGATATTTTCTCCAATAGGCGATAATCTTTTGATATTGTTCTAGATTATTTTTAACTTTGTTCTTATCAATTTCTACTTTTCTAGTCTTAGGCATCTGCGTAGTGGTTTTCATTAAGTTCTTTAAACTCATAGAAAATCACCCTCCGCAAGCCTAAAGCTTTCATTCTCAATTTCTTCCATTAAGAAATCTTGGAATGATTTAGCTTCTTCTTCTGTTACTACGTCTTGCGCACTATCGAATGAAGAGTTCATGATTTCTTCTACAGAGTTGTCTTTCTTCTTCTTTAGATTTTCAATGTAAGATTCAATCAAATCGCCAAGACCAAGCTCTTCTTTAACTAGTCGATTTACATAGTTTTTCATATCTCTAATAGTAAAATCAACTTTGTCTTGCGGATATTCGATTGGGTCATCAAATTCTGGAATTGCTCCGCCCTCACGTTCAACAAACGCTACTAACTCTCCAATAGAGTCAATGTCTCTGGTCTGTTCTTCTTTGTTCTGAGCTTCTGTGAATTTAGCTGATTTGCGGAGTTGCTCATAGACTGTAGCAAGTTTTTGGTATCCTTGATAATCTTCAACATCTAAAGCTTTATCCATCTTTAAGTGGACTTTACAAATTTGAATCAAAGATTCTTCGCGGTCAACATTTAATTCATACTCTGCCGCATACTTTTGATATGTATTCTCTAGTTTAACCCATTCTGTTGGGGTATAAGTAATTCCCCACTTTACAAGTAGATATTGCATATCTTCATCTGTTAAATTATCTACAATTTTATTTTCATAATCTGTTTGAATGTCTTTGCGGAATTCTGGAACATCTACTTTTAAAGTTTCCTCGCCATTTTCATCTTCATAGGTATATGTATGGTCTGGAATATCTTCATTTAAGTGCGGGCCAGCGTTTCCAAAAGATAAAGTTTCGTATGCGGCCTTAGTGATTTCCCCAGCTTCATACTTTTTCCGCAAATTCTCTTCATAGTTTGGGTCAATATCTTTAGCTTGTTGGATATCTTGTGCGGCTAATCGTTCTCTGTTATTGATTTGGTCACTATCACTGTAATGATAGTCCGCATATTGTGCCATATTCATAGTGCGGATATACTGACCAATTACTGATGCTGGGCCAAACTTACCTGGATTCTTCTGATATTGTTTATTTGTTTGTTCTACCCATACAGATTCAATATAGGGTACATCAAACATTTCAAGAATCCACTTAAAAGTATCTGGTTTGCGGTTATCAATGTGCATTGTTAAACAATCTTTACACCAGTCACAACGCTCACCAGACTTCATTTTAAAGAATGATGTTTCCTTTTTGGTCTTCCCGCACTTAATACATGTTTTGTCTTGCCAGGTAGGCATTTGCCACCTCCCTACTTCTTTTTGCGGCAATCTTTACAAATACTGTAAAAACCATCATCAGAAGTATTCTTAGAGAAGAATAGTGGATGTGCTAACTTCGTTTCCCCGCACCTCCCGCACTTTTTCCATACACCATACTCAACATTTGTAAAATACCAGACTAACCAATCCTTGGACGCTTGTTCCGCAAGCATCTTAGGGATTCGTTTACGCCACAGTGTTGAAAAGTATTGCTCGTTGTGCTGAATTCCATAGTGGGATTCCATTAGCTTTTGGATTTCTTCATTGGTGCGGCCATCAATCTTCCAAATTACTAAATCAAATAGAATTGGTTCGTCCCGCAAAGTCTTATATACTAAATCTTCTAAATCCAAGAGTAAGTAATGCATGTCTGACATTAAATCTTCTGCGCACTCCTGTTTTAGTTGAGAATAATAGCATAGAAGGAATGATACATGTGCAGGGTTGAATAGTGTAATTAGACCATCTGAGTGCGGCATATCGTTTTCATCGAGATAAATGTTTTCTTCTAGAGAAACATGTGCCATATTTTTAATTTGATTGGAAACTCTTCCTGATGCAGGACTTGACTTGGCTGAAGCTTTTAGAATGTAGATTTGCTGCCAAGTCTCAATGATTTGCTTCTTTAGTGAATATCGCTTTTGACCTGTTGCCGCATCAAATTGCTTCTTTAACTTTTCAATCAATTCTAAATTTTCCCGCAAACCAGGAATTTCTTCTTTGTCTTCTGAAGTGATTTTTTCTTTTCTGTCCATGATCTGATTTTTATCATTTGTTATTCGCGCATATAAACCATCTTCTCCATTTTCTAAGGTGGAGATAATTTCTTCAAAGGATACTTGACGCTTATTGATAGTAACTTCTCTGTTCTTTGTTACTATTGGATGGGTTTCTTTGTATTCTTTCTTGGTTTGGTTTTTATCTGCTACAAATAGAATATAATCGCTCATGTAAGTGAGGTATTGTGATCTAAGTTGTTCCGCAGGAGTATTCTCTAGAAGATTATTTACATACGCAATGCGTTCTTCTGGAGTTTTTAAACTATAATCAAGTTTCAATATTTTTACCTTTCTATAAAGTAAATTGCATTATTCTTAGATTATAGCACCTGGGTAATCACCTAGTCAATACCTTTTCTTAAAATATTTTAAAATTCTTTTAGGTAAATTACACTTCCTTGCCCAAAATCTATCCATGAAATGTTTTCTTGATAAAATAAATGATATATGGTATAATATACCTGTAAAGAGAAAGGAAAGAAATGAATTATTTTAGTGCTATACTATCTGGTATCGTCGCAAGTGTATTATTTGTGCTAGCCGTTCCTGAAGAATATCTGTTTTTAGTTTGGTTTGTTTATCTAATTACATTCTTTGGAACTCTTCTAGGTCAGACATTGGAGGACATTAAAGATGGGATTTGCAAGTAGTTTTTGCACGCATATGCGCAATAGAAGTTTTCAATATATGGTTAGAAGTACATATGGCCTGTTTGAAAACACTACTCCTAGTAGGGACTCCTACTCTTATAAAATCCCAGAAGTGCAATCCAAGAGAGTGGATAAAGGTAGGAAGAGTGCGGGCAAAGGTAAAGTAGCGGCTCCGCACGATAGAAATGGTAAGGTTGTGCGGCCAGACACCTGCGTGGAGTATAATGGTGAGAAGAAGTATGTAGTTAGCACCACTCCCAAGATGGTTTATTTTAGAGACGGTAGCCGAGTGATGGCTAATAAAGTATTGGCGCTAGCGCCATAATATTTTTGGAAAATTGACTTTGGCGGGGAAGTTGCTCTGGGAAACCCCGAATTGTGGATTTTCCGTGGAGAATCCCACAACGCCGGCCCCTGTGGAGGTTTTGTGAAGATAAAACAATCACTTGCGTTCCTCCTGCAGATGGTGTAGACTAAGGTTAATCCGCAAGGGAAGACGCAACCGAAAGGAGTCCAGATGTTCCGCGTTCTCATGGTCGCTACTCAGCTCCTTAACGGCAAGCCGCACGAGTACAGTTTTGGCCAGGTTTGCGACACCCGCGAGGAAGCGGAAGAGGTCGCAAGGGGTTGGGAGAGCGGCGGGGCGATTGACCCGCACGCCTACATTGAAGAATGGTAGGCAACATACCCCGTCGTAAGGCGGGGTATTTTTTATCTATTGGCTTGTGGAGGTTTTGTGGAGACAGCTATTCCCGCTCACGCCGAACGGAAAGCATGGTACTATATCAGTGTCGAAAGACAAGGCACCTTGAAAAACAAACAGGACGTGACAAAACAGAAGGGGCAAGACTATGGACGTTTGGGGAAAGTTGGATCGCCTAGCGGAGTGTCTGGGCGCAGATGGCCTACTTGCAGAGTTGCTTGGCTATATTCCCATCTCGCAACTTGAGAACGCAGTGGAATACATTGCATGGGAAAATGATCTTCCGTTTGACGACGACGAAAGCGAGGACTAAAATGAACGGCTATGATATGATGTGTGACTTGGCGGATTATCTGGGCGAATGGGCAGTGTTGGACGCTCTGTCAAGGTATCTGCTAAACAGTGAACTAATAGAAGCAATGCAAGACCTCGCACGCGATTATGACTATTCTTTCGAGGGCGAATAAAGGTAAGGGGTGGGGCGCAAAGCCTCACCACTCCAAAAGAAAGGGGTAAAACATGTGTAAGTATTGCGACGAGCGGCTGCCGGATGGTTGCGGGTTGGAGCTGTGCACTGATCGGAACGGTTTCGAAACGTTGATCTATCCTGACGGTAAGGTTAGCGTTTCTGTGGAGGACGTTTGTGGCAACCGTTTCCGAGGTTATTATCATTTCAACTATTGCCCGATGTGCGGCAAACCGTTAAACGAACCCGATGATGAAAACGTGAAATGGGTTGTTGATGTTGAGGGGGAACAACGCTGGTTTAACAAGGAGCAAAAGGCTATTGATATGTGCGAAGCCGAAGCGGCGGCGAATGGCGTTGTCTTGAAGCTTTATCGTGTCCGCATTGAAAGCAGGAAAACGTGCCAAGTGGTGACTGTGTGGGAATAAAATAGAAAAGGGGATGGAGTTATTCCATCCCCTGTTTTAGTAATAACAAGGTAGTAAAAGGCCGCAGACAGTCAAGGCCGAGCATGGGCAGAAAATTTTACCACGTCTGCGAGGGGTTGTCAAGTACTTTTTCTAAAAAAATAAAAAAATTTTTGTCAAGTCCTAATTCCTAAAACCCAACAAAAAAACATATTTTTTATGCTACACTTCTGGAACCCCGTCCGACAGGAAACCTGGCCTGTGGAGGATCGACCCTTGGTCCCTGGTATGTTGCTTTAGTTGTCCAACTTGCTCACCTCCGTTCTCTCTGATAAGTATATTACAGGAACGGAAACGAAAATGCAATATCTAAAATGAAAAAAGTTGAAAATGAAAATTGTGTAGGTTTCTTGAAAATGAAATTTCTGGGCGTTCCTCAGTAGAGTATCGTGTACTATTACTTTATCAGTTTTGAAAACGAAAATTGAAAGGATGAAAGATGAAACGCGACGACCTCACCACCGACGAGCGTATTCTTTACATGCCCACCTGGGAACGCCTAGCGCTGGGCGCGTTTTGCGCACTGTTGCCTATCCTGGGTAGTATCGTTGCTGTTACTTTTTAGGAGTTAGAATGGAAGCAGTATATTTCGACCTCGACGGTACCCTTGCGAACTTGTACAATGTGGAGGGCTGGGAAAGTAAACTACGTGCGGAAGATGCGTCACCCTACGCAGACGCAACCCCTCTAGTTGATATGGTGCGGCTAGCGGCTATCATTGCAAAGCTGCGCAGTGCGGGCGTTACCGTGGGCGTTATTTCGTGGGGCGCAATGGACGGGACGACGGAATACACGCGCGGAGTGAAACGCGTTAAAATGGCATGGTGCAAGCGCTACGGTTTGACGTTTGATGAGTTCCACGTGGTAAAGTATGGCACGCCTAAACACCGCGTTGCGAAATGCAAGCACAGTGTTTTGGTCGATGACAGTAGCGCAGTTCGGCAAACGTGGACGCTGGGCGCTACCATCGACGCAAGCGACAGCCGCCGCATGATGGAGCAACTAGAGAATATCTTGCAAAAAGTTGCGGCGTAACGCTTGCGCTATCGTGGGATATCTCTTATAATGTTCCTATCGGAACGGAACACGAAAGAAAGAATAGAAAGTGCGACAAGTGCAGGAAATAACAAACGTGCGGGAAACGCAGGAACGCCCAAGCATCTGGGCGCAGGTTTGGACGCAAGCGCAATACTTGAATCTTGCGTTAACGATCGCGGGACAGTGTGTGATCGGGGCATCGTATCTGCTGGGGCAAGGGGTTTGGCTAGTAGCAAACTGCATCGCCGTTATTCGTGACGTTGTTTTGAAACGTCCTGCTGCGGACGTTGTTAAAGATGTTGCCATGACCGCACTGACCGCTGGGCTGATTGTATTCTATCTGCTGGGAGGTTTCTAAAATGTTCGCTGTTTCCGCTATCTGCTTGAACGGGTTTGCGCACACCAAACTATTTCAATTGCGCATCGCTGCGCAACTCTATGCACTCGCTCTGATCGTGAGCGGTTACAAGGTCGTCATTGTGGAGGTGGGCTAAAATGTTGTATGCTACTAGTGCTAGAATGATGGCAGAAAAGTATGCAGAAAAGAAAGCCGTGACCACTCGCGGCCTTTGCGAAAAATCGCATTGTGAAATTCTATCGGCAATAACTCAAGGGGAGTTTAATGCCACAGTTGTTTGGCATGGTTTTACCCCCCGCGAAGTCCGTAAAGAGTACAAACAGGAAATGAAAAAACTAGGCTATCGCCTATGTTGCGATTGGGCCGACGGGGCAAGTATTATTCACATCAGATGGTAACTATCCTGGGCGCGTGGGTTTCGTCCGCTCGCGCGCCAAAACCCCAGGTGCTACGCTAGGAGCAGAGCCGAGGTTGGGCGAAAAATTTTAACACATGCGAACGGCGTTGTCAAGCATTTTTTTGTAAAATTTTTCCCGCCACAAAAAATTCACAATTCCCAAAAGTTAACCTTGGCTAACTTATTTTAATAATACTCTCCCACTGTAACCACAGTTTACACTAGCGAAAACTTGTTGTCAAGCGTGTTTTTTCGTTTCCACGAAAAAAACACGCAGCTACAACGCACAAAGTGCGTTGTTTGTCAAGAGTTGTGGAGAAAATTCCACAATATTATTTTTCTGCGGAAAATGTGGAGATTTTGTGTACTAAACCTTAAAAAATGTATCAATATTCACTAAAATGTATCAAAAAAGTCCTTGACAAACGCAAAAAGTTGTGTTTTGCCTGGTCAAACGCGTGTTTTCGTTTGTTTTCCGCGTCTAACTTGCATAAAATGCCTTAAAATATGCAAAAATTCTCGATTTGACAAAACTTTTTTATTATGCCTGGGTTGACAAACTAAAGTGTTACGCTACCGCCGCAAACGTAACACTATTATTCTCAAAAAAGATAGTTGACGCGCCCCGCCTATAGTGCTACTATTATTTGCGTCAGGAAAAACACGACGAAAGCGAGGAAAGATGAAAAACTGGGAAGATATGACTACGTTGGAAATGCTCGGCGCGCTAGTTGGCGGCCTGATCGGAAGAACGATCAACGCGTTTATTTTTGCGATTGTCTTTTTTGCCGTAGCCCGCTACATGTTCGGAATTCTTTAAGGAGAAATGACATGAAAAAGTTCATCGTTCTTGACACGGAAGCCACGAACACGGGCAGGGAAAACGCCGCACGATTCGGCGTGGGTGCAAGCGTCTACGACCTAGGCTATATCGTGGCTGATGCCACGGGCGCGGTTTACTATCAGAACCGCGTCATCATTGCCGATACGTTCAACGATGCGGCGCTGATGCGATCTGCTTACTATGCCGACAAGTTGCCGCAATATTACGCCGAACTTGCCAACGGTTGCAAACTTATGACGACTCGAGACGCGCTGAAAACCCTGCGGGGCGATATTCGCACCTATGGCGTGCGCGACATTTGGGCATATAACGCCCGATTCGATGCCGACGCTCTTAATTCTAGCGTTGCGCAAGCGTCAAACGGTTTCGTAGAGTGGGCGTTGCCTTACGGCACCAAATGGCGCGATATTATGCGCTATGCTCAGACCACGATTTGCGCAACTAAAAAGTACCGCGCATGGTGCGAGGGTCGTGGTTTGGTCACGACAACGGGCAAGCCGCGCGTTACCGCCGAAGCTGTATATCAGTATCTTACGGGCGATGATAAGTATATCGAGCAGCACACGGCACTATCAGACGCACAGGACGAGTTGGCTATTCTGCTCGCGTGCTTGAAGCGTAAAAAGAAGATGCCCAAACGTTTCAATTAATCACTAGCCCCTCACATGAGGGGCTTTTTTTTGTGCCTATTATGATATCGCTACGCTCTATCCGTTCGCTAACGCTCACGTCCAAAAGACGAGAAATAATGGGCTATGAGTGTGCGGGAAATGGCTTTCTAGGACGTTCTAACGCCGTATGAGGGGCTATTTTAGTTCTTTAGGTATCCTAACCCATCCCGCATGAAAACGGGGTCTTAGAACGGCTTAGAATTGTTCAAAAAAAGTTAGAAAAAAGTGTTGACAGCCCGTCCGCATGAGCGTAATATAGTTGTCGTCAGGAGGGGCAGGGCAAGACGAAAGGAGTAATCGCCTAATCGCCCCGCAAGTATCTTGAAAAGCCTATAACGAAAGGAAACACTATGGCTAAGACTAAGTACACGAACCGCGAAGCGTTGCATCTGATGGTTACGTTCCTGAGTGAACATGGATGTGAGGACAAAGACTTGATCGCAAAGGTTGACGCAATGGCAACCGCCGCCAACAAGCGAGCGGAAAACGCGAAGAAAGCACCTCGCGCAAAGTCGAAGGAAACCGTTGAGAATGAGAACCGCGCTATGCAAGCGGTGGAGCTGATGCGCCAGCATGGCGAAGCTGTGACGGGCGAATGGATCGCCGAACACGTGCCTGGGCTGTTTAGCCTGAGCGGTGCGAACGGTTGCATGCGAACCGCTGTGCGTCTCGGTCTGGTGGAGACTTGCGGGACGGTCAAGAACGTTGACGGCAAGCAGCGCACGCTCTACCGCGTGATCTAACCCGCGGGGGGTAGGTGAAAGCCTACCCCTTTTTTGTTTGCGGGAAATGATGCCACGTTATCCCGCACGTTAAAATAGCCGCAGGACGCTATGAGACGCCGCAGGACGGGCGATATTTTATTTTAGCTATTAGGATACTAGAAAAAAGAAAACGCCCCTTAGAACGCCTTAGAACGCCCCACAAAAAGTTTGTGGAGATTCCTACACAACTATTGACGGCGTGCGGGGTATCGTGTATTCTATCCTTGCAAGGCGGGAACGCGGAGCAAATAGCACCGTCCGCATCTTGAACAGGTTCACGAGGAGTTTGCGCGCAAAAAGTTAACCAAAGTGAACAAACATGACCGTGACGTTGACGTGGCGCCTATACGCCGATTTTCCATCGAACGGGCCTCTATACGCCCAACTTCCATCGTCCTGAATCCCGCAACTTAATTTGTCCCGCATACGCCGCAATTATCCTCAACTGAGAATAATCCGCACTAAAAAAAGAGGGCCAGCATACCGCCAGCCCTCGGAGAAAGGAAAACATCCACTCCAACAGCATATACACGTCAGGAAGGAAACAACACGAAAGGAAACCAATCTGTTGGAGGGATTTCCGTTATTTTCTTTTCTTGCTTAATGTAATCTCATACGTATCATGTCCAAGAGAGAAAGAAATGATACGTTCTGGGTTGCGGATTTCCGCATTATAAATACCGTCCCAGATTTTTAGACTATCAAATAGAGTAGCAATCAACTGTCGTTTAATAGGGTCTTCCTTGCGGCGAACCGTCTTCTTCTTGCTCCCACCCTTAACCCCATTGGCCTTAGCCTTGGCGTTAAGTTCCTCTACTGTGGGGTCAGTAAGATACCCTTCGTCCACCAGCCACATATCAATTGCTTCTTTGTTTGACAGTCCATATGCGGACTTTGCCCGCTTAATGTCATCATCAGGGATGTTAACAGTACGTTGCTTTCCATCTTTGTCCGCAAATGTATACTTCATTACTTTCCTTCTTTTGGATTTTTAACACCTGTGCGGGAGGTTGACCAGGCTCTCCCGCCTACCCTACTCCTGGTAGCACCGCTCTAGGCCTTAAGCTATAGTGAAGGTCGGCTTGTCGTTCTTACCCTCGCCCTCAATGCGGATCACAACATCGTCTGCCACCAGACGACGCAGAGCCGCACTCATCTTCTGAGCAGAGACACCGAATGCCTCAGTCAGCTCAGCATTGGTGAAAGCACCCTCGTGCTCGTCCAGCCAGGTAGCCACCGCCGCACGGAACTCCGCAGCCTCCTTGTTCTCAGTCTTCTTGCGGGGCTTGGTGAGCTGGGCGATGTACTTCTCAGCCATCTCCACGACCTCGGGGTCATCAGCCATCACGTTGATGATTCGCTCGAACAGTTCCTTGCGGGTTACCTTAGTCTCAGCCATTGTCTTTTCCTTTCTCTTGGACTAAGTTTGGGAACTTCCTTTCTGTTCCCTTTCTGTACTTATATTATATCAGAAGGGATTGGGTTGGTCAAGAAAGATTTCTTAGTTCCGATTATCGAGTGGGTTCTTAACCTTTTCCTTTTCCCTTTCGATGTATATATTATAACACAGAAAAACTTTATTGGTCAACGATTATTTCCCTGTGCTATTTTCCAAGAGAGTAGAATAAAGTTGACAATACGTGCGGGATATGGTAAAATAAAAATTAAAATTGAAAATGAAAAATCCGCACAGTTTGAAAATGAAAATCGTGCGGGATTTTGAAAATGAAAATTTCTATTGTTCCTTGCGGCCAAAGTGAAAATTGAAAATGAAAATTCTCCACAATATGTGGAAAACTTGTGGAAAACTTGTGGAAAAGTGGAAAACTCAAAATAAAATTGTGGAAAACTTG